CCTTTCATGTTCGTTATCTTCTTCTAAATATAATAAAACGGCAGCTTCTTGTTCGGGACCAAAGTATAAATCATTTTTCCTCTTACGACCTCTCTTCTTTGCCATTTTAGATTGTTGTTTCCTCGTATGTTATTTCTCTTTCATTAGGGAAGTAATACTCTTTCTTAGCTTGGGCTAACCACCAATTAGCTTCAACTGGATTCATCTCACCTTTATATGATGCAAATAATGAACCTTCTCTCTGGTTAATATGTTTGTATCCGTATCTAGGAATAATCATTACTCTAGCATCATTGAATGTCATTCTAAGTAAGAATTCATAAATGAATGTTAATTTAATATTTTTCTTAAACCCACCAAAATCATCAAATGTAGATTTTTTCATAGTCATTCCATCAATATTAAAGTTTTGAAACGCTAAAAGAGCGTTATTATCTAAAACACCTAATTCATCTGAAAAGCTATTCGCCCATGCAGCTTCGTTTGTAAGACCCATAAACCCACCATCTGTAGCATTAACATCTACAATAATCGGTAGGAATATATCAACATCATCATGTGCTGTTTTATATTCCATGACATTCTTGAACCATTTGTTTGAATATTCGTCATCAAATTCTAGAAAGCTAAACCATTCTGTCTTAACATTCTCAACCCCAAAGTTTATTTGAGTTTGGAAGTCACTTCCATTTGGGTTACTTATTATACGAACTATACTCTTAGCGTCACCAAAATCAAAATCTTTAAGAGTTTTTTCCACCTCTGAACCAGTTGGTACTACAATAAGTAATTCATCTGGTTTAACTATTTGTTCTGTTACGCTAGTAATAGCGCCTTTGAATAGCGTTGTATCATTATCAGTTACTAATTCGTGAACTGGAAGTACTACGGTAATATCTGTTGTTAATTTTTTCTTAGCCATATCTATTTATTTTTCTGAAGTTTCGACTTGTGCTGAAACTTTTGTAATTATATTATTAAATTCGGCTTTTCTAGCCTCAACCAATCCACCATAAATTTTAGCAATCTCTGTTTTTTGATTTTCCATAGTATAAGCACCTTTAGAAGCTTCAATACCTTCCATTAAATCTGTAGGTAGGTTATCTTCTAACCATACTTTCATATAAGTGTTAATTAGTTCTGGAATATTTAAATGTGTGTTAGTCCACACACCGTTATTTTTAATTTTACTATTTCCAGCTTCATCTATTTCTTCCATCCATTCTGGAATCATATTAGGCATCTTACCAATAACTGGTGTATTACACTCAATGGCTTCTAGCGGGAACGTACCAAATCCAGAAGTATCATCAAGCCATATCGCTAAACAAGACTTACCTAATTCATCGGCAAATTGTTTTCTAGGTAATCCTCTTAATTCCTTAAATGTAACCCATTTATAAAGTGGAAATTGCAGATAAAACATCTTAGCAATTTTAGCTGCAACACCTTGTTCTCTAGTCATAATAGAAATTACTGGAATCTTAGGTTTATCAGAATTAACGAAGTAATCTGGGATACCAACTGGTACTACATGTGTATTAATTGAAGGAAAAAGACTTTTAATAAAATTACCTTGTTTTTTACTTGTAGTAATTACATCGTTAAATCCATAATCACTCCATCTTCTACCGAGTGGTAATAACTCTAATAAGTAATCGTAACTTTGAGAGAAAACAATTTTCTTACAAGGGAATTTCTTAACTTGGTCCATTACATTTGAGAATATCTCTGGAATAATGATAAAATCTTGTGGTCCAACATTTAATTGTTGACCTTCAATAGATACGTGTGGTAATTCAGCGTATTCTTCACCTAGCCAATCAGCTAGACCAATACCTTCTTGGTCACCCCTTAGTTTATAATCATTTTTTTCGTGTAGGATATGTGCGTTATAACCTAAATCAATTAATGTTTTTACGTGCTCATAAATATTTGCTATACCAGCAGTTGGATTTCCTTTTGTGTCCAACGTAAAAAAGTATAAGCCAAAATCTTTATTATCTAATTTAGATATAATTTCTTCGACTTGTTGTTTTTGTACTTGTTCTTCCATTTTATTTTTATTTTTATTTTTATTATATTTCTTTTATTATTCCGTAATTTATAAGTGTATTATAACTTAATTTAAACGGTAATGTTGTTTTACTTAAACCTCTCTCAACCCCCAATGAATCGTCAATATCTTCATTATATGTTAAAACTACTTCAAAAAGCAGTCTAACCATTTCATATCTTGTCATATCGATTTCTCTACCCTTAGTAAATGTTTTAGTGTAAACCTCTTTACCAACGCATTCATCACCTTCGTAAATTTCTTTAACATCAACTTCGGTTACTTCACCATAAGCAAGACTTTTATCTGAATTTAACATTGTATGCATAGCTTCAAAATCTATTACATATTCAACCCCACCAATATCTAGTAAATTATCCATATTAATCATCTATTTCTTCGTATGTCGTTATTTTAGTGTTAAGTATTTTTTCTCTAAGGTCCTCGTCAGCCATGAACTCAAGAATTGAGTCTAATTCAAAATCAGATTTTGAATCTTTATTGTAAGATGTGTTTATTTTGATTGATAATTTACCTTCTGGTTTTGATTCTAAAGCCATTGGGTTGGCTGTGATTAAAACATCCACACCATCCCAATATTCATTGTAGTTCTTTACAAATCGAATATTTTCTGCTCTACAAGATAATTTAGATAGAAAGAATAATGTGGATGGGATGCTTTTATTAACTTCTCTTGAAACAATTTCAATTTCATGCTCCTCTTCATCCTTAATGTCCATATGGAACATATTGAATTTATTCATTAGGTTATTGTCAGTCTGGTCAGCATGACCAAATATCTCTAACGCTGCTTCATCATAAATAAACTTATTCATTTCATCAACAGATTCGAAGTTAAAATACTTCATCAAATCAAATTCAGTTATGGTATCTTCTTCTATATCAGTTTCTCTAATATATTTTTCATATGTATAAGTTAATTGACCTAAAAAGTCCCTTAACACTTCATTTAACGTTACCCCAATTCGAGCCATACCTATTTATTTTTTATTATTTTAATAATAATATTAATAGTAAGTAGGTATAGCTATAAAGTAAACCTTAACCTTTAAATTTTCTTTTAAAAAATATTCTTAATCTTCTGAATAATTTGTTTTTTTTCTTAGGTTTTTTATCTTTTAAATAAACTGGTTTTAGAACTGGCCTAGATTGTTTGATTTTAGTTGGTCTATTATTAATTACTGTTTCGTAATTATCTAATATCTTACTAATAATTTTATTTCTTACTATATCATCATTAGTGAATTCAAAGAAACCAATCTCTGTAATATTTCTATGTCTATTCATTACGTCATATAACCCACTGTCATTTACATATTTATATTTATCTGATTGGTCTAAATCCCCAGAAAGAACATATTTAGAATTTGTACCGATTCTAGTTAGAAGTGTTTTAACTTGTTCTGGTGACATATTTTGTACCTCTTCAACAATCACTATAGAATTATCGATTGTCTTACCTCTAAGGAACCCTAATGGCTCAACTTTTATTATTTCAGCATCTTCTAATTGAGTCCTTGCTGATTTACCAATTATCTTATCAATAATATCTAAAGACGATGCAACGTGTGGTTCCATCTTTTCTCTCATATCTCCAGGTATGAAACCTAATTTCTCCCCAGCCTCAACTGCTGGTTTAACAATAACAAGTGTTTCATGTTGATTTGTTTTGTTTTGTATTAATTCAATTGCTCTAGCAATAGCTACAAATGACTTACCTACACCAGCTGGTCCAGACGAGATAATAATTTCTTTATCCGTTATTAAATTTGCGAATTCTTTTTGTTTTACATTCTTACACTTAAGTCTACGCTTTGTTTTTAAAACTTTATTTATAAAACTTACGTCTTGTTCTGGTTCTTGATTTGTCGTTTTAGTGGTATTCTTTCTGGTGCCTTTAGTCATATATTAATTTTTAGCTTCTTTGTTTTTATATTTATTATCTAATTCTCCCATTCTGTACTTCTCTAATAAATATTCACCATTTACTATAACTTCAGCTTTAAATTTAATTACATAAAAACCATTGTATTCAATTATCTTATCAAAACTAGTAATCATATATTGGAATTGACGGAAGTCTTTAGCACCTACAGTTTTATATGAAGTGAAACCCACTCCTACAATATCAAGTATGTCAGAAACCTTTGGCTTCTTTATAGCTCTTTTAATTTCAGATATAAGGAGTCTAGTCTTTCTGTCATATTCATCTGGGTATTTACTAATGTAAAATTCAAGTAATCTATCGGAATCATTAATCTTTCTAACGTTAAGCTTCTTGGAATATTTTTCTATTTCAAACTTAGGTCTTAAATCTCTAACAACTTTAATTGGTCTTTCGGCTTTAATGAAGGATTGATAATCGTCACTACTTATTTCACCTAGTGTTGCTGATTCAGAACCATCGTCATGATTAATTGACTCTTTCTGTTCTTCCTCATTATAGGCATTAATATTATCATTATTCATAATATCACTACCACTCATTGTTATCTCGTTATTATCAACAACTAATTCAAGAGGGTAATCGTCATGTGTATCCATTTTTACTTTACCTAGTAGAATCTTTTGACTAACAGAGTCTGGTGCTTTAGTATCTAGAATAGGGAAACCATCTTCATCAACACCTAAGTCTTTGATTATGTAATCATTTGAAGCGTCAAGTATCTTAAGTATTCTCCATCTTAGGAGTTTAACTTCCTCAGTTATTTCACCTTGAACTAGGGAGTCAGCTAGAGTACCTTGATTGTATCTTTGGTGGTTACCTGTGTCATTTCCTAAATCCACAGATTCTTGACCTAATGCATTCTTCTCAACACTAGCCATTGCTATTGCTATTGCACTTATTTGTCTTTTAAGCCATTTCATAATTTTTTTCATAATATTCTAACCAATATTTAACCATTTCATCTAACATTGTTTCAAACGTATATTTAGGTTTCCAATCTAATTCATTTCTAATTTTACTTGAATCTCCTTTAAGGTCTCTTAACTCTTCTGGTCTTAAGTGTTTTGAATCCATTATAATATAATCCTCATAATTTAAATCTAAAACGTTAAATGTGTATTCACATAACTCTTTAACTGAGTGAGAGATTCCAGTAGCACAAACATAATCATCAGGTTTATCTGTTTGTAACATAAGCCACATTGCTTCTACATAATCCTTAGCATGTCCCCAGTCTCTAGTAGCGTCTAAATTACCTAATGATAATTTATCTTGTAACCCTAATTTAATTCTAACTGCGGCCTTAACAACCTTATTGGTTACGAAGTTCGTGCCTCTTCTTGGTGATTCGTGATTAAAAAGAATTCCATTCCATATTTTCATATTATATGAATTTCTATAATTCCTACAAATATTATAAGAGAAAACCTTTGCACATCCATAGGGACTTACAGGGTCTAACTTTGTACTTTCTCTTTGGTATCCATCGCAATCAATATTATTACCAAACATTTCTGAAGAACTAGCTTGGTATATTTTTGATTTAGGTGATACCATTCTTACGGCTTCTAAAAGGTTAAGTGTGCCAACTCCTGTAACATTAGCGGTATAAATTGGTTGGTCGAAACTAACCCTTACGTGTGATTGAGCTGCTAGATTATAAATTTCATCTGGTTGTACTTTGGTTAGAACTCTAACTAGTGATGCCATGTCTGTAAGGTCAGAATATTCTAAATTAATTGACTCATTTCTAACTAAATGTTCAATTCTGGTAGTTTGTGTTTCTGATACTGAATTTCTTTTTACAGTCCCCCATACTTCGTAATTCTTATTTAATAGGAACTCAGCAAGATATGAGCCATCTTGGCCGTTAATACCTGTGATTAAAGCTTTTTTACTCATATGTTAAAGGTACTGCATATAAATAAAAAAATAAATACTAAATCTTATAAAATAAGTCAAAATCTTTTTTAAATGTTTTATAAATCTTATCCCTTACTTCGTCACTTAATACAGAATCATTCTTACTACTATTTAAGTGTTTTAAATCATTATTAAAACCGTACTTCTCAGCAACAACCGAAAAGTCTTCAGCTAATGTCTCTTGTTTCATTACATGGTCAACAATTAAATTACCATCATTATCCGTTACCCATTTGTGTTGGTGGAGTGGATTTGAACCATCCCAGAACGGATTATGTTTTTTATGTGACGGCCATTCCCAATGTGTAGGAAAATCTTTGTTCGCCCATTCTTCAATAGTATCTGGGTAGAAGTCTTTAACATCTTGACCTATATTTTTATGAGTCTTATGAAAATCATACCAAGATTTAATTAAATCATAGGGATTTCTAACACAAGCGAAACTATATCTATTATCCCATTCATAAGTACTAATTTGATTCTTAATCGTAATTGCTTTATTATGTTGAAATGGATAGAAATTTTTAACCTTAAGTATTTTATCCCATATTGTATTTGTTCCCGTTTTAGGTATGGCAACAAATATGTAATCATTTTTCTTTATCTCTACAATATGTTTATTTAATCCCATTTAAAAACTTTTACATTTTTACCCCTAATAGTATTTAATAAATCTTGTGTTGTTTTAACATTTTCACCATTAACAAATCTCTCATGTGTTTCCACATATAATTCATCCATGATAGATACAGTACCCTCTTTCATTAAGTGTCTTAACACATCATATTCAGCACCTTCAATATCCATCTTAACAATTACTTGGTCGTACTCACTAAATTGTTCTAAAAACTTTGAGAAGTTTATTGCTTCGATTGGGACGATATTATCAAGTCTTTTTCCATGGCCATCAATGTTCTCAATCTTATCATTTTTAATTCTACATCCAACACTAGTTAATTCACCAGGTTCTCCGCTACCACCCATACCATTGGGTGCATCATATTTCTTAGACCTAACACCCCTAGCAAATTCAAGAGTAGATTCTTCAATCCAAATCGCTTTCTGATATCCAGTAGCGTTTTTAATATTAGTATAATTTAATTCAATATCTGGGTTTGGTTCGAATGAATGTATTTCCCATTCATCATTATTAAAGAATTTAAACTTCTTGTTAAATTCTTGTAATCCTTGTCCTAGGTTTGCACCACAATCTATAAAAACTTTCATTATCGTTAATTTATTAATCTTATTTTATAAATGACACCTTTTCAAGTGTTTTTTAACTAATTCATTAAATTCAACTTTCTCAATGAATTTAGAATCTTTAGTTTTAATATAAGCGCCAGATGAATAATAACACATTGGGTACTTTACTGCTGGATTTCTAACTTCAGTAGTTGCTGTAATCAATTCGTAATTACAAGCCTTAGCTAGTTCACTCCAAAACTCTGTATTATATTCCCAGAAACCATGTTTTGGCCACGGCCTATTAAGTAGTGTTTTATGTTGTTCAGAATCCATTGGAACTGCGTGACCATATACACATCCTTCAGCACCCCAGTCATGTAATTGTTTAAAGACACTATATTGGTCTATAACATGTTCACTGGTTCCGTGATTAGTTACAATATGAAACTTACCATTAAACTCAGCTCTAGGTTTGGTTAGGTCATGTCTAACCGCACCATTCTTTCCATTCATATCAACAGATGTATGAATGTAACCCAAACTTGTGTAGTAAGGTTTTGCAACATTAAATTTTATTTTCTCAGCGTACCATGGATTAATTACCTGGTCACCTAATTCTAACATCTCTTTACCTTCTGCATTAGCTATAACGTATTTTTGGATGAATTTTGATTGATATTCGCAAATTGCCATATTATTTTTCGTATTTAAATGTTATAAAGTCTTCCTTAAAATAATTATAAATCTTATTTAGTAAAGAGTCATCTATATCTTTTTTGTTTGAAGGATTATTAATAGTTAATTCTTTATTACTATTCACAATCTCCTTTATTTCTTTAAACTCGTTATTTATTTCTTCTATCTTGATAACCTTATTAACTAATAAGTTATCACCATTATAAAGCCATTGTTTTTGTTTAAGTGGGTTTGTTGGCCACTTATGTGTTTTAGTCCAGTGTGTAGGAAATCCTTTATCTACCCATTCCTCGAATGTATCTGGATAAAAATCCTTAACTTCTTTAGTAATCTTAGGTGTGTGTTTATGGTGGAAATACCATGACCTACATAACTCATAAGGATTTCTAACAATACCAAAACTAAATGTGTCATTCCACTTAGGTAATCTACCTTTCATGTTCTTAGACAACATGTGATACATCGGCTTACTTCCATTTACCTTGTCATCCCACTCGTACAAGTAATTGAATACTGAAGTGGAAGCACATCTAGGTTTGGATACGAATATTATCTTTTGATACGGTTTCATTACTTGTTAGACCCTTTACTATAAAATTTTGTATTATTTTTTAATATCTCATTGAACTCATCTTTATCCATAAATTCAGAATCATCTATTTTCTTATAAATTGAATTACAAAAATGATTATCTGGCCATGTACCAATATTTGTGTTGATATCTATTACTTCATAACCACATTTTTCACATAATAATTCAAAAAAGTTTGTATTATATTCATACAATCCATGTGGGTTAGTTTTCCTATCATATAATTTTTGGTTTTGGGTGGTATCTAATGGTAATGAATTAACGTAAATACAACCAACTTTACCCATATTGTGTAAATTTTTAAAACTCATATATTGATTTCTAATATGTTCAGTAGTACCAGCGTTAGTTACAATCTCAAATTTATTATGTAATCCATCTTCAACATCTTTAGTTAAATCAATTTTTAATGCACCGTCTTCACCATTCCAATCAATTGATGTATGGTTTAAACCTAAACTAGTGAAGTAGTTTTTACCTAAACTTTCTTTAGCATTAAATTCCTTATTATTAATTACTTGATTACCTAACTCTAACATTTCTTTAATATTAGGGTTAATCTCTAGGGCAACAAGTATCATATTTAAATTAAATTTATTATATCCCATTAGTTATTTTTTTGTGAAAATTTAAAAAGTCATTATAAAGTCTTTGATTATTTCTCTCATGGAAGAATAAGTGGTTGAACATAATTGGTTTATTGCACTTAACCCAAGTATTTCTTTTAAGACCGTTTATTGTGTGAAAATGACATGGTAAACCAACTTCAAATGGAAGGTTAAAACTTACGACTGGATATTCTACATAATCCATTGGTGTAATATTATTCTTAGCCATTGCTATTGCAAATATTACTTCATCCGTCATACCACCTCTAAATTGTGTTAAACAACCGTAATCTGCGTAATTATCTAAAGCGTCAAAACAATCATCTCTAAATTTTTTGTAATTCTCATGTCCCTTATTAAAACATAATAAACCACCATGTATTGCTGGTATCTTTTTACCAACCTTTTTATCTACCTGTGCAACCTTACCCCAGTGCCATGAAGCTAAATAATCATAACCACAACAAACAAACGGTTCATTCTTTTCATTAATATAATCCCACATCCTATTTGGATTTGCTATACAAGCTATATCAGAATCTATAGCTAACGTTTTTTCGTATGGTATTATATCTGACATTAGGATTCTTGGTATCACACAATAAAGATTATGTGAGTTCTTTTCGTCCTTCAAATATTTCTCAGTTTCATAATCCAAAACAATTATATCATCAAAAACCTCTTTAGTCTTTGCGTATTCGTAATCAGCTTTGTTTGTAAGTATTGCTTTGGGTCTGTCCTTATCGTAGGCATCAATCATTTCGGCACATAGTTGACATTCATCAACATACTTCTTACCGAATCCCATAAATATGTAACCTTCTTTTATATTTTCCATAACGTTGTAACTTTGTTTCTTATTTCACCGTTAAAATCTAACCCTAATAACTGTCTATCGGTAGTACCGTGTAATATAAATACCTCTTCAAACTCTTCATCGAAAATATTTTTACCAATTAATTTACCGTCTTTAATTTTTAATGGCATGTGGTTCATAGAGCAATGATTAAATGAGCCACCCAATACCTTGTGTTTATTACTACCAACAACCAATGATAAGAATGTTTCATCATACATCCCAGTATTAATTGTTATATTATATTTATTATGAACTTCAAATATTTGACTTAGTATCAACATATTAACTTCATTATTGTGAAACATAAAAACTCCACCAGTATAAAATAAATTTTTATCAGTTAAATTATATTCACTAACAAATTTACCAGCGTCTGGGTGTCTGAATATTTGTTTAAACTTAGAGAAGTTTTTAACGTGAAAGTGATTAACAACCCCAAAATTATCTCCAAGCTTTTTACTTATATCTTCCAATCTATCTGAACAAACTACGGTATCACAATCTAAATATATTCCATACTCAGTATCTATTTGTTGACACAAATAAAATTTATATTTCCAGAATAATTCTTTAGTATCAATCTTTTCATTTGTATAAATAACTTCTATGTTGTCATGTGATTTTAATTTTCCACCAACATCAAGTATTTTAACTTTATGTGGTGTTTTGATTCTACTTAAACTATTTAACGATTTTTGTAATTGTTTATAGTAAACATCACCACCACCAACTATATAAAATATTGTATATTTCTCCATTATTTTTTAATTACAATAATACTATTATCAACCTCATTTTTACCTGGGTTTGGTAAATCTATCATTTCGATATACTCATAATTATTTTTATTCTCTTTAACAAATTGTTTAGCCTCATTATAATGTTTGGTCTTCATGTTTATATCTTCAATAATATAATAACCACCACTTTTTAATGAGTGAATTGAGTTATCTAAGAATATTTTATTAGCGTGGAATTCATGTAACCCATCGTCAATAATGATATCAAAATCCTTATTAATATTACTGATTAATTCCTTGACTGCGACTCCATCTGTTTGGTCGCAAAGAAATGTTTTAATTTTATCAGTTTTAACCAAACAATCAGTATCAATATCACAAGAATAAATATCACAATTCTTAAAGTATTTTTCCCACCCATATAGTGATGCTGCAATAGTACCATCTGGTCCCATGCCGTGGGTAAATCCAGGATTGGTACTACCGATACCAACCTCGAATATATTCTTTACATCATCTTTTATATCAACCCATAAAAAATTGTATAGTGTTGTGTAATTATGATGACCATTACCTTTATCACTACCACATTCATTCATAATCTTACAAAGTTTCGTTGGTTTTGTGTAACTCTCCTCTTCAATAAATTTATTTATATTTTTCATTACTTAATTATTTTTTCTATATTAGGTATGTAATATTTCTCAATGATTATTTCCCAATCAAAATTATCTTTTACATATTGTCTTATTTCTTTTCTACGTTCTCTAGATACAACTCTATTCCTTTCAATAATACTTTTAACGTATTCAATATCATTCATCTTGTTCTTTGGGATAACATCGATGAACGGTAATGATGTATCTAAGTTTGCTGTGGAGTATTCAGATATAACAATACCTAACCCAGCAGACATCGCTTCCATACATACAAGTGGATGAGCTTCACCATCACTAAGAAGAACCAGATTACTATAGTTTGTTAATTCCTTATATAATGTATCCTTAGTCCATTCTCCAAGATAATTATTTTTATTAAATTTATTATCGACAATATTACCAGCAAAGTATAAGTTTTCAATATTATGATATTTATATTGACCCTTTCTATCATCAACCTTAGCTAGATATATGGACTTATCTTCTGGTGTTTCCGTAAAATCAAATAAATCGTATCTAACTCCATTTGGAACCACTAACACTTTATCTTCAGCTTTACCATGATTAACATAAGTATCCTTTATTCCTTGAGACAATGCAAATATGTGTGCATTAACACCTATAAATTGTCTAAATAAATTAACATAACCACCATGTCTATTTGGTTGCTCTAAATAAGCATAGTGTGATGTTAGAATAACTGGTTGTTTAATTTTATTAGTTAAACCAACCCAATTATCATATTGTATGTGCACAACATCTGGGTTGAATTGATTTATTTCGTTTAGTATTGTATTAGCTTCTCTAATGTTTATTATTTTAACTTCATGACCCAACTTAGTTAATACCACTTTATAATCCCATATAAGACTTTCCACAGCACCCCATCCTTTTGGTGGTATTGCCATTAATCCAGGTCCTATTATCGCAATTTTCATATTAACTTCTTAGGTTTTTGTGTGTTCCGTGTTTATTCTTATCTAATTGAATCATTTTCATATTACTCATGTCACCACCCCAAACTTCTGGGTAAATATATGAATAAGGTAATACTAACGGATTTTTATCCTTGTAATACCAATTAATTTCTGACTCATCATGCCATAATGGTATTATATTATTTTGTGTGTCAATGTCAATATTAACAGCTAACAATTTTGACATTTCTAACCATTCTTTAGTTCTACCACCATTAAAACATCCTTGGACATAAACACTACCCTCACCTTTTGGGATGTAGCAACTAGATTTCGTATTTCTATCATATGGGAAAACTAGATTACCTTTACCGAAAAATCCAGGATGATGAACGCCCATGAGCCAATTATTATCTTCATGTGGAATTATTTCTTTCCCAATAGGGTTTAAAGCTTTCATATTGGCATTGAAGAAGAAAAGATAATCTTCATTTTTTAATTGTTTACTTATAGAGTTAAACATATGAAATCTCATCATTGTGTCATATGGCCAACCTAATTTTTCTTGTTGGATTCTTACGACATTATCATATGGTGGTATCGTCCCATCACTAAAAACATAATAAGTTTTTTCGTAATCAGTCAGAAAGTTTTTTTCTAATGACTTATAAAGGGTTTCAAAAAATATCTCGTATTTCCCAGTACATATTGTTAAAATTCCTATTTTCATTTTACTGCTTCTATATTTAAACTCATTAATTTTCCATTATCCTTGTCCATATGCGGTATATATGATTGAGAAAAGTCATCTAATTCAGAATGTTCAGTACATCTCCAATCATATCTTAACACATCTTTAAAACCAACCTTAATTAAGTCGTTCTTGAGTGATTGGAAATCCCATGTGATGTAATGATAATTTTCTGTGTAAGTTTGACCACCGTAAAGTAGTCCTATAAGTTTGGTTACGTCACCAGTTTCGTTGTAATATTCTACAACCTTACCAAAGTCTGGTACAGATATTCTAATAGTACCACCATCTTTAAGTAATTCGAACCATCTTTCTAATATAGCCATATATTCGTGTCTTCCGAAGTGTTCTAGAGTATGACATACGTAGATTAAATCTACACTATTATTTTCAATTGATTCTAATTTACCAATATCATCGATTAAATCTGGGTTAACTTCTTCTCGTATGTCTATATTGATAAAACCATCTATATGTTTATTACCACTTCCTAAGTGTAATTTTATTTTTTCCATAAAATATCAAATTTGTGTCCAACCCTCACAATATAAATCGTTAATGTGAAGGTTGGTTTGTTTGCCCCCGAACCATGTTTTCGGAGCTATTACTTTCTTATTGTCATTTTGGTTTAACCAGGCACCCCACCAACTAAAACTTGAGTTTGCTATAATGTTATTATCGCACATACTCATCAAGTATAAATCAAGGATGTCGATGTTATTGGTAATGTAATAAATATTAGCATTTTCAATAACCAAATTTTCTTTACACCACTTAATGTCATCCGAAAATACTAAAATATTAACTTCTGTAAGGTCATTTCCGTATATTTCATTTAATGCGTTCTTATAATAATCCAAACTAACTAGTGGGTGATAATCTTGCTTATTTATATAATCTCCACGTCTTATATGAAGTGAACATGAATTAACTAGAACATCATAATACTTACTTTTTAATACTTTTTTAAAGTCTTCAGATAATCTGAACGTTTCTAATATTAAGTCTCTATGGTCTTTAAAATACTTTTCGGATTGAAAATATCCCTTAAGACCATAATTAAGTGTTGTGTTTAATTCTATTTTATTATAACCAAAACCTGGTTCTTGATAATTAACCTCTATCTTTCCTGTTGGATTATTACTTAATTTATTTTCCATGAACTCATTGAAATCAGAATGAGTATAACTACACTTCCAATGATTAAAATAATAGTTTAACCCATTATCCATTCCAGTAGCAATGGTTGTAGCTATTTGGAACATTTGATTCCCAAGTCTACCCATGGAACCTAATCCGTTATAAGTTACACTACCCATTCTAATTTTTTATACGGTTCCATATTTCTTATCTTCACAGCAATATCAGTAACCAAAGTCATGTCAACCTTATGGTCATTAAGTGGATTCTGTTCATTGTAAATGTAATTAACTTCATTCATAAATCTATAATGTTCTTGTCCCGACATTTCAAGCATCGGATACATGAATGCTAAATCACCAGTTACTTTCCAAAATATTCCATTCTCGTCCTTCAAGTCATCTTGCTTAATAGCTCTCCATAAGAAAGCTCTCCACGTTCTTATATGTGAAGCTGTAAATCTAGATGTTCTAAGATTGTCAGTAATGGCTTGTTCAGAAGCAAAACCAGGTTGACCATTAGAGTATCTAAAACTACCATTGGCAATCCATACATTATCATCAGAGTAAACTTCTGCAATTCTAGAAAGTGTTTTAGAATCTGGTAACCAATCATCACCATCAACTTCAACAATAACTTCATTATCATCTATATTGTCATTCCCTCTAATAACTTGGTCGTAATTCCCAGGTTGGTAGAACTTATCCTTATTTTCTATTAGGATGAACCTTTCATCACCCTTTATCATCGATTTTACTTTCTCTACTGACCCGTCAGTACTGATATCATCAGTTATGTAACATTTAAAATCTCTAAATTTTTGCCCCATTAAAGAGCCAATACATCTCTCAACATATTCTTCCGCATTATATAGTGTTGTAACTATTATCATAATTCTAAAACTTTTAACCATTTAGATATAACTTCTTCATTAGTAATATCTATAGTATCATTATTTGTTGCATGATTACCTTTAAATTCAGTACCAGTACTATAACACTCATCCTTTACTAATGAAGCTACTTCACTTTTTGAGGATAAGTAAGCAGTACCTATCATGTCATACATTTCTTGTTTATTCGAAATAAACCCATATTCTGAAACGTTGTCATACTTGTCTATAAGTGGTTTAACGAACTCATTATAATAATTCTGGTTAGATACCGCTCCGAAGAGTAAAACCTTCTTAAAACCATCATTAACTGCTCTCTCGATTGATATGTGTGTTTGTTTATTAATATCGAATGAACCAATTATCCCAGCAGTATTTTTTGCTTCTTCAGATTTGGGTTTATTTTCAAATAAAACCTTTACGTTAGGTATTATCTCATAATTACCGAAATAATTCTTGTGATATTTTCTTTGTTTATCATTAAGGAAAACAACTGTATCCCAGAATGGTCTTACATTACCCACTTCAAATATATCCTTCTCGTGACAAGCTAAAATTATCTTCTTAGGTTTTGGAATTCCACTAGGTAACTCAATAAAATGAGCAATAATTATATCGTCTTGATTTATAGTGAAATCCTTATGCATTGCACCATTACATTTATCTAAATGCCATTCATGAGGGCCATAAAGTATTGAGTCGTAACCAGCTTCCTTTAACTCTTTCATTAGGTTAATAAAAGCAAATGTAGAACCACCTTTATTGCTCCATCCAGTTATTATCTTTATCATGCTAACGTAATTTGGTATTTACCGATTATCTCTTCAATTGTTGATTCATTTTTAAGTGTTACTGTTGGTAACTCTGGATAAAGTTTAGCCAAATGTGTAGCCATTTCTGTATTATCGGCATGTATTATATCAAAATCAGCTTCACTTATTCTATATAACTTATTTGGTTCAGATGTTACCGTACCATTAGGGCTATTTAACCCCCATTTACCATCACCTACTTTATAACCTGGTGGTTGGTTTAATGGGGCAAACTTACCACCTTTAGCCATAAGCCTTTTAAAATTGGGTTCATCATCAGTTAATACTGGTGAAACCACAGTAATGTTATGGTTCATACTTTTTAACTTACCAACCAAATCTAAAGATTCTGAAATATTTAGACTACCAATTAATATCTTAAACCTTTCATTACCCTTGAAAACTCTATCTATTTTAATTGGTAAATTAGTTTTATACTTCTCAGCAAATTCTTTTCTATTATCTTCCCATTCTTGGTTAGTTTCACCTATCGATTGGTGATTGACTCTTACGTTAGTATGAACACCAACCTTAACACCAGCTAAGTAATTTCTGAAACAAAAATCAACATCATAGAAATGAAAACCTTTAACGTCTAAATTAAATTGTTCTTTAATTCTACCCCTATGTACAGAGAATAAAACACCATCAACTATTATAGCTTCCTCAACATCATTCCCTAAATCATCACTGTATTTAGAAAGCCATGTTTTACCCTCGTGAGTATGTGCAACTCTACCATACATCTTCTTCTTATCATCCCACCATCTACCCGTTTCACTCATATATTTAGTTCCAGCAACACCAAGAATACCGTACTCTGGGTTATTATCAAATAATTTACTTATCTTATTGGCTATTTGTTTAGTTTCGATAGTAATATCATCGTGACAAAACACTATAATGTCATTCTTAGCTTCATCTAAAGCCTTTTGATAGAACTTAGTAAGACCCTCTCCTTTATTTATATATTCAATAATTTCTACCTTTGGATTTCCACACGCTTTCTTTAAGTGTTTAATGTGGTCTGGGTTATGTTCTCTTGTACAATATACTATACTAATCATTTTATAAAACTTTTATATTTCTCATTATATATTTCTACGGCTTTATCGTAGAACGCTATTTCTACCTCAAGTAGTTCTTTTAATTTTTCTTTATCCTCATTACTAATATTTTTTTTAGTCTTTGTAGTGTTAGTTATTCTATATTGTGGTTTCCATTTATTAATATCACAACATAAGTCAATAAACTCATCATACTTATTAGTAAAACCAAAAAGGAATTTATCATCCTTAATATTTTTTAAAGCAATATCTAATTTTAATTCATATGGCGTATCTTCTGGAAGTCCACAAACATGATGTAATTGATAATATTTCTGACTTCCATTATCGTGAAACCAATCTATTATATTAACCTTATCATTAATCCAACCTCTATCATTTGCATATTTATAAGCTGATATAGTTCTTGAAATTGGTTCCCTAAACATTGTAATATATTGATAATTCTTAGTACCTAAATATGGGTGTAATCCATATTGAAAATGTTCAGAAAATAAATTAAAATGTTTGAATACTTCCATACCATTAGGTTCTGACTCTAAAAACTTTTGGGTATCTCTAACGTCAGTTAAGTACCATAACTTACTATAACCAAAATAAGCTTTAGGTATATTCGTTTGTAAAAACGACCTAAAGCTTGTTCCAGCAGTCTTACCTATATGTACAAAAATATATTTCATTAAAATTCGTATTTGTAATTATAAAGTTCGATGTCCTTACCCCAAATTTGTTCTACTATCTCTCTAGTCGCTGGATTGTAGAAAAACTTATAATCTGGTATGATAGTATCATCACCTTCTCTTGTTATAATATCTTTAGCTCTCTTATCAAAAGCAATGTCACCAAAGTCTTTTATCTTCTTGGTGTAGTGGAATGATTTACCGATATCACCTTCAACACTTAAGGTTGTACCATGAGCTTTATTAATCTTATCAATTTCATTCTTAATATTTTCAATCTTTACAATGTGGTTCCAATTATTCTCAATATCAATTGAGTCATGTTGCACCTCTTGATGGAACTCAGTTTTACCTTTACCTACATCAATTCTTGAAACATAATTCAAGTAATCAATAAAGCTAATATTATTAGGTTCTTCTTCACCAGTCATTTGCTTTATTTGAGCAATTACTGGATGATTCTCAGCGGTGTAAGCGTCTCTCATATAGTGAACGTAACTACTTACTGCTCTCCTATATGGGTCACGTACAACTTTGAACTTAATCATATCCTTTTTATGTAGGTAATTAGTTAATACAGGATTCTTAGGTTCATACACACGTTGTCTGTATTGGTGTATGAATGGATGAAACTCAATAGCATCCTCCAATAGACCTAATTCGTGGAAGAACATCTTACATGCCGTTGTACACGCACACTTAGGAGTCCAACCCATCATAATATTTTTATCCTTGTTTACTAGTATCATTTTTTAAAATGTGAATTAAACCTTTAATGTTATAATGTTTACCACTAACTAATGGTAACCTAAAAGTTAAAACACCCCTTTCATCTAAATCAGTTAAGTCATTTATTAGATTTTTAATTAACTTTTCCTTTTTCATCCTTATTATCAATTTATCTAATATACATTATTTATTAAATCTTTCATATGCGTTGTTACTAATCTTAATAAACTCTACTTTATTAACAAACTCTTCTAGATTTATAGAGTTGGAGTAGCTCATTGCTGAACGCAAGTAAGATTCAAAGTTTTCAACCCACCCTTCGATAGTATATTCTACTTTCCTAAATCTTACAATACCTTCAGATGTTTTAAGTATTGTATTACCCCATTTCTTTTGAACTTCTTTAGTACTCATACCCCTGAACTTCTTGTATACATTCATACCGATTTTATAGGCTTTTTCAGCACCCCCCTGGGTTATTGGCATACTTTTAAGAACATAGTTACTACCACAAGACTCAAGACATTTATTTAATATACTACCAAGCATAACATAATCAGCACCTAAAGCCAAAGCCTTAATTATATCCGAAAAACTTTGCATGCCACCATCAGCTACAATTTTAGCTGGTTCATCTATTATACATGATGCGTAATAACATTCCCTAATCAAAGAGGCCATTGGGAAACCTACACCCGTTTGTTGGGTTGTTAGGCAACCTCCACCATTACCAATTCCAACTCTAATATAATCAGCACCAGCATCTGATAACACCTTATATGTTTCAGAATTAGCCACATTACCAACCATTAAAATCATCGTATCACCCCATAATGATTTAGCTATTTTAATGATATCAACCATTTCTTTTAAATGACCATTGGCTGTATCGATTAATACAAATAATTTATCTTCAAGAACTATATCAAAGTCAACATTATTTATGAATTTTTTTTTAAATTCATTTAGTGAGTATGATGCGAAAATAGAATTACTTACCCCACCTTCACCTCTAGGTAAACATATATTTATTCCTTGTTCTTTAAATAATTCATAATTGTGCCTATTCACAACTGTATCCATTGGAGCTGTAAATAATGGTAACCTACCATTACTATCAAGTATGTCTATTTTGGACCTAGAATTTATATCACCAGACATACTTGGTTTTATTAAAATATCATTAAAATCTAATTTAATGTCACTATGTGCTACACAATCTTTCATCATCATTTTATACCAGTACTACCAAGTCCACCTTCATTTCTTTCCGTATTATCATTTAATTCAAATACCTTATTAAATTTAATCATTTTCTTTGATGTAACATTAGCTATAACTGCTTGAGCTATTCTATCCCCAATCTCTATATTAAAATTAGTAGTACCTTGATTAATAAGTATTATCATTATTTCACCTCTATAATCAGAATCGATTGTGCCAGGTGAATTTAATACGGTAATACCATACTTTGCAGCTAAACCACTTCTGGGTCTAATCTGCATTTCTAAATTAGAATGTAACTCAAAATAAAGTCCTGTTCTAATTGTATTAAATTCACCTGGACCTAATGTAATATCCTCATTAGCTCTTAAATCAAAACCAGCCGAACCATCAGTGGCATACTCTGGGTCTTGGTTATTAGATTTATTAACAAAATTAACTGGAAATTTAAACATGTCTAAATTACTATCATTATTATTATCGGCTGTGTGACTTACATTACTATATTTACTATGAAATTCTTCCATTGTATAAGAATTTGATTTATCCATTGCTGATAATAATTTATTTTTTATTTCTTCAATACTATATTCCATAACTTATTTTTCTTCAACCATCGCAATCATATTCGCAATTCTTAATAAGGCACCTAATTTCTCACCCTTACTAGTCATTGGTCTTTGTGCGAATTCACTATTATAATTATATATTGCAAATACTTCATCTTCAGTTAAGTCAACCCCAGACTTTAGTGCGTAATATACTGAACGTTCAGAAACACTCATACTTAAAGCAGTGTTATTCCAAGTATAATTCTCACCTAAATTGTTTTTTCTCCAGTCATTAGTTTGTTCGATAAACATATTACATTTACCTATTTGGTGAAGTAACGACACTCTAATGATTGAGGCATTATCAACTTGCTTTGCTTCAGGCAAACTAGCGTTAACTGAAATAGCATGTTTAGTGGTATTGATTATGTGTTCAATTAATCCACCTTCATAGGCACCATATAACTCTTTTTTAGAAGTACATGGGGCACCTATGAAACCATCACCTAATAACTTAAGTAATTCATCATTAATAACACCGTGTTTAATACCAGTCTCGTTAAATTTAGTTGCGTTATTTAAAACTTTTTCTTTTGTAAGCATAATAATATTTATTTGGTTAATTTATTTTTTAAAAATATCACTTATTTTAACATATTCTGTTAATGGTCCAACTTTTACTTCAGAAATCTTTCCAGTGTCATCAAGTGTCACACCAGTTCTTTCCTCAAATGTCTTACCTAATTCATCAGTATTTAGTTGTTTCGTTAGGACACTACCAAAATTTTTGTTAATATTTGTGGTTTTTTTAACTTTATTAGCTGCTGCATTAACTTCGTCCATTTCGTCCATCTTTTTCATTATACTGTAAGCTCGTTTAAATACGACATCATCTTCAGTCATAGTAACTTCTTCTATTTCTTTTGAGTTAATAGTAGTCTCTTCTTCACTTAAATAGTCAGCAATAAAATCAAAGACTATTTTTAATTTTTTAGTATTTTTCATTATCATCAAATTTACGCTTTTTATTTAATAGTTTCAAGTTCAATTGGAATTATTTTCATATCTTTAACTAATTTATGATATAAATCACGTCTACTAGATGTTACAGCATCAATACTGTAAGTATCTTTAACGGTGTTGTGAAGTTTTTCACTCATCTCAACCACAAGTTCTGGATTTAGAATCAACTTTTTAATATTCTTATACCAATCTTTATGGTTTTTATTAGTCTTAATAAGTAACGCATTACCTAATTCATTCTTAATTGGACCTTCGTTTTTACCGCCCTTATCAAACATATTTTTTAAATCTATTTGGTAAGGTCCGTAATCTTGGGCAATAATGGCTTTTTTGTGAAATCCAGCTTCAATAACCTTTAACTGAGATTTAACCTTATTAAATAAATGCTCTTCAATTGGGGCTAGTGATACATCAAAAAGGTTATAATTACTTGCATATGTACTAATTGGTTTAGTCCATACTCTTCTATATGGTTCATTTTCTACGCCTTCAAATTCTTTCTTGTTAAATGTAAGTAAATGATTCTTATATTCTTCACTAACTGTTGTATAGTCATTTGTAAAGATTTGTTCGTATTTATACCAAACACTTTCTTTAGGTCGTATTGGCCTTTGACTTTGTTTACCAGAGGCTTCGTCAATCATTGTAATAACACCTCTAAGGTCAAACCCGCAAACAACAAATTGAACCTTATCTATAAGGCCATCATTTTTAAGTCTACCTACAATACCTTTAAGAATCTCCAAATCTTTTAAATGAGATGAACCTCCTAACCATCCAATTCTAAGTCTTTCAGACGGTTCTGGGTTAGGGATATATTGTTTTTCATTTGGGTCTATTGCATTAGGTAAAATATGAACATTATTAATATCATTAAACTTACCAATCTCTTCAGCAAATATTGTGGTGGTAGTGGTAATATTTCTAGCAAGTTTAATATTATTATGAATCATCTTATCCATACCAGAATTCTTAATCATAAGATGGGCTGGGTGATGGTGTCCTGGAGCCCAGTGGTCATCAATATCCATAATAGTTGTTATTCCTAATTTTTCTATTCTATTAAGAGTTTCTTCTACTTTATCGTATGGTCCAAGTGTTCTGTGATAATGAATTAAATCGTATTGTTTAAGCCAATTATCATCATTTAATTTTGGTTCGTAATCAATATCAATATGAAATTCATCTGGGAAATTCTTCTCTAGTGTAATGTGTGGTTTGGTAGAACGAAAATAACCAACACCTGTACGGTCACTAGGTACCACAAGTACTTTAATTTTTTTACTCATTTTCTTTTTAATTAATTTTATTATTTATACTCAAGTATAATGAATATATTAATTAATGTAAATAATAAAGGCCCATGAAATAAATTATGAGCCTTTTTATCTGAAAATAAATTATTAATTATTTTTTTGTTTTGATTTTACCTTCCTTTATTAGTGTGTTTATTGTTTTTTTAATTACACCTTCAGTAAGATTTTTAGAGTAATCAGCAGAAAGGTATTCAATAAGAACATCTTTGATTATTCCTCTTAATGATGACTCACTAACTGTGAATGTGTCATTATTGTTTTGTACCATTGATTCATTCATACCTTTCCTAGATTGTGTTCTAGGTGTAGATGGAAGTGGTAGTGGTTTATTGTCAATTAAATCAGAAACATCATCTATATTAAATGTGTGATTCATTGTTGGTTGAGATATTGGGTTTTCCATCATTGCTTTCTTAATAGCCTCTGGCATATTAGAGTTAGCGATTGCCGCTTGATTAATATTCCCCATTTGTCTAGCTGGGTCCCCTAATGTTTGATGTTGTCCTTGGTTTTGTGTTGGTGTTGAACCTTGGTCAACATAACCACTTGTATCTTGTCGTAACGCTGAAGCATCTACATTACCTGTTTCAAAATCATTATTATTGACCTTATTCATTATAGCTTTTGCGTTACCTAAGATTCCTTTTAGTTTACTTAAATCCGCTGCTGGTGGAATTGCATTCATATTTTTTTATTTATTTATTCTTTTTATTTTTAAAATTTAATGTAATGTGTTAACATATCATTTTTGAAACTTCTATCTCTAGGACCAACGTAGTCTGGAATACCTCCACCACCACTAACATCACTAGGTTCCATGTAGAATTTAAAATCTTTAACCTCTACTATCTTAGTTATATTATTAACTAATAATGTTTTCCAGCTTGAATTAACGGTTTGAGTATCACCAAAAGCTTGGAATACTCTAATAGCGTCATTACCATTCCCATCCTTACTTTTTAAAATACCTCTACCATATATCATTATTTGTCTGGTAGACTTCTCTTCACCACTCTTCTTACTACGATATATAATTTCAACTGGATTCCAGTATTTTCTACCATTATCCGCAACGTGTCCAGTAATAATATCATTAATATCATTACCAATACTTTCTAATATAAGTTGTTCATATAGATTGTAAAGCTTCATTAATTATTTTATTTTTAGCTGAAAGAAAATTGTCCAACGTTACCAGAAGTATCTGGGTGCTCGTAATAGGCATCTGGAGTATAACCCCAAGTACTACCATTATTAGCAAAAGCTGCTAATCTACCAGAACCACCATAAGTTGGGTTACCGTTGATATCTAAATCTCCACCACCATTGTAAGTATCTAAAAATATGCCAGTACCTTTACCCTTAACTGGGGTTGTTTGGTCTGATATAGCTTTAGTATGTGTTGCGCTATAGTTGTTATCATCACTTGCGTTATCAAATGCGTTAATAGCTAATAGTGCGTTTCTTGTTGCAATTGCTGCTTCTTCTAATTTATTACTCATAATTATTTTATTATTTTATTATTGTTATTCATGTACTCTATTAAATATCTCATAGAATCAATTTCTGCGTCAATTGATTCAAAAACTTGGATGCCAATTCGCTTATTTTTTTTGTTAAGATTAGTTGTTTTACCTTTATTTGGTTCTATCTCAGTACCTGTATTATGAATACTATCGAACCCATTTTTATTGTGGGGTTTTAGGAATGAATTATTCTTTCCAGCATCCATTTGGGTCTTTTTACGACTATGTATTACTTTTTGCTTACTATTCTTAACATCCTCAAGATTACTTAAGATAATTTCTTCTTCATCAGATAACCCTTCGTTATCTTTCTTTTGTGAAAGTCTAGTGACTCTAGTGGCTACAGCGTTACCCTTAACGGTTTCACCATCAATCTTTAAATTAGACTTATCGAACTCATCACTATTTTCTTCTAAGTTATTCATTTATATGCCAATATTAATTTTTAAATGATTTAATACTATTTCAGCATCGTCATTTTCTGCATTTGATAATACTTTTAAAAATTCCTCTGTTTTAAGTATAAGGTTTATATCATTAACTTCTCCTAAGTCTGGTTGGTTATTAGAATTAGTGTCATTATATTGGTCTGAAGTTACGATATCATTTTCCTTAGTTCTTTGTTTAAGTAACTCTTGAACCATAGCTTTCATTTTATTTCTTGATTCTTCATCTATTGCTTCTATACTCTCGTTGTTAACACCAAATCTAACACCCATATTACCACCTCTAGCCATATCTGCACCTTTATTCATTACGTTAGTTGCTTTCTTATTTGTTGTAATAGGGATATCAATTGTAAAATAAGAACTAGTATCATTAGGTAATTCTTGTGTATCAGTATAAACTTGATTATGAGTAATTGGTGTATTACCAGGTCTTAAACCATAATCAGACTCATCAACATCTTCTTCGGAAACATCCTTTGGTTTAGAATTAGCCTTGTTAACCTTTGAGGTAGCCTTCTTACTATTATATTTTTTCTTAAAGTCTTTTTTAGTAAATTTCATAAATATACTTTTAATTATAAATATAACGAAATATGGTAATATTTATATTAAAAGATATTAATTATGGCTTTTAGAACAAAATTAGATTACTCAGATAATAGACAAATAAATCAAAGGCAAAGAACATTCACTAATTTAGAGGGTGGTAGTGTCTTTGGAGTGGCTTATAGTGCTATGACTACAGGGGTTGACCCTACTTGTATAGCTTCTACTGAAGAATATGTATTTACTGGTAGTACGTTCTCTGGTAATGGTACAACAACAATGTACACTTGGTTCGACCAAAGAATGGAAATAGCTGCATACACACTTTCAGCATTAACATCATCAAATAGTGGTGAAACACAAAATACTGGGAATGTATTCGTTATAGATACTACAGCAACAACTGTTGATGGTTACACTTATACACTTACCTATACTGGTACTAGTTTTGATGTGTTTGTTGATACGATGTATAGTGGTGCTGGTCCAGTTTTTACTGGTACTGTATCACATGATTTTGTAGAATTCTTAAGTGCTTGTTCATTAGATTATAGTGGAACTACACTTTGGTTCGATAATCCAGAAAAAACTAGAACTAAAAGACTTGTCATAACTGAAAACGCTACACCTAATTATGTTTGGACTTGTGTTAATGCTGATGGATTAGGTGGGTGGTTACCTTCTAGTGGTGGAACAACTGGTTCAACGGATACTTTTGTAACTGGTGGTACATTAAATGGAACGAATTTAGATTTAACTTGGAATACTGGAGGTAGTGTACCTTCTATAGACCTTTCTTCTTTATCGGCTGGTGGTGGCGCATTTACCTCAACAACAGCTAATAATAGAATAGTCCCAACTAACACATTATCTAATTCAGTATCTAGCGACAACTCTTCAATTTTAGGTGGTGATAGTAATACTATAAACACAAATAGTGGAAGGTCAATAATAGTTGGTGGTCGTGGTAATGGTGTTGAAGGGGAGTATTCATTTATTGGGAATGGTTTGGGTAATTCTATAAGTGGTAGGGGTTTTTGGAATACAGTAATAAATGGTAATAATAATGATTTATCATTAGACCCATCCAGTAATTATAATACAGTTGTTGGTAATAGTCATTCTATAACTGGGACTTCATTAGTCGCCAATTCTATATTAGGTGGTCAAAATAATAGTATACACACTAGAGGTGGTTCAAACCCAATTAACTCATCTATTATGGGGGGTAGTAATAATACTGTTTATGGTCCCGATAATGTTGTAATAATAGGTGGTGAAGGAAATCTAATTGACATTATACCAGATAGAGCTGTCATAGCTGGTGGTGAAAATAATAATATAAGTGGTGAATCTGATGATTCATTTATTGGTGGTGGTGTCGGAAATATAATTGATACTAGTGGGTTTAGAAATAGTATCGTTGGGGGTCAAAACAATAGTATAGAAGGTAGTATTTCTAATTCAGTTATTCTTGGTGGTCAAAATATCACAGGAACAACTGATGATACGGTTTATGTTCCAAATCTTAATATTGATACGTTAGGGGTCGGTACATCAGTTAATAACTTAGGTATAGATTCAAGTGGTAATGTTGTAACAGGAACCACTGGCCCATGGACTGCTGGAACTGCAAATAACACCGCAGCATTAATTGGTTACACTGGATTAACTAATAACCCAGATACCGCATACTTTGAACATGGTGTTACAGATATGATTAGTGGTAGTACTTTTAGTGGGAATACTATTGATATGAATGATGGTCTTAATAGTCCATTAACATTATCACATGATGACCAATTTGGTGGGACTGAGTTTCTAAAATTAGATTCGACAATATTATTACAAAGAAACGTTTCAAATTATTTAAGTGTTGCTAATGGAGTTGTTTTTCTAAAATCTAGTAACCAAAGTTCTGTACAAGCAGCAAATACTAAATTAGAAGTTAAAACTTCATTTGGGATTTTCACAAGTACTAATAATCCTGGTGGGGATGCTTCCATACACGCATTTAAAAGTAATGCTAGTTCTGGTTCAGTTGATTCTGGTGGATTACAAAATGGGGAATTAAGTGCTGAAATTGTATTTGGTGGTCCTAGAAATGGTGTTTTCGATTATGATGGTGTAATGGGTACTGGATTAGGTGTGGCAGCAACTGGTACCACTGGTAGAGAATTTATGCCTGTATTTATTTCAGCACCTAGAGCTCAAGCTAGAGATAATACATCTTATAGTTCTATAGTTAATTCAGTCTTTTTAGGTGGTTCAGATAACACAATGCTTACTGGTGTTACTGGCTCTGCCATTGTAGGTGGTACTGGCCATACAATTGACACTGGTGTAATTCGTACAGTTGTGTTAGGTGGTATTGATATCAGTGCTACCACTAGTGATATGGTTTATGTACCAGACCTTGTTATAGATGGTCTTAATTCAACTGACCCATTGGCTACCGATGCAAATGGTAAGATAATAGCTGGTGCTTCGGATGCTAGACTTAAAACAAATATTAATAATTTAGAATCAGCATTAGATAAGGTATTAAACCTTAGAGGTGTATCTTATGAATGGACTGAAGAATCTAATATGGGTGCTGGTATAACTAAGTATGGTCTTATAGCTCAAGAGGTTCAAAAAGTAATTCCAGATATGGTTAGACTTAGAGCTAAGGCTGATGATACACTAACACTTAGTTATACTGAAATAGTTCCATGGCTTATTGAAGCTATTAAGGAACTAGCTTCAGATGATAGTCCATTAATTAAAAGAGAAGAGTTAATTTTTGAAACTCAAACAATTGTTTCGGAAGATAACAATATAGAACTTAATTTTAATGGTAGTCATGATTCAGCACTTAATGGTGGAATGAAAGTGATTAAAGGAATTAATGATACTACTGATTCAGAATTTAAGATTAATTCTGATGGTGATTGGGTTACTAATAATTACATAAAACCATTCGGTTTAACACTACCAAGATTCACTCCAGAATCCACAAATGATATAAAAGGAAAATTAGGTGAGGTGACTAGGGATAATGACTATATTTATATTAAGAGCGAGAGCGGTTGGAAGAGGTCTAACTTAGAAACATTTTAAGTATGGGTAATTTAAAGAATTATAATTTTAATAAGATTGATGCTTTTTTAAGTAATAGTGCATACTATGACTTTTATTTAGCACAGGATGGTTATGCTACCCATACAATGTATGATGGTATTATAACTGATTGTTTAATTGCACACTTCGATTTTAATGATAGTAACACATTTGGTTCTGGTACAACATCCGCTAATACAATATATAGTCTTGTTACATGGACTGGTGCCACTAATACTGGATATACATTTCAAACATTCGGGCTTACTGGAATTGATAATGGTTATATTCCGTTAGAAAATAATCAAACGTTATTATCTGCTTTAACTGGAACTACAATAATAATTGCTTCTGGTGATACAAGACTAACTCTTAATAGGGTTAGTGGTGTGACTGGTAATTATGTTTATCCGTTAGAATATTCTTTAGATTTAGAAATAGAAGAAAACTATATGGGGTTCTGTGGTGGATTCTATCAAGGTTATTATAAGCTTGATGGTTATTCATATGAAGTGTTACCAACTAGAGTACCTAAAGCTTGGGTTGCTGAATTTATACTTAAGAAAGATGAAACACTTTGTTCTACTGGAACAACTGGAACAACACTTAATGATACTTACCCAGACAATAAAGGATTCTTCTTTTATATGGGTACAAGAGCTGAAAATAAGTATTGGAATATATTTGAAGGTAATAACACTGGTTGTACTAGTGGTTGTACATCTGATAGTGGTTGTACTGGTACAGTTACAACTTTCTGTACAGTACCAAAAGAAACACAAATAGCAATAAGTGGTGATAGTGGTTATCCAATTAGACTTAGCCCACCACCACTAATTGTAGATGTAATAACTAACCCCTTCTTAATATATGGTAGAGCTAATGATAATAATAGATGTGGTACATGTGGAGCTAGTACTGGATTGGGTGATAAAACAGCTTGCAATTATAGTGGTGGTGGTGTAACTATTACGGGTTATACTCAACAAGTTACTAACACTGAAAACCCCTTCTTAATATATGGTAGAGCTAATGATAATAATAGATGTGGTACATGTGGAGCTAGTACTGGATTTGGTAATGAAACAGTGTGTTCGTTTAGTGGTTTTACATCACCTTTACTTGAATTAGATAGGGATGCTGATATAATTGATAATGCAATTGGTTTTAGAATTAAAGATGATGGTAGTATTGGTTATAGGGCTCTTAAATTAACTGGTTATTGTATTGATGACGTATACACAACTGGTGTAACTGTAGAGGAACAATATTCTGAACCTGGAATAATTACTGATGGTGAATGGGAACAAGTTGCTATTAGATTTGTAATGCCAGAATATGATGAGTGTGATTTAAAGGATGGTAAACCTAGAAAGGGTAAGCTTATGTTTTATGTTGGGTGTTTATTAAAGTTCGTTGTTGAGGAAGTCGATGAATTTATAGCTAGAAGACTCAATGAATATAAGGATAAGCAATTAGGTGTTCCATTTAATATTAGTCTCGGTGGTGGTTCACAAGGTCTTTTAGAGTCAATGACGTTTGATGGTCAAGACCCAGATGATTTAGGTTTATCAATCCAAGAAAACTTCGCTGGAACATTTATTGGTGGAATATCACAATTCAGATTCTATGATTGCGATTTGAATTGGTGCGATTTGAAAAATAATTGTGCTGATGACTGTAAAAGATATGATATATGTGCTGGGTGTAAGTCTGAATTGACCATTCCGTTGGAGTCACTATTAGCACCAGGAACAGCACCAGCACCAGCGCCAGCACCAGCGCCAGCACCAGCGCCAGCACCAGCACCAGCACCAGCGCCAGCGCCTCAGAGTAATAGCACGATATATTATGGTAAAATAAATAAAACAACAATACTTAGTGGTGACACAAGTTCGTTGTTAAGTGATGTTAGGGTACAGTTAGTTGGTAGTCATGTGGAATTACCTAGTGGACCAGGTTATGGTTATATTTTAATACCAGATACAATGGATAGCCCATCTGTATTTAGGAATAGTACTAGTGGATGTGCTGGATTCTCAATACCTTTTATGTTACAAAATGATATAGTATTAACTTTATCGGGTAACCAATATATTTATAAAGTATACAGAACATTTGTCTCAACTCAATCATTAATTAACGTTTGGGCTTGTGTTTAATAAAAAATAAAATAGTTATATAGATGTCAGATTTTAATTTGAACGGTGGTATTGGTGTGATGGGATTCATTAGCCCCATGAACACCGAAGATACGTATTCAGTTATTGACCCAATATATGGTATTGATGGACTGAGGAATGTAGATGGAGTTTCAGACCTTAATAATATAACAATCGAGAGGCGTAGAGCTGGGATGTTGGTAGGTGTTGGTGGTGGAGAATCTTATTATAAATTAAAAAACATAATATGGGACTTAACTATAAATGATTGGGAGCCATTCACATTAACTAATGAAGTTAATTACGCTGATAAAGAGACACCATTAGGTGATATAGATGATGTTAATAAAAACTTTACATTACAAAATACACCAACATTATATAGTGAACATATTTACATAAACGGAATACTACAGGAAGAGTTATATGATTATACTATGAGTGCTAACACTATTTCGTTTATTGAATCTCCGTGGATAGGGGCAAGGATTAAATGTTCATACAGATATTAAGATAATAAATTACCTAAAGGGTGTTTCTTAATATATATAAGAAATATTACTGAGTTTAAAATTAAAAAATAGATAAAAAAAGGGGTATTAAACATTACGTTTAATACCCCCATTTTTTTTGTGAAATAATATATATTATATATTATTTACTATGATGGTTTATCACCTTCAGGTATTTATGCCCTAGGAGCTATCTTATCTCCATCACCTAATGGGGGCTCTCCACCTTCAGCATTAGGGTCAACGATTCCAGATTCTACTTGTGAAATATTACCAGCTGGGTTGCCTGGAGTTTGAGCACCAAAGGTTGGTATTCCATACTCAACCATAATACCACCCTCAGCAGCCAACATTTTAGATTCACCATTTAGAGTTATAGACACCAAAGATTTGTCTTCTCCTATAGTAGCAGTATAATCTCCTAGTTCTTCGTCTAACAACAAACCATTCATATAGAACATAAACGAACTAGCCATATATTCTTCTCCCAAATAAACTATACCTGTTTTATCATCATAATTACCAGGGTCAACAGTAGTTCTTCTAGGGGCGAATGATATAACGTTTTCCAACATTGCTCTATTAACTCCAGTTATTATTTCATCCATTGAATTAATACCTGGTGTAGTGTTAAATATCGCTTCATTTACTCTAACATCTAAAGCTTCATCGCCACTAATTCTAGCAATTGCTTCAGCATCAATAGCAGCTTGTAGTTCCGTTTTAGAATTCTGTGCGCTTTTAGATAAAGCATCTAAATTTTTGGCTAATCCATCTTCTGCTGCTAAAGCTCTTTCTTCTTCAGCAAAAATAGCATTTTCGATTTCAGCTTCAGCATCCTCTGCTCTTTTAGTTTCAGCATCTAAATTATCTTGAAGGTTAACAATTTCAGCATCAGCAACAACTTTTGCAGCAGCAATTTCAGCATCAGAAGTAGCTTTTGCAGCAACTATTGCAGCGTCAGCAGCAGCTTTATCAGAAGCATGTAAAGCTTCTAAAGCATCTGTGTATTCCTTAGCAGAAGCTAAAGTCGCAGAATCTCCAGAAATTCTAGCAGCTATTTCACCAGCTAATTCAGAAGTGTGAGTTCCTAATGCAGCAGTAATAGCAGCAGAAAGGTCACTATCGGCAGCTTGAAATGCTCCAACAACTTCAGTTAAAGAATCCAAGGCAGATGGGTCAACATTAGAAATGATATCAGCGATTTGGTTACTCAATTCTAATTCAGCAGCATCAGAAGCAGCTTGATTAGCATCAACCTCAGCTTGTAAAGCAGCAATTGAAGAATCAGAATCAACTTTTGCAGCAGCATCAGCAGCTTTATAAGCCAAATCCATAGCAGCAAATGCAGCATCAGCATCAGCTTCGTTTTGGTTAACGTCAACTTGTAAAGCAGCAGTAGCAGCATCAGCAACAACTTTTGCAGCAACTATTGCAGCGTCAGCAGCATCTTTTGCAGCAGCAATTTCACCATCAGAAGTAGCTTTTGCAGCAACTATTGCAGCGTCAGCAGCATCTTTTGCAGCAGCAATTTCACCATCAGAAGTAGCTTTTGCAGCAACTATTGCAGCGTCAGCAGCAGCTTTTGCAGCAACTATTGCAGCGTCAGCAGCAGCTTTATCAGAAGCATGTAAAGCTTCTAAAGCATCTGTGTATACCTTAGCAGAAGCTAAAGTCGCAGCATCTCCAGAAATTCTAGCTTCAATTTCAGCACCTAATTCAGAAGTGTGAGTTCCTAATGCAGCAGTAATAGCAGCAGAAAGGTCACCATCAGCAGCTTGAAATGCTCCAACAACTTCAGTTAAAGAATCCAAGGCAGATGGGTCAACATTAGAAATGATATCAGCGATTTGGTTACTCAATTCTAATTCAGCAGCTCTTGCAGCAGCAGCTTCAGTAGATATAGCCTCAGCGTTTACCGCTTCAGCAGCTCCAGCTCTTTTTGACTCAGCATCTAAATTATCAGTTAATAAGGTTAGGTCACCTTCTAATCCAGGTAAATCACTTTTCTCTATACCTATCGGTTCGTTGATAATTGCATTATCTAATCGTTTTAACGATTGTTTATTTAAATCTATTTTAGACATAATTTTTGTTTTTTATTTTATTTTATTATTATTATTATTATTATAACGTGTTCGTTTACACAAGAAAATTAATTTTCTTTTGGGGATGAATAAAAATATGAATATGAATTTTAGATTAACCTGGAATATGATGTGAGGAGATTCCTCTATATTCCACTTGATAGTAATTTAAATAAGATGTAAATTTTAATATAAATAAGAATACACATTGTGCATTCACGTATTATAAATATGTGTTAATTTTTAAAAAGACTATTTTTTTTTTAATTAAAATTAAAAACTTAAATATTGTAAATTAGATTTTTTAAGTTTTTGATTGCATTCGTGTATGATAAAGGGGTGCAGCTACCTTCTTCTGTTAGATATAGATTAACTAAATCTAATAGTTCGTCATTAGATTTAAATGAAAAATTAGTTTTACCCTTAACTTTTTCAGCCTTTAGTTTTTGATTGTTTAGCTTTAAAAAAGCGGCTAGGTATAAATCTGTTGTTTTGTAGTTTTTAGTTTCTTTCATGGTTATGTTTAGTTCCTACATATAAATATAATAAAATAGATTAAAGATTTATTTTTTATTTATTTTATTAACATATAATTGTATTATTTTATCTTTATCCTCATCCGATTTAGTGTGGACCCATAACCATAAATAAGACTTTTCAAAGTCAATGAATTTTTGTTTTTCCATATTTAATAACAACCTTAATGTGCTAACATGTTCTTCCTTAAGGTTAACCTCAACATTTAATTCATTACCTATTACAGATAAACCAATTAAATCATTTGTATCATAAGCTAATTTAGCTGAATTATATAACCCCAAAAACTCATCTGTCTTTATTGAATCAGGGTGGGTTTTTTTCATCACATCTCTAAAAATCTTTTTCATTAATTTTTTAGTTTCTGGTGTTAATTCTTCGTCAGCTATTTTTTTAATAACTTTAATATCTTTATTTATTGGTTTTACCTCACTATCCACGTCTGGTTGTTTAACACCACAATTCACCTCTTCAATAAATTTTGATGTGTATTTATCTATAACCTCTTTTTTATATTCTTCATCTAACTTAAGTAAGTCATATTCCTTAAGTAATTTTTGTATTTCTAATTTCTTTAAAGTGTCCATATTCTATAAATATTACAATTAAGACTATATAAGTTAGTTTTTAGAAATAATTGTGATAATGACTTTGAAAAATATTATATGTGTTGGGTGTAGGCTATTATATATTGATACTTAATTAATGTGGAACCTTACTTATATTATAGAATTAGTTAAAATACTATAGTAATAATTTTAACTTATAAGTTAAAATTACATATTTATATAATAAACATTTACTGTAGTAAATTTAAACATGTTGTAATTAACTTAAGATAGTTTTTATGTTTCGGTAAAATTAAAAAATTATACTAGTAGTAAGGTAATAGAAAATGTAATAAATAATTACACAATAAAAGATGTTGTGTTGGTGTTTCAACTGGAACATATAAGATAATAATAAGATAAAGATATAAAATAATGGCTAATAATAAATTAATACTTAGAACCCTTAATAGTCCATGGGTTTATCCTACAACAGATATAACTAAAAATTCAGTTTTAACTCATTCCGATGTAGATAATAACTTCATTTATCTTAAGGGTGAAGTAGTGTATACTGCTCAAACTTCTGGTACAGATTTAATACTTAATAAGGTTAATAATTCCAATATGGTAGTTGACTTAAGTAGTGTTGGTGCATTCACACATGTATCCGCTGGAACTATCACGCCAACAAACGCTTATGGTAATACAAATCCATCTAATTACTCATCAATACTTGGTGGGTCTGGTAATACTATGAACGTAACAGGTTATTATGGGGGTGTAATGACATCAATGGTTATTGGTGGTGGTAAAGGAAATACTAATGGTAGTATATATTCAAATATTGGTGGTGGTTCAAATAACAATATTGGTGTTGGGATGAATTATGTTTATGGTAATTATACTTATATATACGGTAATTGTGTTATCGGTGGTGGTTCAAATAATAATATAGATGACCTTGCTATAAATTCTGTAATAGGTGGTGGAGGAAATAACAATATTTCGTTCTTGGGGTCCTATTCTGTAATAGGTGGTGGTATAAATAATAATATTACTAGTGCTTCTAGTAGTTCATCAATCCTTGGTGGTGAAAATAATAATAATAATCATAAAAATTCACATATAATAGGTTCTGATATTACATCTGTAAGTACTGATACAACTCACGTTGAAAAGCTTAATATTAAAACGCTTAATGGAACAACAGCAGTTACAGCATTAGGACTTGATGTAAACGGAATGGTTGTGGATGGGTCTACTTTAGGTGGTGGAGCTGCATTCACACATGTTTCAAGTGGTATAATTACACCAACAAACGCTTATGGTAATGTAAATTATTCTGACTACTCATCAATCCTTGGTGGGTATGGTAATTCTATTAGTGGTAGTGGTAACAATAATGGTTCTGTAATTAGTGGTGGTTTTTTAAATACTATCTCTTTATTAGGTGGGAATGCTATTATAGGTGGCGGTGTATATAATACAATTAATTCAAGTGGTTCTATAATTGCTGGTGGTCAAAATAACGAAATAAAAACAAATTCAAGTTTTGTATCAAATATTAGTGGTGGTAAATTCAATTTGATTTATAGTTCTGGAAGTGTTATTGGTGGTGGTGGAAATAATGTTATTGGGACAAGTTGTTCTTATTCAACAATAGCTGGTGGTTCAAATAATAATATTACTGGTGGTAATAAATGTGTTATAGTTGGTGGTTCAAATAATAATACAATTAATTCTTTACAATCTTTTGTCGGTGGTGGTATAAATAATACAGTTAGTGGTTCTTCTTCTTCAATAATAGTTGGTGGTGAAAATAATACTATAGAACCCCTTTCTTTCAAATCTATAATAGGTGGTGGTGAATTAAATGTTATTACTAGTGCTAGAAAATCTTTTATTGGTGCTGGTGAAAATAATAGTATTAGTGGTGGTGGTAGTGATGTTTCTCACGTAATTGTTGGTGGTTATGAGAATAAAATTTTATCTTCATCACCTTTCAGTAAAGAAAATAATATTATTGGTGGTAGATTAAATTTGATTGAAGGTGTTTCTTCTTCTTCAACAATAGTTGGTGGTTCAAATAATAATATTACTGGTGGTACAAGTTCTATCATAGGTGGTGGTCAAACAAATATAATTAATAGTAGTTTCTCAACAGTTGGTGGTGGGCGTGATAATGTTATTGATGCGTATCATGGATTCATCGGTGGTGGTGATGATAATCATATTGTTGATGGTGTAAAATCTATTATCGGTGGTGGTGAAAGAAATGAGATTCACGAACCTCACTCATTTATCGGTGGTGGATTATATAATAGAATTCAAACCTCTAATAGTGGTAATAATAATAGTATCGTTGGTGGCACTGCTAATATTGTTAGTGGTACCTTCTCAACAGTAGGTGGTGGTAAACAAAATAATATAGTAACTGGATGGTATAATACTATCGCTGGTGGGTTTAATAACACAACTAATCTTGGTGGTAAAAATATCATTGGTGGTGGTGAAAATAATAGTATTAATTATTATTATTCATCAATCCTTGGTGGTAAAGATAATACCGTTAGTAGTAGCTATTCAATAATAGGTGGTGGTTATAATAATACTATTACTGGTACTACTGGTACTTCATTATACATTACTCATAACTTTATTGGTGGTGGTAGTGATAACATTATAAGTGGTGTTAATTACTCTACTATTGGTGGTGGTTATAATAATGCAAATAATGGGCCATATAGTGTTATCGGTGGTGGGCAAAATAATACAATTAATTATTATGGTAGTTACTCATCAATCCTTGGTAGTGATAATACTATAAATCATTCAAGTTCACATATAATAGGTTCTGAGATTACATCTGTAAGTGCTAATACAACTCACGTTGAAAAGCTTAATATTAAAACGCTTAATGGAACAGCGTTTAATGTTGGTTTAGGTTTGGATGTTAATGGAATGGTTGTTAGCGGTTCTACTGGTGGTGGTGGTCTTACCATTGACCCTTATTATGATGAGGGTAACGTTAATTCCGTTACTTGGGATGTGTCAGGTACCTCAACAAATTATGAAGCAACACTTACAGGTGTCACAACACTTAATATATCTAATGTAAGAAATGGTGATTATGGTACAATAATAGTATCACAAGATGGGGTTGGTTCACGCACATTGTCTTTTGGGACTGTTAATGGTGGTGGTGGTTTACATAAAGTTATAAATGGTGGAGGTGGTGTACCGACACTAACAACAAACGCAAACGCAATAGATATACTTTCATTTACGTATAATGGTGTTACGATGTATTGGACAGTAGGTAATGATTATACTTAAAATTAGTAATTATGAGTAGAGGACAATTTAGGTCAAGAAATAGGGTAGGGGAAACAATGTCGTTCCAAACTAATTCTAGTAGTACATTAAACCCAACGGTATTTTTTTTACCTGGTCTTTCTGATAGGGTTTCTTGGGATTTAGGTGAAGGTGGTGAAGGTGGTAGATATGTTGCGGATAATAGTTTATCTTATACCTATCCAGATGGTACAACAAAAACCGTTGTATTACGAACAAATAAATTAAGTAATTTGAACTATTTCTCATCAGTTAGTGATAATTTAGTTGGTAATTTAGATATGTCTGGATGGGATAATTTAGGTTATTTTAGGGTTACTTATAGCCCATTATTAACTAGTATTACCCATACCACATCAACAGGGGGTAATTATCAAGCTAATAATTGTGGTTTAACAGGAAATCATGATGTATCAATGTTATCTGGATTAGGTGGTCTTTTTTATATTAACAATAATTCATCATTAACTAGTATTACTCATGGGGCATCAACACAGACATTTGGTAATTATCGAGCTCAGAGTTGTAATTTAACAGGGAACCATGATATGTCAATGGTAACTGGATTAAGTGGGACTTTTTATGTTTATTCAAATTCATCATTAACTAGTATTACCCATGGGGCATCAACACAGACACTTAATAATTATAGAGCTAGTTCTTGTAATTTAACAGGGAACCATGATATGTCCATGTTACCTGGATTAAGTGGGACTTTTCTTATTGGTGATAACCGAAATTTAACCAGTATTACCCATGCAGCAATAAGTGTATTAGGAATACCTACTGGAGCTTTTGGAACACCAATACCAGGACCACCACCACCATCACCACCAACACCATCATTACCACCATGGTCTAGCACGGGAACAACAGATGGAACTTCAGTCAGTGGTCTTACGATGACTGGTTTAATAAGCAGTGCTACTGCTGATGTGAGTGTGTGGATTTTATTTGGTATAATTACAGTAACTGTGGACTCAGTAAATTCTCAAACCTTTGTTGTAGGTGAAACAGTAACAATTCCCTCATATGATTGCGGAGGTTGTGGTGATTCTGAATGGACAGAACCACTCACATATGTTCTTGTGGATGCTGATTTTAGTTGGGTTGTCGATACAATACCAGTGTTTAATAATTATAAAGCTAATAATTGTAATTTAACAGGGAACCATGATATGTCCATGTTATCTGGATTAGGTGGTCTTTTTTATATTAACAATAATTCATCATTAACCAGTATTACCCATACAGCATCAACAGAAGTGTTTAGTGAATATATCGCCAATAATTGTGATTTAACAGGAAATCATGATATGTCAATGTTACCTGGTTTAGGTGGGAAGTTTTACATTTATTCTAACCCGTTATTAACTGGTATTACCCATACAACATCAACAGAAGTGTTTAGTGAATATTACGCTCATTCTTGTAATTTAACAGGTAATCATGATATTTCCATGTTACCTGGATTAAGTGGGAGGTTTAGAATACACAGTAATCCATTATTAACTAGTATTACCCATGGGGCATCAACAGAAGTGTTTATTGAATATCAAGCTCAGAGTTGTAATTTAATAGGAAATCATGATGTATCAATGTTATCTGGATTAGGTGGTTCTTTTTATGTTTATTCTAACCCGTTATTAACTGGTATTACCCATACAACATCAACAGAAGTGTTTACTGGATATCAAGCTTATGATTGTGATTTAACAGGAAATCATGATATGTCCATGTTACTTGGATTAAGGAACTGGGTACAGCTATACGGTAATTCAGCATTAACGGGGATAACGTTCCCACTTAGTTTACAAACATTTAGAAATCATTCGGTGGGAGGTAGTATATACAGGGATTACGCATTTAGTTTAAGTGATTGTGATATGGGTTATTCTAGTTTTTTACCATTATCTGGTGCAACATTAGATGTTAATTATTTTCAAGGGGCGTATATTGATTTAAGTGGTAATAATATGTTAGCATCAGAAGTTAACCATTATTTATTTGATTTTAATAATTTATCAACAAACCTAAACCCAACTGGGTGGTCTGGTGTTACATTATTTATTGATGGAACTAACGCAGCACCAGACTCATTTAGTGGTGGGTATGATGGTATTGCCGCTTTAAGTAGTTTAACGGGTGGGACAAATAATTGGATAATAACAACAAGTTAATATATATAACATTATCAATATTATGTATATTTATATAATAAATAATAAATAAAAAAATAATAATATGAAAATTTTATTTAAATACAGGGCAGAAGGTGGTAGGGTTATCACAACAAATAACGGTGATGAAAAAATAATGGTAATAAGAACAGGTCCAAGAGGTATTGTTGCTAGAGTTTATGAGAGTCGTCTGATAGTTATTTGGAGTAAAGAAGATGCTGATAGCCATATCGATGATTCAGAAGATGATTTGATTCAAAAAATAATTGAAGTGTTAAACGTTTAATACTTTATATTTTGGTTTAAAGAGTTATATTTAATACATGAAAAAAATTAATTTAATAGCTGGAATGCCACGTAGTGGTTCAACATTGTTGTGTAATTTACTTAACATGAATCCAAAGTTTCACGCAACACCAACGTCCCCAGTAATAGATGTATTACAGAATATTAGAAGTAGTTACTCACATAACATTACTTTTAAGACTCAAGATAGACTCGAATTATTTGAGAATATGAGTAAGGGACTTAAAGGATTTATGGATGGTTATTACTTTGATAAAGATATAATCTTCGATAAGAGTAGAGGTTGGGCTAATAATCTACCATTACTTGATACTATATTGGAACACACAGATACCAAGATAATATGGACTTATAGAGACCCAGTTGAGGTTGTTAGTAGTATTGAGAAACATTATCAGAAAACAATTCTCTTAGAAAATTCTGATGAAAATGGTGGTGGAAATTTCTCAACACTTGGTAGTAGAGTGGATAACTTCATTAATGATGGTGGAATTATTGCTAGACCAGTATGGCTTTTAAATGATGCTTTTGAAATGGGTTATTCTAATAGAATACTTATTGTACCTTATAATCAATTGACTATTAACACACAAGAGGTTATGGATAAAATACATGATTTTGTGGGGGAAGAAAGATATCAATACGATAAGAATAATTTTAGTGATTTAAAACAAACTACTAAAGAATTTGATGGGCTTTATAATTTTAAATTTCCACACTCTATTAAAGAGGGTGAAGTTAAATATGTAAAACATAATATTAATTTACCAGAACATATTATAGAAAAGATTAATCATAGGTTCACTTGGATTAACGATTTACTAAAAAGATGATATTTATTAATAAATAGACTTATGGATTTCAGCATTAATAAAGGTTCAACTTTACCCATTTTAAAAATGGAGCTAATAAAAGATGGTAGATATACTTATCATGAATTTAATAATATGTTACAGAATAGTAAGGTCTATTTTAGTATGGCTAATATCACCACTGGAGTTAAGAAGATTGGTAAAAAGTCAGCTATTTGTATTCTTAAGGATGAATATGATGGGTGTAAAGATGAAGAATATTATATAGCTTATCAATTCACATCTAAAGACACCGCAAAGCCTGGTAGTTACGTTGGTAACTTCACAATTGAATTTCAAGATGGTTCTGGAACACTTGTGGTTCCAATTAGAGAAGAATTATATATTCACGTTCTGGATGGTTCAATAAAAAAATAATTGTATTTTTATACGTCATTATATGTAATAAAATTACTAAATATGGGTGACAATTAGAATATAAATTAAATTAAATGAGAATAAAAGTTGCATCTTTAATTTTAAAATGGTATTTTTGTTAAGCAATTTGCAAATTGCTTAAAACACCTATTTTCACCTTACCCCTTGATTTATAACTTTATTAACAATACTTTTACTAAAAATGTAATAACATGGAAAAGGAGAAAGTTAGTTTTGAAGTAATTGAGAAGTTCTTAGAGGGTAGAGACCCACAGAAGTATATTGTGAGTATTGAAGCATCATACCATGAACAATTCGTATCACTTATTATTAATGACCCAGATAAGGGTAAATTTATAGAGAAGCACTCTTATAATCCATTTATATGGATGAAGCACAGTGTTGCTGATATAATGTATAATGGTAAGCGAGGTGATATAAAAGCGGCCATGACAAAATATGGTGTAAAGATAAAAGCTTTAACTATAGAGGATAGTGATGGTAATATTCCAGAAAGATTAGAGGATGGTTATAAATTTATGGCTAGTTGTAAAACTAGTTATTCAAATCTTATTCAATTCTTTAGAGATGGTGGTGTAGATATCTTTGATGAGAAATATAAAAAGATGTTTGTTGCATTCGCACCAGCAGAACAATTCTTTATTCAAACTGGTAAAAGACTTTTTAAAGGGATGGATGAGTATAATGATGTTCATAGATTTCAGTTTGATTTAGAAACAATGGGTCTTGATGGTTCAGTTAGTCCAATATTCCAAATAGGTATTAGAGATAATAGAGGGTTTGAATTAATTCTTGAAACAAAAGGAGATACTGATGCTGAAAAAAGAGATTCTGAAAGAGAAAATATTTATACATTCTTTGAGGCTATAGAAAGAATATGTCCAGATATTATCACTGGATATAATTCAGAAAACTTTGATTGGCCTTATTTAAAGAAAAGGTGTAATAGGCTTGGTATTGATATAACTAGTATCGCTAAAACACTTAATAAGAAACATAAGATTAGATGGAAAGATTCTATGATTAAGTTAGGTGGTGAATCAGAATATTATCAACAAACAATGATGTGGGGTTTTAATATACTTGATATATCTCATTCCGTTCGTAGAGCTCAAGCAATTAATTCAAATATTAAATCTTGGTCACTTAAATATATTACAGAATATTCTGGTGTAGCTAAACCTAATAGAGTTTATGTTCCAGGTGATATGATTTATACCACATGGGCTGATGAGAGAGATTATTGGTATAATGATAGTAATGGTACTTATGGTTTAATGGAGACTCTTATTGAAGAGAAACAAAAAGAATTATCAAATGAAACTGTTGACAAATTACTTGAAATGGGTGGTCTTACTAGGGTTAGTGGTGCTTATATAGTTCAAAGATATCTTAAGGATGATTTATGGGAAACAGAACAAGTGGATGGTATATATAACCAAGCAGCTTATTTGATTGCTAAGTTATTACCTACATCTTATATGAGAAGTTCTACAATGGGCACAGCTGGACAATGGAAACTTATTATGGCTTCTTGGTCTTATGAACAAGGGTTAGCTATACCAGCATTAGAGCCAAAAAGAAGTTTTACTGGTGGTCTATCTAGACTTTTAGAAGTAGGGTACGCTAGAGATGTTATTAAGTTAGATTTCGCTGCACTATATCCAAAGACTCAGTTAACTCATGGTATATTCCCAGAGCTTGATATATCTGGAGTTATGGAAGGTTTATTGACTTATGTTGTTGATAAGAGAGATGAATTTAAATTCCTTACAAGTGAACATAAAGATAAAGCTAGGAAGTTAAAGGGTCAATTAGATGATAATATAGATAAACTTACACCAGATAGAATAGCTAAGGCTAAAGAGATGATATCTAAAGATAAGAAGATAGCTTCTGATTACGATAAGAAACAGTTACCACTTAAGATTCTTGCTAACTCATTCTTCGGTGCATATGGTGCTCCCTATATATTTAACTGGGGCGATACTGATTGTGCTGAAGAAACAACTTGTAGAGGAAGACAATACTTGAGGCTTATGGTTAAGCATTTTTATGAGAAGTATGATTTCAGACCACTAGTTGGAGATACTGATGGTTTTAACTTTGCTATTCCAGAATCAGCTAAAGACATTAAATACACTTGTAAGGCTAATCATTGGAAAACTAATCATTATACACCAGGAACTAAGTTGGATGGCTTAGATGCAGTATTAGCAGAGTTTAATGAAGTACATATGATAGGTAGAATGGGGTTAGATGTAGATGATATATGTTCTTCAACAATAAACTTCGCTAGAAAGAATTATGCAAATGATATAGATGGTAAGGTTAAATTAGTGGGTAACTCTATTAAGAGTAAGGCAATGCCAGTTTATATCGAAGAGTTTTTAGCTAAAGGTATTAGGTTTCTATTAGATGGTAAAGGATATGAATTTATAGAATGGTATTACTCATATGTGGATGACATTTATAATTATAGAATTCCAGTTGCAAAGATTGCATCTAAATCTAAGGTTAAAATGACTGTTAAGAATTATAAGAGTGTTTATACAAAACAAACTAATAAGGCTGGAAATCTTAAAGCAAGACAAGCTCATATGGAGTTAATAATTGCTAATGATTTAGATGTTAATTTAGGTGATGTAATTTATTATGTTAATACTGGTTCTGCTAAATCACATAGTGACGTTAAAGCTATAAAGGATAAAGAAACTAAACAAGTTATAGAGATTAAATTTAATTCTAAGATTATTTCATCTGAACAATTAGAAAAGAATCCAAACTTAACTAATGATGAATATAATGTCTCTAAATACTTAGATGCTTTTAATAAAAGAATTAAACCTCTATTGGTTTGTTTTGACCCAGAGATGAGAAGTGAAATCATTATAGATGTTTATAAAGATAAAAAGACTAAGGTTCTTAAATTAAAAGAAAGAAGTGTATTTACTGAAAAGCAATGCGTAATGATGGCTGGTAAACCATTTGAAGATAGTGACCAGGACACTTATGATGCACTTATGACAATGGAAGATAAAGAAATTAAATTCTGGGATTCTGTTGATAAGCTTCCAAATAATATGGAGCAAAAAGAATGGGATATAGTTAGGGGTGATTATCTTGAAAGAATGAGGGTTGAGAGAATATCGGGTATTTCAAGTGAAAAGGCTTTATTAACTGATATCTGTATGAGATGTGAAATTTCTCAATTAGAATCTATTAGAGAAAGTGGTGAATGGCCAAAAGAAATAATGGTGTTCAGTGAAGTAGTTAAAGATGAAGATGGTGTATGGTATTTTAAATCTAAGAAATGGGAAGTTAAATTACATGATGCTGACGAATTATTTAAGTATTATGAAGAAGCTATGCGAAGAGCAAGTTATTATAATACTATAGATGATGTAGAAGATAGATATGAGATGTGGTTAGATTATAAATCATCGCAAGAACATACATAAACAAGAAAGGAGCTAATTAAAGCTCCTTTTTTTATTTTACCCAGAATCCTAGTGGTCTGAATTTTAAGTGTTTATTTAAGTATTCAGCTTCGACAGCCCCTCTTTCTAATTGTTTTGTAGTAGAAAGTCTATCAAGTCTAGTATCAAGTCTTTCAAGAATTGCTTTTCTTTCTTCATTACCTTCTGATAGTAGTGATTCATAATCCATAGTTCTTTCAGCTTCTGGTGGTCCAATAACCCCACCGAACTTACCTCTTGTTCTACCCAATGCTCTTTTAGATTCAGCAATAAATAAATTTCTAACAAGAACTTTAGTAGGTTCATTAAAGTCAGCAAAGTCTAATTTAGCTAAAGGAACATCATTAGGTAATTTAATAATATCTGGATTATCTTTTCTACATTCATCTACATTTTCAGCTGTTGTGTCATAATAATGATACCATACTTGACACCCAGTAAGATTAACTGAACTTAATTGACCACCACCAACTCCATGACCAAATGACATCTTAGAACCTGGAACACTCATTAAGTGTAAAAGTCTTGTTCCATCTGGACCAGCAGTTACCTTATATGTTAAATCACTTCTAAGTATTCTATTTTTAAGATTTAAATCTTGTGCAGTAAGAAGAATATCGTAAGCTGGTGCAATATAATATCCACCATTTCCACCCATTCCATAACCACTTCCACCGCCACCACCAGTACCTAACTGACCAAATCCACCACCATATCCGTAATCGATTCCACCGTAATTAGCGAAAAGTGCCATTTGTGTTGTGGGAGGTGTAATCCAGAGTACTTCATTAATTTCTCTACCAGCTGGTATTTGATAAACTTGTCTACCAGCTTCTATTGTTACGTAATCCTTTTTTAATTCCCATGGACCTCTTGATTGAAGGCCAACTTGTTTTGAATAAGCGTAAGTATATTGACTCATGAAATCAAAATCTCTAACACTTAATGCAAATGCCATATCTGTTGTATTTATATTCTCACCTAATAATGATTGCCATTGATGTTCTATAAGCCATTCTTGTACATATTGTGCGTAATCTTCCGTTGCTATTTCTAATAACGTACATAACATATCATCAGTTAATTCAATCTGACGAAGAGGTGCACCCATTGATACACGAAATTGTTGGAATATTCTTTCCTTGTCTGTTATACTTATTCCCATAATATTGTTTTATTATAAATATTATGAAATAAGGTAATATTTAATCATTTAAGAATTTCTTTGTTAATTCTAGTGCTTCCTTAATACTTTTAAAACTAATTTGTGGGGAAAGTATTGTTTTATTGACCAGTATAATTGGTACACTCTCACTTTTACCTATCTCCATAATCTTTTTAGTTTCTTCTTTATTTTCATCTAATTCAATATCTACATAAATAAAATCAATGTTATTATTTTCATAAAATTCTTTTAATTCTTGGCAGTAAGGGCATTCTTCAAAACCATAAAGTCTAACTTTCTTCATATTCATCTATTATTTCTTCAAGCATTATTTCTATTGTTTCTTCTTCATTAATATGTTTTTGACCCATTATTATGTTAATGATATCTTGTTTTCTTTGAAGTGTTTCCCACATTCTTACTGAAACTGTTTTTTCAAACAACTGATAATAAACCGTTACATTATTCATTTGTCCTATTCTGTATGCTCTATCTTCAGCTTGTTCGTTGTTCCCAGGTACCCAATCAAAAGAATTAAAAATAACATGAGTAGCTTCAGTTAGGGTAATACCAACACCAGCAGATATTATATTACCAATAAATACTTCAACCTTATCATTTTGTTGAAACTTATCTATTGATAATTGTTTTTCTTTATCACTCATTTTACCATAATGTATAACACATTTATTACCAAAGTGTTTTTGTAGGGCTAATAGTTCATCAGTAAAATTTGTAAATATAATAACCTTGTTATCTTGTTCTATTATATCTTCTGCCATAGCTATACTCTCTGGTATTGCTTCCATAGCAACAAACTTTCTAAGAAGACCTAGTTCAACTAAATCTCTTTCTGGTTCACCTCTTTTCTTTTTCTTTTTTCTTTCTACTAAATATTCTTCCCAAAGGTCATTATATTCACCCCATTGTTTATCGGTAAACTTATGATATGTTGGGACCATTAACTTATCTGGCATATCCTTTATTTCAGTCTTAAGTCTTCGCTTATATATATGTTTAGTCTTAATTGCAAGTTCTTCTAAGTTTGAAGCGCCATTAGTGAGCCATATCTTCTTCCTTTGACCATTTTTAAGCGTTGTGGTGATTTGTTTACCTTCACAATACCTCAGAACATAGAATTTAAAGTTATCCACTAAGGGACTCTTAATAAGCCTTAAAAGATTATAATAATCCATAGGTCTATTTGCAACTGGTGTTCCACTTAAAAGCCATACCTTTTCGATATTATGATTAACACAAAGGTCTTTCATGATACTACCTCTATTACTTTTAGGATTCTTTAACTTATGTGCTTCGTCTATAATAACTAAATCAAAATTACCTTGTACTAAGTGTTGATTATCCCAACATATATCTTCTTCTTTAATATTCTTTCCAGGTACTTCATGGAAGTTTTTAAGTATATCATAATTAATGATAGTAAATTTAGCTTGGTCCCATTTCTTTCCACTTATAATGGTAGTATCAAAGTTCTGGAAGTAATTGATTTCTCTTTCCCAGTTTATCTTTACGGCTGAAGGACAAATAATAAGAATCCTTTCAGCGCCACACTCAAGTGCCGCAACTATTGATTGTAAACTTTTACCTAATCCCATATCATCAGCTAAAAGACAACCGTTATTAGTTAAAAGGAATTTTATACCATCTTTTTGGTGGTCATAGAATTTTCTACCGATACTACCATCCTTAAGAATAAATGTATCTAATTCCTCGTACTTTTCAAAATCAACATCAATATCCACTTCTTCATGATAAAGGTCATCAAGTATTTGAGTCTTAGGGATGAAATACATTCTAGACTTTTCTTGATTTCTTTTTAGTTTACCGTAAATATGGTATGTCTTTTCGTTATCAGCAAGTAGGTATTCAACAAGTATTCTTTCTGGTTTAAAAGAAAGTCTTTCGTTTCGTTGTAACTCTTCACCTAAATAATCGGTAATCCCAATTACCTTATTAATATGTAACGGTATAAAATCATAATTATGAATTATATATTTTGTTTGGTTGGTTGTTAATTTTAACTTACCGTCTTTAGCTAAATCACTCTTAAGTTTTTTAATGTAGGGGTTCTTACCTTCATATTTTCTTAGTAGTTCAATCGCATCTCTACCTTTTATATCATCTAAATTTATCAAGTTAATTTAATTAATGTTATTCGTTATAAAGATTTAATATAATGAATTTTATTAAAAAAATCAAGTCTTTTAGAATTATTACTTATTTCTAAATATTTATCTAATAAAGACAATGGCAACACCAAGAAGAATACCTATAAATCGTAATAACAAGTTTTTTTCACAGGAGGATTTTGAGTTGGATGTGAATATGGGTAGGGAAGCAATTGAAGGTGATGGTAATTTTGTAGTAATACTTTATAGGGTTGATAGGGAAATGACCGCATCTGATGACTTATATGGTGAAGCTGGTAAAGATGATATTAGATTCTTTCCACCAGTTGAATTAAGGGTGGCGTTAACATTTAATGAGGCAGAAAATAAAGCTTATAATAGTGGTTCTGGTAGTCTTAGATATTTACAAGATGGTCAATTATCTTTTGGGGTATATGAAGCTCAATTAGCAGAATTAGATGTTCAATTAAATTATGGTGATTATATTGGTTATGCCGTTAGCGAAACAGATGTTAGGTATTTTTCAGTTGTTAATGATGGAATTAAGAATTATGATAATAAACATACCATTATGGGGTATAAAGGTGCATTTAGAACTGTAGTTTGTGCTAGTGTAGATGAAAACGAATTCAGAGGATTTTAGAAGATTTAAAAATAGGAAATTATGTGTGCACTTCCAAAGGGATTTAAAAAAAATATAAAGATACTGAAAGATAAGGTTGGTTTCGATAGAAGGCAAGGTATTCTTGACGATATAGCTGATAATGGTACATTCCTTCCTAGAGGGGTTATGTATGAAGATATGGATAAATCTTTTATCGAATTCGTTGATAAGGATTTACAATTAGTTATTGATGGTGAAACTGTACCTGTTATTTTTCTAACACTTCAAAGATGGTCGGAGTTTTCTAAGACTTGGCAACATGCTGATAAATATAAGGATATTAAGATGCCGTTTATTACGATTGTTAGACAACCTAATCCACAAGTGGGGAATAACCAAGCTGGGTTATTTAATATTCCAGGTAGAAGAACTTATACATATATGAAAGTACCCACTTTTGAGGGTGGTAGAAAGGGTATTGATGTCTATAAGATTCCACAACCAACTTCAGTAGATATCACTTATGAGGTAAGACTTTTCTGTAATAGAATGAGAGACCTTAATAAACTTAATATAAAGGTAGTTCAAGCGTTTAACGCAATTCAATATTACATAAGGGTTAATGGTCACCCTATGCCATTACTTCTAGAAAGTATTGGAGATGAGAGTAATATAGATGATTTTGAAAATAGAAGATTCTATGTTCAACCATATGAAATAAAGTTAGAGGGATATGTTCTAGATGAGGACCAGTTTGAAGTTATACCAGCTATTAATAGAGCGTTAGTTATGGGTGAGATTTCTGAAACGCCAATAGTACCCAGGTTTACAGCTAGTACTAATAAAACTGAAGGTACATTCTCATATAATGTTATATTTAAACCTCAATCAGAACCATCATTTAGTTATATAGTTGACTACGATAGTAAGTATACTAATATCGTTAATATTGAAGGTGCTACAAACATTGAGATTAGGGTAAATGGAGTGCAAGTATTTAATGGTATAGATTTTACCACTTCTTTTGTCGTAAATGCTGGTAGCGAGATATATATTAAAGTAAGTAGAAATATATATTCTACTGCTAAATTTACACTAATAGGAAACATAATATAAAAAAATGAGCTGTAATAGTAACACACCAAATGTAAATAAAACATTTATTATAGAGCCTCAATCACTGACTGGGGGTACACCAGTATTATCCGCATGTACGTCTTTATATACTAACTTAATACAGGCTTGTTCTGGTGGAACTGTTAACTTCAGTGATAATATAAATATTAGTGGTGCTATTAGTGGTGTAACATATTATGGTGATGGTTCAAAACTTACTGGTATATCAACTGTAGATAATTTTGTAAGTGGTGGTACGTATAATAGTGGTTCTACAGTTTTAGAATTTGTTGGTAATAGTTCAGCTACAACATTTAATGTGGATGTATCTGAATTATTAGATAATACTAACTATTATGTTACTAATGCACAATTTAGTGGTTCAACACTTATCCTTACAAGAAATGGTGGGTTATCAGCACTTACATCTGAATTCACAGCTACAACAGTAGATACATTTGTTAGTGCTGGTACATTTAATCAAGCAACTGCTGCAATCGATTTCAGTGGAAATAGTTCTGGAACAACATTTAGTGTTCAGTTAAATTCTTTAACCGCTAATACGTATACAAATAATAGTGAATTAGTAAATAATACGATATTCTTTGATACTAACTTGGCTCTTTCAGCTTATTCAGTTGATTTAACCCCATTAGTGTTTACTGGTAATACATCTGGTGATTGTATTACTGACTTACATATAAGTAATCTTTATGGATGTTCACCAATAACTACACATGATAAGTTAATATTATTAAGTGGTTTAACTTTTTCTTCCATAACTAAAGATAATTCTTTAATCCAAATATTAGGTAGAAATTCTACTACTGGTGATGTTGAATACAGAGATGTAAGTAGCATTATTACAGGGGCAACATCTACAATAACTGCGTCAAACGGACTTACAAAGACGGGTGATAATATAACCCTTGGTGGTGTATTAACTGGTGATACAACAATAAATATTGATAATAACACATTCGCACTTTCTGGTGGTAGCGTCTCAATGGATGACGGTACAGGGATTAATATCGGCACAAATATAATTGATGGTGGGTCTGGTTTCTTTGGTTCATCAAACTACATACAATTGAGAACTAAGTCTGATTATAGTGAACCTTGGTTCTATATGAATGGTAGCCAATCTACAAGCTCTATCGGTAAATTCTTTCAGTGGAATCTTGGTGACCAAAGTCTTGACATTGCATTCACATTTGCAAAACCTTCAGCTAACCATTACCAATTCAACAATAACCAATTTGCCCTTTATGATAATAGTGGGTCATATAAAATTTGGAACTACTTTAACAGAGAAAGTGTTGTAGGATTTATCGCTGCACAAGGTATTGTTAATTCTAATGTTAATGGGTCTGTTGCAATAGCAACAAGTGCAGTTACAATGACTGCTAACTATACACTTTATACTGATAAGTTAAATCTAGTCGATACCCCAACGAACAATGACCTTAATACTAACATACTTACAAGGAATACAAGTACTGGTAACGTAGAGTATAGAGATGTAAGTTCTATTATCAATGCTGCAAGTGCTGATACATATACAACTTCTGCTAATCTTTCTGGTGATAGTATTACCTTTGATAATAACTTAGGTGGAGTTAATGTTTATAATGTAGACTTACTTCCATTACTTAGTGGTAAAACAAACAATACACATTTTGATAGTTATACATCTGCAACCGAAACAATTTTAAATACTAAGGTTGAAGATGGTAATAATGTCGGTGGAGCAACTGAAATATTCTCTGGTAAATCTGGAACAATACTTAACTTTAGAACACTTTCGGGTGGTTCTAACACAACATTAACAACTGTTGGTGATGTTGTTAAAATAGATGTTTCTATCCCAACTGACCAAGATACTCAAGTAACCGCATTTACTTGGAACCAAACAACTTTTGATTTAACAATAAAACAAAATGGTTTATCAGATGAGACAGTTAACTTAGCTGTACTCGCTACTGACATTTATGTGGTTAGTGGTTCTTATAGTGCTAATACAGGTATTGTAAGATACACAAACTCTACGGGTGGTACATTTGATGTGAGTGGGTTCACGACTGGTATGACTGACACTTATACAACTGATGCTAATCTTTCTGGTAATAGTATAACATTCGATAGAAATATAGGTGGTGGAAATGTTTATAATGTAGACTTACTTCCGTTACTTAGTGGTAAAACAAATAATACAGATTTCAACACTTATACAGCTGCAACTGAGGTAATTATAGACTCTAAAGCTGACCAATCTGCATTTACAGCTCATACTGGTGATACAAGTAATCCGCATTTAACTGCATTTAGTTCACTTACAACAACAGCACATACACATACGCTTAACGATATAACTGATTTTGATGCTTATAGTGGTAACGTACAAACAATATTAGATAGTAAAACTGACCAAACACTTTTCGATTCTTATTCAGCTACAACTGATGCGGCAATAGCAAGTAAAGTAGACCAAACACTTTTCGATTCTTATAGTGCTGCTACAGAGATTACATTAGCTACTAAGGTTGATGGTGGTATTAATATTGGTAACGGTGCGGAGATATTCTCTGGTAAGTCTGGTACAACTCTTGTATTCAGAACACTTAGTGGTGGAACAAATACAACGGTAACAACTATTGGTGGTCTTAATGTAATAGACGTTGTAATACCAACTGACCAAGATACTCAAGTAACTGCATTTACCTGGAACCCAACAACATTTGATTTAACAATAGAACAAAATGGATTATCGGATGAGACAGTTAACTTATCTATACTTGCTACTGATATTTATGTTGTTAGTGGTGTTTATGACCCACTAACTGGTATCGTAACTTATACTAACTCAACTGGTGGTACATTCCCAGTTTCTGGTTTCACAACTGGAATGACTGATTCATATACTACATCTGCTAGTCTTAGTGGAGATAGTATTACTTTTGATAATAATATACAAGGTTCAAATATTTATAATGTTAGTCTTCTTCCATTACTTAGTGGAAAGACTGATGTAAGTGTGTTTAATACTTATACTGGAGATACGGAAGCAGTTTTACTTACTAAAGTTGAAGATGGTAATAATGTCGGCAGTGGTGCTGGTGAGATATTCTCTGGTAAATCTGGAACAACACTTAACTTTAGAACACTTTCGGGTGGTTCTAACACAACATTAACAACTGTTGGTGATGTTGTTAAAATAGATGTAGCAGTACCATCTGGAGATAATTTCTTCTCAACCGCTGGTACCGTCACACAATCAGCCACAACTGGTAGTACTGAAATATCATTACAAATAGTAGGTACTAGTGGGTTTACACCTTACACAATAACAGGACTTACAGATACTTTTGTAAATGATTTCACATTTAGTTCGAATACGTTTACAATAACTCAAAATGATGGTAGTAGTTTCGATAGTAGTGTTGAAACCATTGAGTTGGGTAATATACTAAGTGCGGTTACCTTTGATATAGGAACCTCTGGTAGTATATCCGCAACAACATTTAACGGTGATACGTTTAGTGGTGGTACTTTTTATGGTGATGGTACTAATTTAAGTGGTATAGATAATTTATATGTCACAGGTGGTACTGTAACTGGTGAAACAACAATTGTTCTTACAAGGAATGATAATGTTAATATCCCAGTAACTGGAATCACAAGTACAGGTTTATTCGGTCAACATACTGGAGATACTAATAACCCACATGTCGTAACAATAAGTCAACTTAGTGGTGTTAGTGAAACTTTATTCAACACATATACTGGAGATACGGAAACAGTTTTACTTACTAAAGTTGAGGATGGTAATAATGTCGGTGGGGCTACTGAAATATTTAGAGATAAAACAGGTACAACACTTAACTTTAGAACACTTTCGGGTGGAACTAATACAACGGTTACAACTATTGGTGATATTAATAGAATTGACGTATCAATACCAACCGATTTAAACACTTTTGTCACTGGGTTTACATACAACGATAATAATACTTTTACAATATTTGATAATGTAGGTTCAGCGTTTACAGCAACAATTAATCAAGTTAGTGGACTTACAGTTAACGGCACATTATCGGCAACAACATTAGATGGTAGTATACTATTAAGTGGTGGTACAAATTTATTAACTATTATAGACGATAGAGATACATTCGTAACTGGAACAACATTTACAGGTAATCAATCTATATTGTCAAGAAATGATGGTAGTGATGTGTTAAAAATTAGTGGTGGTACAAATGTTACAATTACTAGTGGTGGTACAAATTTAACCGTTATCGATGTATCAATACCATTATATAATAATACATTTGTTAGTGGTGGAACATACAGTGACTCAACAGACATTATTACGTTTACAAATACAACTGGTGGTACTTTTAATGTTACAGGAATTACAGATACCTTTGTAACTGGTGGGACATATAGTAGTGGTACAACATCGTTAGATTTTAGTGGTAACACTGGGTTTATACCATTCAGTGTAAATGTTTCTGAATTAATAGACGACACAAATACATTTGTCACTGGTTTTACTTATAACGATGCTAACACATTCACAATAAGTAATAATAATGGAACTAACTATTCTGCTTCTATTGATGTGATGTCAGGATTAACAGTTAATGGGGAATCGGTATTTAGTGGTACAGGTACAGATGTTGTTCAAATATATGGTTCTGGTTCAACAACACCGATTTTTAGGGTAGAAGGTTCATCTGGTGAATTGTTTAGTATCTCAGATAGTTTGATAGGTGATTTATTCACCGTTAACAATATTTCAGGATTACCTATTTTAGTGGTAAATTCAGATAACACCATATTATGGGGTGATAATACGGTACCTTCACTTAACACAACAGTTAAAAAATCTATAAATTCAGGGTTAACAGAAATATATTCAGTACCTGTAAGTGCTTACACAGGTGTATTCTTTGATTATACGGTAACTGGTGCTGGGGCTAGGGCTGGTTCTATATCCTCAATATTTAGTGGAACATCAGTTCAATTTAACGAAACAACAACAAACGATATAGGAGATACAAGTGGAATTACTTTTGATATGAATATATCTGGTGGTACCGCTAACTTAACTGTTTCAGCTACAACAAACAGTTGGGAAATAAGAACGATTGTAAGAAGTATATAAAATGAGTTTTTCATATGGTGCCAAAATAGTGACTGATGGTTTAGTATTCTATGTGGATGCTGCTAACCCTAATTCATACGTAAGTGGAAGTACAACAGTTGATAGTTTAGTAAGTAATGTAACAGGGTCATTAAGTAATGATACTGATTTTTCTACAGATAATCAAGGGGTTTGGGTGTTCGATGGTGTGGATGATAATATAACAACCCCATATAATGATATTTTAGATATAACATCAATCACTATACAGTGTTGGTTAAATCTTACTGGTGCCCAACAATTGTATCCCACAGTATTTGGAAGAGCGGGTGGGGGTAGTGCTGCTTATAAGATTAGAACTTACGGGGGGGTGGGTTCAGATATAGGGTTACAAATTTATGATTCTACATATAGACAAGGACCTAAATTAACAACAGGGGTAAGCGGTAAAGACTTAAATTATGGGGAATGGAACTTTTTAAGTTTTTCATATGATTATAATTCAATTGACGGTCAAAGATTTAAAGTATATCTTAATGGTGTATTAGATTCACAATCTACAACAGGTGTGGGGACAATAGTAAATACTTCACAAACAATGGAGTTTATGGAAAGTGATTTTGATAGTAATTCCAATTTAGCGGGTTCTTTAGGTCCATGTAATATATATAACAGAGAACTCACATCAACAGAAGTATTACAAAATTACAACGCTTTAAAGGGGAGGTTTGGGTTATGAGTACAATAGGAGGTCCAAGATTATCGACAATACCAACATTTCAAAACACTTATTCAATGGATTTTGATGGGGTGGATGACGTACTTAGTTTAGGAGAAAATTCAACTGTTGGTACAGGTGGTACTAATACTCTTTCGTTTTGGGTAAAAGGAGGTGCTCAATCAGTTGTAACAATTTCAGATTATCTCTTTAGTAGTTACGGTACTTATAATTGGTGGAAGTATTTTCATGGTCATGATACTAATTTATATTGGAGAAATATTAATGGTGTAGCGTTTAATGTAGCTCCAAATGTGTTTGACGGGGATTGGCATAATATAGTGATAATTAGAAATCCTTCTGATTTAGTTGATGGGTCATTAAGAATCTACGTAGACAACGGTACACCTTTAGATAGAACTTTAGATTATCGTTATGGTGTTGCTGGGTTTTACAATGGACCTCTAGGAACAATAGGTAATAATATCACTGCTTCTAGTGGTTTTAATGGTAAGATTGATGAGGTTTCGGTTTGGGACTCTGAAATAACTCCTTCTGATGTATCTACCATATATAATGGTGGTGCACCTAATGATTTAACTGACCTTTCACCAGACTATTGGTTAAGAAATGGAGATAACGGTTCTTGGAAATCTCCACAATGGTTACTACCTTCAAATGAGAATAAGGACAAAGTAAGTAATTATAGTTTTCAATTAGATGGAATAAATGACTATATCGATTTAGGGGATAGTGATGATTTTAGCTTTGGTGATGGTGCAACAGATTCTCCTTTTAGCATTTCTGCTTGGATAAAAATGGATAGTACTTCAGGCTTTAGAATTTTTAATAAGTATTCTGGTTCAATAAATGAATATCAATTTGGAACTGGTGGTGCTCAAAAATTACAAATGTATATATTTGATAATACAAGCAGTTTTAAATATAGAGCAAGAGTATATAACACAATTTTAAACACAGGACAATGGTATCACGTAGCTACTACATACAGCGGAGTTGGTGGAAGTAATGCTCAGGATGGAATAAAAATATATGTTAATGGAGTTAGAGTTGATGACTCATCTGTAAGTGGTGGTGCTTATGTTGCTATGGGTAATAAAACAACTCCCGTTTACATAGGGAAATTAGACTCAAGCTACGCTAATGGCAATATAGATGAAGTTTCGCTTTTCAATTCAGAACTATCTGCAAGTGATATTACAGATATCTACAACGGTGGAGAACCTACAACACTACCAAGCGGAGCAGTAGTACATTATAGATTAGGTGAAGAAGCTACTTTTAGCGGTGGAGTTTGGACAGTGCCCGACCAAGTAGGAACTAACGATGGAACCTCTGCAAATATGACAATAGAAGACAGAGTAGGAAGCGCTCCTAGCATCTCAAACAACGCTGTAAGTTTCAACATGGATTTAATTGACAGAACTACTGATGTTCCAACATGATAAAAGATATGTCACATATAACAATAATAATAGAAACTGTTTAATATTTATATTATATGATAATAACACATAACAATATAATATTGAAAAATGAGGGAATTATTTTAAATAAAATTACCACAGTACCACCAACCCCACCTTCTCCTTTCGCTAATACCTATTCGCTAGATTTTGATGGGGTGGATGACTATGTTGACGTAGGTAATGTTATAGATAAAGATAAATCAAATGCTTTCTCAATTTCTGTATGGATTAATATACCTCTTACTATTTCTAATAACATCATAATAAGTAAAGTAGAAGATAGAGATAATGGTGGTGCGCTGTCTAAAGGTGCTGTTGGTTATCAGTTATATTTTAATAATACATTGTATTTTAGGTTTCTTTTAGACAGTCATTTTTCGCATCAAATGTATGTACAAGATGCTAACTATTGGGGTCTTAGTGACGGGTTAATTAATGGGTGGCACCATATTGTAGGAACTTATGACGGTAGTGGATTATCTTCGGGTATGACACTATATGTAGACGGATATGATGTATCTTTTAATAGAGTAGACATTGGTACAGGAGATTTTAACAATACAGGAGATTTATATGTAGGTGGACAAAATTATAACGGAACTCCTCAATCTTCCTTTAGGGGTAAAATTGATGAACCCTGTATAATACCCACTGAGCTAACTCCAGCAGAAGTATTAGACATATATAATGGAATAAGACCTTCTGGTGGTGGAGTAGTAGACGGTAATTGGAATGACGGAACTGGAAAACCTAAAGATATGAGCAGCTATAATTCTGATTTATGGCTAAGAAATGGAGATAACGGTTCTTGGAAATCTCCACAATGGCTGTTACCTAATAATGAGAATAAAGACAAAGTTTCTAATTATAGCTTTGATTTTGACGGAATAGATGACAAAGTAACTTTAAGCTCATCTGTTGATTTAGGAATAAACAGTACTATTTCTTTATGGGTTAATTTGGATAGTGGATTTAATGGTGTTATAATAGGAGAGACTTCATACGCTGTCCCTTATATCTTATATGTAAGGGAGAACGTTGACTTCGTTGTTAGAATAGATAATGTTTTTAAATATTATACACAAATGTCCAATGTTGCAAGTGGTGGATTAGCTTCGGGAAGTTGGAATAACATTGTTATTCAAAGGAGTGGTGATGTAATAGAATGTTTTTTAAATGGTGTTAGTAAAGGTACTCAAAGTGGTTTTGGAACATCCGTTAATACTTTATTTGACACGTTTGGCGGTGAACCTCCTAACTTATTATATCAAATTGAAGGCAAAATAGATGAAATAGCGGCTTGGAATACAAATACTATTGACCCAATAGACATCTACAATGGTGGAGAACCTACAACATTACCAAGCGGAGCAATCGCACATTACAGAATGGGCGAAGAATCTAACTTCACAAGTAATTGGTTAGTTGATAATTCAGCGTTAGACAATTACAGTAAAAGGAGCTTTGCTTTTGATGGATTGGATGACTATATAGATTTAGGTGATATATCTGCTTTAAACAATACGACTAATTTTACTTATTCGGGTTGGTATAAACAACCAATTTTAGACGTAAGAGGCACTATGTTGAGTAGTGGTTATCTTTCTTCGAATCAAGAATTTATTTTATTTTACACTTGGAATGATGGCCGTATGATTTTACAGATAGGGGACTCTGGAGTAAACCCTTATGCAAGTTTTGATTATTCATTATATGTAACTGCTGGACAATGGTTTCATTTTGCTTATGTGTACAATGGTAATGGTATTACGGAGGCTGATAAGGTTCAAATTTATATTAACGGTGCTTCTATTACCTTAACTTTTTCGGGAACTATGCACACCTCAACACCCGTAGGTGCAAATATAACAAAAATAAGCTCCACAACGACTGATGCGTGGGGTGGCGGGGTTGACGAAGCAGCCTTTTTTGATTATTCATTAAATGCCACAGAGGTATTATCTATTTACAATGGTGATGGTGCAGCAACACCTGGAGATTTAACAAGTCTTTCACCAACTAATTGGTGGAGAATGGGCGAAGATGCTTCATTCAACGGTACTGATTGGACTGTACCCGACCAAGTTGGGACTAACAATGGTACATCTAACGGAATGATGGTAGATTCTTTAGTAGGTGAAGCACCTAATTATAGTGGTGGTGGTATCTCAAACGGAATGACTATCGAAGATAGGGTTGGGAATGCACCAAATTCAGATAACAATGCTTTATCCATTAATATGGAGAGAGAAGATAGAGTAGAAGATACACCATAAAATTACAATAAATATAAATTTTAACATATTTATAATAAAGACAAAAAAATGCATAATACAAAAACATACGCAGTGATTAATTTAACAGACGTTGGATTAATCGATTTTTCTCAAGTAGGAGAAACTTCACCATCCACAATTAGAAAGTCATTAGACGACACCCAATTTGTCATTAAATGGCAAGAAGGTTATATACCAACATTTATAACAGATTCCTCAGTAGTTCCTGTTGGAACTTATGACCATCATGCGATTTTAGAATTAATGGCAACTTCAGCTTGGAGTTCACCTATTGAAGAGATAGTTTAATATTAATAGTTATGAGTGGATGTATAGGGGGTATTAATATCGCTAGTAGATTTATAATTGCACATGAATTGGCAACGGGAGTTGTTATGGACAAACATCAACGGAATGCAATAAACGGTTATGTTGAAAGGTTGAGCGGTGTAGGTACGGTATACGGTAATAACCTACTGAATATGTTTATAAAATACGGAACAACCCTAATGCCATGTTGCCCATCAAATGATTCAACAGCATCAGCCGCTGGTTATCAAATAGATTTATTAAGTGCAACACAACAGGGTGAGTTCTTAAACTTCTTACCAGAAGATATAACAGTTATGGGTGTGAAAGGTGGGTCATCATCAGCAAAATATTTTAAAACATTTAAGGGTCCAATTGATTACCCTTTACTATCTGGATTTGATTTCTTTTATATAAAAGAAACGTGTGCCGTTTCATCAACAGCAACCCATAGAGTATATAGAGATAATACTAATAATACATATCTTGTACCAAGACATTTCAGTAACGGTTGGGTATATAGTGTTTTTAATGGTAATTTTGATGCTGGTATTGGTAATGGTAAGGTACACAAAGGTTTATGTGGTCTATTAAATAGGGAAGGTGTATTAAAGTCAATGTATGTTGATGGTACTGGAACAAGATGGAGTAATTATGGTGGGTATTCATCTACACCTTACACTAATAATGGTACGTATTTTAAATTTCATGATGGTTTATGGTTAGGTGAAATTTCTCTATATTCAGTTAGAGCACCAGAATTAACAAATGAACAGATATATGACCTTATAGAAGCAACGAATTGGTATCAAGATAACGTATTGTCAAACGCATCAAGAAAATTAGTGATATAAATTATGGAAACAATATTAAAAGTGGATAAAGAAATAATATTCTTAGAGAATAATATGAAGTATCAGTCAATTGGTTATTTAGATTTTTTCTACTTCCCTATGGGTATGGAACCAATGTTAGATAAAAGAGGTGTTTCATATGTTAAATTAGATTATGAGTTTCCAACTGACGACCCATTAGATGTGTAATACATTAACTAAATAACGATATAATAGTGTCATTTTAATTAATTCTACATATTTATAATAAAATAACATTTAATCTACTGGATAGGGAAAGTAATTAAAGAATGAACGAATTTATAATTAAAAATGGATTTATCTCCAAAGGAGATTCTGTGGTTAATGGAACCATTTCTGGTGAAACATTTTACGCAACAACAATACCATCAAACGATAATTCACAAACACAAGTATTAGTTAGGAATTCTACCAGTGGTTTAATAGAATATAGAGACGCATCATCATTAAGTGGTACTCCTGGTACAAATACTTTTGTTACAGGAACCACATTCGGTTCAAATCAGTCTTTAACTAGAAGAAATGATGGGGCCGATGTTTTAATATTAACTGGTGGTACAAATGTAACTTTATCCAACCCATCTACAAATCAAATTAAAATAGATGTTACCATACCATCAGACTCTAATACATTTGTAACAGGTTTTACATACAACGATAATAATACATTTACAATATTTGATAATGATGGTGGTTCATTTCCAGCAACAATAAATCAAGTTAGTGGGTTAACAATTAATGGTGATTTAGATGTTACAGGTAATACAACACTTAATACGTTAACAGCTACCAGTATTACATCAAACTCAGCAATAGATGTGTTTAACGGACATATTAATTTAAGAGATAATTCTTATTTCTTACAAGGTAGAACGGTTGCTGATGATAATGTCTCCTTAATTGGTGTAGATAATCAAGACAGGGTACTTATTGGTAATGCTGGATATGATACGTATATAGATAGTGATACTATTGTAGATGGTGATACTATTGTAGATGGTATATTGTCAGCACAAACCGTATTCCTAACAACAACACCAACACTTAATAATTCTGGTACAGATATACTACTTAGAAATAGTACTACTGGTGAAATAGAATATAGACCAGTTAGTGGTATCACACCAGATTTAAACACATTTGTAACTGGATTTACATATAACGATAATAACACATTCACAATCTCTGATAACGCTGGTTCATCGTTTCCAGCAACAATTAATCAAGTTAGTGGGTTAACAGTTAATGGAACATTATCAGCAACCACATTAGATGGTAGTATACTATTAAGTGGTGGAACTAATCTAACCACTATAATTGAAAGTTTAGATACTAACACATTTGTTAGTGGTGGTACGTATAATGATACAACAAATAATATTAACTTTAGTGGTAATTCTTTAGAAACTACTTTTGATGTAGATTTAACTGATTTGGTTAGTTCGGTTAGTGGGGATACTTTTGTTGTTGGGGGAACTTATGTAGATTCTACAAATACTATTGCCTTACTAAGAAATGATGGGAACTTTGTAAATGTAACAGGAGTTACTAACACATATGTTACAGGAGGAACTGTTTCTCCAGCAACAGATAACAGTAATGCTGGTTCTATAGGGTTGTTCTATAAAGATTCTGATGGTATACCTAGAACTCTCCCTTTTGAAGATACATATACATCTGGAACAACATTCGGTAGTAATGAAGCCACATTAACAAGAAATGATGGAACAGAAATATTTAAATTATCTGGTGGTACAAACGTAACCTTATCTAACCCATCAACAAATCAGATTAAAATAGATGTCACCTCAATAAGAGAAGTTACTGGTACAACTACCTTCGCAACGGCTAATGAAACTGTAAACTGTACATCTGGGACTTTTATAGTAAATCTACCAACAGCGGTAGGTATTCAAGGAACTACTTACACATTAGTTAATAGTGGGACTGGAATAATAACATTAGACCCATCTGGGTCAGAAACAATAAATGGGTCATTAACAATTGACTTAAAACGACAATACATAAGTAGAACTGTACAATCAAATGGTTCTAACTGGATAGTCATATAATAAAAAGAAATTAAAAATTAAATAATATGAGTTATACACCACCATTAGACGCTGAAGTAACAGCATTCAAAACAACAGCACTGTTAGCAAGTGGGGCAACTTACACCTCATCCGTAGATTGGGATGGGAATGTAGATGGGTATTCACAAGTTCAAACAGAAATATTGTCGTCACACGATGGGACAATTGCTATTGATTTTTGTGAAGATGCGGCATTTACTGATGTAGTTAGAAGTTTATCAATACCCTATGTAGGTGCAAATGGTTATCAGTTTTTTGCAGCACCCGCTTTTGGAAATTATATAAAGTATGAGTTTACTAGTACAACAACTGGTATGACTGATTTTTATTACACAACAAAACTTTTAACAACATCGATAAGTCCTCAATTACTTACAACGGATGCTTTTATTGCACCATCAATGGTAACTACTTTAGGTAGAAATATACAGGTTGGTACTAACCCTAGCGGCACATTCTCTAATGCAAAGGTTGATGGTGTTGGTTTTCAAACAACAGATAATTTAGTAACTGGTGCCACTTTTAGTTCTGATGTTATAGACGCACAAGGATATACGCAAGTACAAACACATATTGTAGCCGACCAAGATGGTACGTTAGGGTTTAAATTTTGTTCTACATCAGATTGTAGTGGAACTACTGTTGGTGTCGATGGGGTAGAAAGATATCTTTCCGTTCCATATACTTCTACCAACGGATTTCAACTCTTTGCAGCACCAGCATTTACACCTTACGTTCAATACACTTTTGAAAATACAGGTACAGGGACAACAACACAATTATTTTATGAAACCAAATTATTAACTAAGGCTTTAAGTGGTCAATTATTGGGTCTTGATGCGTTCATATCTCCAGCGATGGTTGCTAACTTAGGTAGAAATGTTATTGTAGGAGAAAATGACGCTGGTAGTTTTAATAATGTTACATTAGATAATCAAAATCATTTGAAGGTTAATGTATCTAGCCCGAAAACATCGTATGAGGAATTGGTTATTGCAAATCTTACCCCACTTGCCCAAGTTACGTTTCCATACAACATTAATTCTGATATTATTGAAACAACTTTATTAGGTTCGGGTACTGCAACACAGGACGATAATATGGCGGCTATCTCTACAAGTTCAGCAACAACTGCCACAGAGGGTGCCGCTATTGAAAGTATAAAAACCCTTACATTCAGAGCAGGTCAAGGTACATTAGTAAGGTTCTCATGTTTATTCACAGATTTATCACCAAATGGCGCAACAAGTGTTCAAGGTGTTGGTGTTGGTGATTCTTCGGATGGTTATGGGTTTGCTTTTACAGGAGATTCGTTTGGAATCGATTATAGAACAAATGGGGTACAAACTCATATCCCACAAACGTCTTGGAATACAGATGTACTGGATGGAAGTGGTGGTTCGAACAACCCTTCGGGAATGTTATTAGACCCAACACAAGGAAATGTATACCAAATCTCTTATGGTAGTGGTTTTGGGTGTATTAATTTCTCAGTTGAATCACAAACAACTGGTGATATGGTGTTAGTACATATATTACGCTACGCTAATTTAAATATAGTGCCGTCAGCATATAACCCTACATTTCCTATGAGGGCAGAGGTTTTTAAAGATGGTACATCCGATAATGGTAATTATATTGTTAAGGTATCTGATATGAGTTCATTTATTGAGGGTAAAAATGTAATTACTGGACCACTTAATGCTCATTCAAATACATTACTTACACAAGATGGTGATGGTGACCAAGAGTTTTTTACGTTATCTGGTAAAACCACATTTGCTGGTAAAGTGAATAAGGTTGAGTGTATATTAGAAACTATTTCTGTTTCCCAGGATTCAAATGCTGGTGGAACATTATATGTTAGAGAAGATGCTACTGTAGCAAATCAGAACGCTTTTTCAGATATTTCAACAAATACTTCAGTAGTGGCAGTTGCTGATGGTGATGGTGTTGGTAATACTGTGAGTGGAGGAAAGTTGTTATGGGCTGGTGGAGTTGGGAAGGAAGCTGGTGCATCATTTAATGTTCTAGATATTGGTATTAAATTAAGGCCTGGACATTCATTAACATTTAGTTTAGAGAAATTAGACTCAGCTAACGACAGAGAGAGTAACATTTCTGTTGTTTGGAAAGAAGATTTTTAATATATGTGTGTGGTTTAATTAACCTCATCACCATAGATGTCTTTTTTAATTATACATCTTTCTTTTATGAGTTTTTCCACGTAGGCAAACATCTTTAACCCATTCTTTTCACAATACTCTTTTAATAGTTTATGTGTTTGTGGTGTTATTTTTATCTATAGTATATTAAAATAGATATATAATTTATATAATAAACCGAATTATTTAAGTATTTATAAGTAGTTACTTAGGTATATGAATAATAAAAAAAAACGTTGTATCGTTATTTCTGGAGGTGGGGCAAAGGGAGCTTTTGCTGGTGGAATAGTTGAATATCTTACTTTAGTGGAGAAACGGGATTATGATATGTATGTTTCTTCCTCCACTGGAACATTAGTGCAATTACTATCATCAACTGGGGATATACAAAAATTAAAGGAGGGTTATACAACGGTCACTAATAAGGACATATGGAAGATAAATCCATTTAAAGTTACCAACAATAAAAATGGTAAAATTAAAGCTGAGATAAATTGGTGGAGTGTTATTAAGAATTTATTACCAAGATATAGATTAAAAAAAAGTGAAGGTTTTCCTTGGGTTAATATTGTTAATACTAAGGTTTCTATTTCTTTTGGTGATTCAAGTAATCTACTTGGGTTGATTAAAAGATTTATGAGTCAAAAGGAATACCTTAGAGTTAAAGAAGAATTAAATAAAGAATTAATTGTTTGCGTTGTTAATGCAACTCTTAAGAAGGTTGAATATAAATCTTCTAACGATTGGGGTTATGATGATTTCTGTGAATGGACACAAGCATCATGTAGTGCTTATCCATTTATGAGTCCAGTACTAAAAAATGAATATCAATATGTAGATGGTAGTATATTGGAGTCAACTCCAATTCAAGAAGCGATTAATAGAGGTGCTAAGGAAATCGATGTAATTATACTTAAAGAAGAGAACCCTAAATTCGAAGTAGAATATATAAGAAATTTAATTCATGGTATACTTACTGAAATTGATATTATGCATAATGAGTTATCAAAGGGTTCTGTTCAAATAGCTAAATTAAAAGTTAAGGATGAGGAAATAATACTTAATTTTTATTACACACCTAGAAAATTAACTAATAATAGTCTTGTATTTGATAAGGACATTATGACTGAGTGGTGGAAAGAAGGTTATGAATATGCTAAGACAAGGGAATTTAAATCATATAAGATAATTAAGGGTAGAAAAGCTAAGTTAATCAATAAGGTTTAGTTATCACCATATATATCTTTAGGCTTTTTACACTTATCTTTAATTAACTTCTCAACAAATGCAAACATCTTTAGACCATTATCTTCACAATAATCTTTTAATATTTTATGTGTTGTTGGTGTTATTTTAAGGTTTTTAGTACGTTTCATCACTATTTATTATATAAGTATGTCGAAAGTAAGAAAAAAATCATACTAATTATGGTGTATACACACCATAATAATTTCTTTTGTATTTTTCACGCATATTTATTATTAAACAAATTAAAATAATAACTTTTTAAAAAAATTAATAAATGGCTGATAAAGTATTCGTGAGTCCTGGTGTGTACACATCGGAAAATGACTTAACATTCGTAACACGTCAAGTTGGTGTAACTACACTTGGGCTTGTTGGAGAAACAACACAAGGACCAGCGTTCCAACCAATATTCGTAAGTAATTACGATGAGTTCACATCATTCTTTGGTGGACAAAACGCAACAAAAATAAAAGATACAGGGGCACCTAAGTATGAATTACCATATATTGCTAAATCTTATCTATCACAATCAAACCAATTATACGTAAGTAGAGTTCTTGGTTTTTCTGGTTATGATGCTGGTTTATCTTGGGGTATTACGCTTGACGCTGCTTTAGATAGTTCAACAACTGGTGTAACTGGTGGAATTTCTTCTGCTTCTTTAATTGAATATACCGCAGATACCACTACTGGAGTACTTACAACTATTGTATCAAGTGACCCATTGGTTCAATCTCTTTGGGATGATGGACTACTTACAAGTGAATTAGCCTATTTAGGAACTGCTGCTACTGCTAGTACACCAACAAATATTGGTGTTGTTTGGGATAAGACTGGTGACACATTTAGTGGTGCATCAATTTCACATTATGTAACTAATACAGGTACATTTGGTAGTTCAACAACTGGTGTTACGAGTGGTGTAACTGTTCATTATACTGGTACTGGGTATTCAGATACAGAAAATAAATTAGTTTCACTTTTAAGAAGTAGAGGTTCTTATGCTGGTGAGGAAGTAATTAACTTTGAAGTTACAGGTTCTACTGATATAGGATTTAGTTCTACATTAGTTGATGCTGAAACAAACGGTAAAGGTACTTTCGGTATTACTGGAACATCAACTGCAAGTGGAGCATTTAGTTATTCATTATCATTTGATAAGACTAAAAAGAATTATCTTACTAGAGTACTTGGTAGATATGCTGATGACGGTAAGACTGCATTATTCGTTGAAGAATTATTTGATGGGATGTTTGAAGATTTATACGATGCTGATAAAATTAGAGGTATAAATATTGATTCACTTATTGATTATGATAATGACTTCGATAATTATAGACAGGAATATCAACCAGCAGTAACTCCATGGGTTGTTTCTGAACTTAGAGGTACAAACCTTTTAAGACTTTTCAGACTCCATACAATTTCTGATGGTAATGCTGCTAATAGTCAATTTAAAATATCTATACAAAATATTAAAATAACAGATAAAGAATTTGATGTTGTTATAAGGTCATACTATGATAGTGATGCTAAACCAGTTATTCTTGAGAGATTCTCAAGATGTGACATGAACCCAACATCTAAAAACTTCGTTGGTAAGAGAATCGGTACAACTTCTGGTGAATTTGCTTCTAAATCTAACTTTGTATTAGTTGAGTTGGAAGAGGAGTCAGATACTTCGGATTCGTTTCCAGCTGGATTCTTAGGATTCCCAGTTAGAGATTACCAAGCGTTTAACAATGTAACGGTACAAGACCCAACAATTGAATATAAACAAACATATGGTGAATTCGAGAACAAGCGTAAATTCTATTTAGGTCTTTCTGCTACTAAAGGTATTGACCAGGATTTCTTTGATTATAAAGGTGTACCAGAAAATGATGAGTTAAGTATGTGGACTGGTTTAACTAATGGTTTCCACATGGATAAAGATGCAACTGGAGCAACAATTGATAATGTTGAAATAATTATCAACAATACAGGTGGTACTTATTCTCCAATTTTCTTATTTGATGTAGGAAATGCTGAATTTAGAACTGAAGCTGATGTTCAAGGTACTGATTATGAAAAAGTTTATGCTAGAAAATTCACATTCGCACCTTATGGTGGTTATGATGGATGGGATATTTATAGAACTGAAAGAACAAATGACGATAAATACTTAATTAACGGTACTAAAGGTCAATTAGGTCTTTTGACTGGTTCATTCTCTAATAGAGCACTTTCTAATGGTGATAATGGTATTAATTCAGATTATTATGCTTACTTAGAAGCAATTTGGACATTCCAAAATCCAGAAGCAACAAATATTAACGTATTCGCTACTCCTGGTATTGATACATTTAATAATTCTAACTTAATAGAGGAAGCTATTGAAATGGTAGAGCAAGATAGAGCTGATTCGCTTTATATTGTAACTACACCAGATACAGATGCTTCTGGAGATGTACTTTTAGCTGAAGATGTGATTGACCAATTAGATGGTGAATTTGATTCTAACTATACAGCTACATACTGGCCTTGGATTCAAATTAATGATGCTGAGAATAATCTTTATATCTACGTTCCACCTACAAGAGATGTTGTAAGGAACATTGCACTTACAGATAATATTTCTTTCCCATGGTTCGCAGTAGCGGGTGTGCAAAGAGGTGATGTTAATGCAATTAAAGCTAGAAAGAAACTTACACAAACTGAAAGAGATACACTTTACGATGGTAGAGTTAACCCAATCGCAACTTTCGCTTCAGAAGGTATTAAGATTTGGGGTAACAAAACACTTCAAGTTAAAGATACTGCTCTTAATAGAATTAACGTTAGAAGACTTTTATTACAGTCAAGAAAACTTATTTCTGCTGTTTCTATTAGATTATTATTCGAGCAAAATGATGATATCGTAAGAAACCAATTCTTATCACTTGTTAATCCTATCTTAGATAATATTAGAAGTGAAAGAGGTCTTACAGATTTCAGAGTTGTTTTAGATAGTGACCCAGAATCAATAGATAGAAACGAACTTTGTGGTAGAATATTCCTTAAACCAACAAGAGCGTTAGAGTTTATTTGTGTTGAGTTCAATATAATGAACACTGGAGCAAGCTTCGATGATATTTAAATCGATATAACTTATAAAATCAATTAAGTCCCTTCTAAGGGACTTTTTTGTTTTTTATGAGTATTTATATATAAACAAATAGTATGGCTAAGAAACTAAAGATAAATGAGCAACAGTTAAGTGTTATCGTTGAATATATTAAAACAGGTGATGTAAAGCCTATTATAAAGGAAGAGCTATTAGAAGAGGGGAAATTAGCTAACTGGATGATGGCTGGTCTTGCTACATTAGCTAGTATGGGTGGTTCCGTACAAGCTCAAAGTGAAATAGATAATAGTGGTATTAATAATGTAGAAGCTTTAATATCGCAAGCACAAAAAGTTTCTAATGAATTAAAAAGTGATGGTGATAAGGCTAAATTATTTAGAGATGCGGCCAAAGAACTTAATATTCAGAATATTGAAGATTTAAAACAAATAAACCCAAAAGATGATAAGATAATAAAATTATTTAAAACTAAAAATCTTAAGACTGCTGACAGTAAGGTAAAACGAGGTGGGGTTGTAACGAGTATAGAGATTACTAGGGATACTACCTTTAGAGAGTTACCAGCACCGTTAATAGTTGATTCAACAATGGAAACTAATTTAACTGGTAACTTATTTGTTACGGGTGCTTTTGACTTAAATGAAGATGTTGCTGAAGAATTAGCTACCTCATTAGAGGCAATTAAAATGCAAAATGGTACACTTAAAAATGTAAAGATTCATTCATCAACGGATAAAGAACCAATTAGTGATGAGTTATCAATAAGACTTGTTTCTGGTGGCTATACTGGTGATAATGAAGGTCTTTCTAAAGCTAGGAAAGATGGTATTTATAATTACTTAGTTAAAAAATTAGGAATAGATTCATCATTAATTAAATTAGATATACAATGGGAACAAGGTCCAGATGTATATTCATCATCAATGAGTAGTGCTGATAGAGCGTCAGCAAGAGATTTAGAAGGTACTAGTGAGGCTAGGGAAGTAGGTGTTACATGGGGTGCTACTTTTATAGTACAAGGTGATGACAATGATAAAGTTTATGATGTAACAGTTAGTGTATTAATTGGTATTAGTAGTGTTGAGACTCCACTTAAGGGTGGTTATAAACCAACTAAGAGTGGTAAAGGAAAAATGACAATTATGAAGATTGTTCCAGGTATGAAAAAATTGAAGTGTGATAATAAAAAATGTTTCTTCACTAACTAATTAGCGAAATTTTGTACACACACTCCACCTACAACTGATACAGAAATGAATCTAATATTATTATTTAAAAGATTTTTTCTGTGACCTCTATTTTGTATACCAGCATCAACTAAGAGTGATAATATAAGTGGTATTGGGTCATCCTTTGTGAATGTTCCAACAGAAACTAAATTTTCAGATACATTTAGATTAAATAATTTAAATCTATCACTAGCTCGATTACCATTATAATCATAGTGACTAATCTTATTAGTATTATATAAGTATTCTGCATGCCCTTTAGTTATTGTATACATGTCATAGTTAAACGCTAAAGTATCTAATGGTGTTATACTGTTTAATATAATTATTAATTCTTTAGCGGCTTTAATTCGTTCTAATATTACATCTTTACCACTTATAGTTTTTGAATTACTTGTTTTATTAGACTTAGTAACACTTCCAGATGTTGATTTAATTTTCATTTTACCAGAATTAATACGTTCAATAAAATTATTATTAAATTTAATATATACCTCAACATGAGGTATGAATGACTTAGGATTAGACCGTAACTCATTTATTTCAGTAACCATACTTATTTCTAAGTTAGTTTGTGTGAAAGCTAAGGCTGATATAAACACTAATAAAATTACTGTTAAATTCTTCATAAATTTATAATTATAGTACAAATGTACAAAAAAGTTTTCATTATACCAAACATTTATTACATTATTTTTTCATAAGTTATAGTACCACAATCATAAATTCTATAAATTTGTCGTTTAAGCATTATTTCATGTTCCGTTAATTTAGAGTCATAGCCATCACTAATTAGTATATCTTTTCTATATTTAAATCTATGTTCTCTCTTATTGTCAATTATGTAAAAATAATTAGGTTTTGAATTATTCATATACTTGAAATCTAATTTATCATATAAATTACCAGTGGACCATCTTCTGTCAGCGTAACTTATTATTCTAGTTGGGGTATATGTTTTAATAAAATATTTAAGTAATTTACTAGCACCACCTGTAACAGTTGTATTTAATTTATTACAGAACCTAATTAATTCATAATTATTATCTTTATGGTTCAACCCTAATACCTTCCTTAAATTACTAAAAGTCATTATGCTAACTAATTCATCATCGTAATATAGACCTATATTATATTTACTACCAACAGCACCTTGTATATGATTTTCATTAAGGAATATAGTTTTATCTTTTGTTTTAACTTCTTTTATCTCACATTTTCTACCATATATCCTTTCATCAGTTAACCCAAGTAAATTTTTAAGTCTTGATTTAACTATATCTTGTTTATATAACCATTCATCTTCAAATATATGAATTAATTTAACATTAATATTATTACATAGTTCTGTTTTATTTAAATGATAACCATTATCAACATACTTTTCAGAATGCCAATAAAGACCGTTAAACTCAATAGCTATATTTTTATCTGGAATATAAATATCTAACTCAAGAGGTGTGATAATATCTCTGGTATTACTTATTAAGTTTATACCAAGAGAGCTTATAAAATCAAAAACTTCAAGCTCACTTATAGATACCCCACTTTTTTTGGGGTGACATATCGTACAAGGGTTAGTTGTTATTTGGTATCTATGATATAGTACATTTCTGTTAATACTGTAATTATTATTACATAAACCACATTTTATTATAATATCATCTTTTATTATATCTATTATATCTAACTCTTTATATTTTATAATAAAATCATTTTTTTTCTTATCATAACCTTTAACTCTATTCTTATTTATTAGTAATGGACTTGATACACCATACTTAGTAATATTAGTTTTTCGTATCTTATCCTTGACTGATGGTAATTTACTTATATGATTAATACCATGTTTATCAATAGTTTTTTCTTTGATATATTCAGTATCCTTAAATATATTATCAACACCATATTTATTCAATGTAGTTTTCTTTATTTTATCTTTTACATCATCTGAATGTGATGGTGATACCCCACCATATTTTTTTATATTAGTTTCCTTTACTAAATTAATATGTTTATCACTTTTATTAGTACAAGATATCGAGCAATATGTACCATAACCTTCTCTAAGTGATTTTTTAAAGTTTAATTTAGTACCACATTCACATTGTGGTATGGAATTAATATCGTTAATATAATGCCATATTTTAACTTTAAATTGTATCGTAGATAACTCACCATTACAGTAGTTAATAATACTATTATATAAGTTAATGTTATTATTGATAAGCCATTTTTCTCTAGTTCTATGACCAGATTTATTATCATCTATAAAATATTTTATTAAATTATTCATTTTTTTATAAAGTTAGATATTTATTATTAAAGTTAGATACATTTATCTAGCAAATATAATGATAAATATTAACAAAAACAACAAAAACAACAATTATGGCTGATTTATTAATGAAAATGCCTGTTCCTTACGAACCAAAGAAGAAGAACAGATGGCTTTTAAGATTCCCAGCGGATTTAGGAATTCAAGAGTGGTGGTTAGCGTCTGCTTCAAGACCATCTATAACACAAAATGAGGTTGAGATACCTTTCCTTAACACATCTACATGGGTAATTGGTAGATTTACATGGGAATCTATTTCAGTAACATTTAGAGACCCTATTGGACCTTCTGCTGCACAAGCAATTATGGAGTGGGTTAGACTTCAATCAGAGTCAATTACAGGAAGACAAGGTTATGCAGCTGGATATAAGAAAGATGTAGAGCTTGAAATGCTTGACCCAACTGGTGTTGTGATTGAGAAGTGGGTACTACAAGGTACAATGCTTACAAATGTTAACTTCGGTGATTTATCAATGGATGATGATGCGATAGCTGATATCACTGCTGATTTAAGATTCGATAGAGCAATATTACTATTTTAGTAAATATTTAATTTTAAGACACTTATTAAAATATACGGACTTAGGACCGTTATAGCTTCGGCTATTTAAAACACTCATACATATCGCTATCTATGAGTGTTTTTTTATGCTTTAAATTTTAATTTTTTGTAAAACTTTACTTCATATATTTATTTAGTAAATTAATAACATAAATAATTTTATAAAAAAACGTTTTAAAATGAGTAATAAAAAACCAAGTGTATTTCCTACGCAAGACCAAATTTCTTATGCTAATGAAACTGGTGAATTAATTTCAAATCAGTTAGAGGAAGAAAATGTTGTACAGTCAACATCTGGAAGTGATGCTGAAGCAATGGCTGCCGCTGAAATGAAAAAAAGAACTGATGACCAATTAAGGATGAGAGAAGAGAATCTTAAAAAGAATGAAGAGATTTCTAGACAGATAGATAATAAAAGAGAGAATCAGATGAGTGAGAAACAACCTTATAATTGGGATAAAGAATCTAAAGAGCTTCCAACAGAAGGTAATAATAATAATAATCATAATTACTATGGTGGTAATGGTAATGACGGTGGTAATAATAATAATACAGGTATGAATAGTGAACAACCAAAAAGTAATCATAATGTTTATATTGAACAATTAAGTAAACCTCAAATGAATCAACCATTTGACCTTATTCCTTTACCATCTGAAGGTAAAATGTATCCAGGAGTTAAAAAGAATATTAAAGTTGCATTTCTTACAACTGCTGATGAAAATATTCTTACATCTCCTAATCTAGTTGAGAGTGGTGAGTTTTTAGAAATACTTATTAATAGAAAATTACTTGAACCAAATTTAAGATATAGAGATTTATTACCAGGTGATAGAGATGCTATTATGATTTGGCTTAGAGCAACTGGTTATGGTGAAATGTATCCAGTTACATTATATGATAATAAAAATGAAACATTCGATACTGAAGTTAATCTTTCAGAATTAAAAACTATTAATCTTAATGTTAATCCAGGTACTGATGGTTTGTTTGATTTTGAGTTACCATTATCTAAGAATAAGCTTAAACTTAAATTACTTACAGTTGGTGATGTAGAGGATTTACAAGAAATTGTTAAAGAAAATGAAGATAATCTAATTAATGAAGAACAAACACTTATACTTGAGAATCGAATTGTTTCGGTTAATGGTAATAAGGATAGAATATTTATTAAAGAATTTGCGGCTAATATGAGGGTTATTGACGCACAAAAATTAAGAGAATTTATGTCTAAAATAGAATGTGGCGTTGATATGACAATCGAGGTTAGGTCTCCTGGGGGTGAGACCATAAAAACGTTTCTTCCCCTTACAACAAAGTTTTTTTGGCCTAACTCAGAGTTATAAAGAAAAACTATTAGAAGAAATATATGTTTGCATTAAACATTTAGGTATGACTTATCAAGATGTTTTAGCAGCACCGACTTATGAGAGACGTTTCTTTCTTTTATCTTTTATTAATGAAGGGGAAAAGAAAAAACAGAAATACGAAGAAGAAAGAGATGCGGCTACTAATAGTAATGCTAAAGGGAGTAGAACCACAAGAGTGAGTGGTGACCAATTAAAATCAAAATTAAAGAGTGGAGAGATACCTGGCTAATTATTTAGTTAGGTATTTTTCGTTCTAGGAGATATTTATATATAAAACAATCTTAATATGAAGGTAGTAATCAATGAATCGCAGTATAATAAACTATTTAATAAAACTAAAACTAAGTTAGTAATAGATGAATCTCAATATAATAGACTTTTTAATAAGACTAAAACTAAGTTAGTAATAACTGAAAGTCAGTTCAATACCCTTATGGTTGAGGCTGAGATATCAAAATCACTAAAAAATGTTAAAACAGGTGATTTATTACAAATAACTAAAGAAAATGGTAGCGTATATCATTTTAAGGTTGTTGAATCTGTTATGGGTGGTTCAATTTATATGGTTAGTACTGATAATGGAACTTTAAAAGGTTTCTATATTCTTATAAATGGTGCTACTAGTTTTCAAAATAAAGAATTAAGATATCAATTTAAAAAAATAGATGAAATAGAAGACGAATCTAAAATATATAAGGAATCCCCTAGTTGGAAATTTTCAACTATTAAAGCTATAACAAAATTTGAAGTGTTTAATTCAAATCAATCCCCTAAATTTAATGTTGATATTAAAACGGGTGAACCTAAAAAACCTAAAGAAGAGAAAGAAAAATTTAAAGGTAGTGAGTCTACACCAGAAAAAGAAGAGTTAATGAAGTATTTAATGAATATGACAGAGGGTAAGGATTACACTTTTAAGTTAAAAAATGGTAAAGAATTAGCTTTTAATGTTCAGACTGTTGAGCTTAAGAATATTGGTATGGAATTAATGAGTGCTGATGGTGATTATAGTTTTGATGTTGGTAAAACTTTTAATCTAGAAGTTAAGAATGAAAATATTTTTTTTAAAAGTGATGGTGATTATGATATTCAATTAACAATGTATTTAGGTGGTGAAGAAGAAGGTGCTGATGTAATTGATTCTAAGAGTAAAAAGGTAGAAATTAAAGGTATTTATGATATTGAAGAAAAGGGTGTTAATAAGGAAGAAGAAGAAGATGATACCTTTGATTATGAAGAATTAAAGGCTAGAATGGAAGATGACCAAGTATTAAAAGATATTATTCAAACAAGACCAAGTGCTGCATTAGAACTTATTCGTGTGTCTAGGAAATTGGGAGTTATACCAGCAAGTGATAGACTTGCTAAATGGGGGTTAGGCGTTAATAATGATACACTTAGTTACAATGGTAAGAAATTCTTAGCTAATAAAAAATTAATAATAAAATTTATTGGTGATGGAAAGATAAAAGATACTAAAAATCAAGAAATATTAAATGATTTTAAAAATAAATTATTATCAAAAAATAGTGAGGTTGGTGTTAAGGTTGCACCATATAGACAGGGTGATAAACATACAACATTAAATGGTGGAATTGATAAATTAGTATATAAATTAGAAGTTCAAAGTGAAGTGGAGGATAAAAAAGATACTTATATAGTTAATGTAAAGTTAACTAATAAAGATACTAAAGTACCATTTATATTAGCTTCTTATGAAATAAAAGTTGAGAATTATAACGCATAAAAAAAATTAAACTATAAGTAATGGCGAAGGAAGATGACATGAAGAACATATGGGATGGAATGAAAGCGGAGCAGCGTAAGATTAATGCTGCCGCTAAAGAGCTTGAAAAAGGACTTGGTAAGCAAGTCGAGATGCAACGTGATATCCTTAGAACTAAACAAGACATTGCACATATAGCTAAGAAAAATGCAGTAATTGAAGAGCAATTAGCAGAAGACTTAAAAGAAAGAAAAGTTTTACAAGATAAAATGTTAGTAGCTCAACAAAATGGTGATAAGAAGGCTAAAAAGGCTGCACATGATAGACTTATATTACTTAGAAAAGAAATTAAATTAAAAAAAGAAAGTTTAGGAGTAGGTAAAGAAGAATTAAAAGACGCTGAAAAAGGTCTTGAATTAATGCAAAAAAGCGTTAAACAAAGTAATTTACTTAAGTCTAGTGCTAGGTCAGTAGGTAAGGCTATGAAGACTTGGGGTTGGGATAAACTTAAGTCTTGGGGTGTGTTTGAAATGGATAAAGCTATCCGTGATAGTGCTAAAAGTATGGGTGTTGGCGCTAAGGGTTTTGAATCTTTCTCTAGTAGTATAAGTGTTGCTTCTGAGAAAACTATAATGATGGGTGCTGGGATAAAGGACTTAGCTAAAATGCAAGGTGGTTACAGTAAGGAGATTGGGAGGTCAGTTCGATTAACTGAAGAAGGTATGATAGCTATGGCTGAAATGGCTGAAGGTACTGGTCTTGGTGCGGAATATGCTATAGGTATGGCTGCTGGTATGGATGATTTTGGTGCTAGTGTTGAAACATCAAGAGATTTAGTACAGGAAACTCTTGATATTTCTGGTGAAATGGGGGTTAATAGTGCAGCAGCTGCTGAAGGTCTTAAAAAGAGTCTTAAATTAGCTCAAAGGTTCCACTTTAAGGGTGGTGTAAAAGGACTTGCTAAAATGGCTAACGAGGCCGCTAGACTTAAGTTAGATATGGATGGTATTGCTGGTCTTGCTGAAAAGGTGTTTAGACCAGAGGGAGCTGTTGAAATGGCAGCTAAGTTACAAACTATGGGTGGAGCGTTTGCTCAAATGGCTGACCCTATGCAATTAATGTTTAAAGCTAGAAATGATTTTGAAGGATTTTCTAAAGATATTGGTAAGGCTACATCTGAATTTGTTGAATTTAATAAAGAACAGGGTATATTTGAGGTTAAAGGTGGTTTAGCTGCGGATAGAATGAGGGAGATATCAACTATTACTGGTATTGGTGTTGAAAAGTTACAAGAAATGGCTGTTCAACAAAAGAAAATTGAAGCTATTGGTTCTATATCACCATTTAATTTTGATAAAGATGAAAAAGCATTAGTGGCTGGTATGGCTGATATGAAGGATGGTGAATGGCAAGTTAGTATTGATGGTCATGCTAAACTAGTTAAAGATTTAAATAATAATGATTTGAAAAAACTTAGATTAGAACAACAAAATCTTGATGAGAGAGCTGAACAATCTAGAACATTTCAAGATGTAATGATGGATGTATGGGAACAAATACAAAGTATTTTATTACCATTCGCTCAAGCACTTAAGAAAAATCTTGGTGGGCCAATACAAGATTTTATTAAAACGTTATCTGATGGTGGTAAAGATAGTTTTATTGGTAGTATTAAGTCGTGGGTTAAATCAATTGCTGAATTAGTTACTAGTGTAGGTAAATGGATTATGGATAACCCTATAAAAAGTGTATTAGCTGTTGCGTTATTTAAAACGGCTGGGTGGATAGCTAATGGTTTAGCTTTAGCTACTGGATTTAACTTAGGTGCTAGAATGGGTGGTGGTATGGGTATGGGTCGTGGTATGACGGGGCCTGGTGCTGGGTTTGGTGCAGCAAGGTCTAGAGCTGGAATTACAAGAGGTGTTAATGGACAAATGGTTAGAGGTAGACCAGGTATGAGTACTGGTGCAAAAATGGGAGCTGGTCTAGGATTAGGTATAGCTGGGATGGGCTTAGATTATGCTAGAAGCACTATGGATGACCAAGAAAGTAGAGGTGCTAAGGCTTTAGGTGTTGGTTCTTCTGCATTGACGGGCGCAGCATTTGGTATGATGTTAGGGCCTGTTGGTGCTTTAGTTGGTGGTTTAGCTGGAGCTGCTTATGGTGCTTTTAAGGAATATGGTGGGGGCGATGGTTTTGAAGAAACAGATAATACTACTGCTGATATGAGTTCATTATATAGTAAAACTAGTGAAGTTAACGATGCTATTATAAAGTTTAACCCAAGAGATAAGTTCACAACAGTTAACGATGCGATTATAGCTTCAACAAGTCAGAATCAATTAAATACTGCCACTAAAAAACTTACTGGAGGTGATAGTAATAGTGAAACTAAAGTTAAGATTGATGATGTTAAGGCTGATTTTAACTTTAACTTTAATGGTATTGATAATGAAATAGGTAAAATGTTATTAGCTAATAACCAATGGGTAAATAAATTAAATACAGTACTACATGAAGTTAGTAGGACTTCTTTATCATATAAATTAAGTCCACAACCTATATAATTTATTATTATTTAAAAAATAAATTATATAAATCTTGACTTTATAATTTTAAAATAGTATTTTTGACTTATATATATAAACAGAGGATTGAAAGTATAATACATATATAATAGATATATAATAGATATAATACATATATAATAGATATATAATAGATATATAATAGATATAATAGATATAATAGATTATATATAATATATATAGTAATTTTAGTAATTTAGTATATATTCCCCTAATTCCAAGACTACAAGTATTTATTTTATTATAATTTTGATTAGCATAGTATTTATATATAAAAAGAGTTACTATGCCAAATTCTATAAATTCGTTATCACCAGATTTAAGAGATTATTTACTAAATAGAAATATTATTAGTGATACTATAACTTCTAGTGGTTTAGATACTCTTCTTCAAGGTATTGGTATACCTTCAGAAATTAGCCATTCCCCAGAATCTGTACAACCATCAGAGAATATTGAGGTTGATGGTGTATTCTATAAAGATTTAAATGTAATCATAAATAAATACCAAGGTTCTGATGATGATTATGAAAAAGTAAGTATAAATTATTTACCAGGTAACACTAACTCAACATGGGCTGGTATTCCTTTTAATCATGAGTCATATAAACCTGGTGTAGCACAGTTATTCGATTATACAGAGACTAATGTTCCAGCTAATGGACCATTCCAAGGTGGGAACATTAGAGAATTTAATACAACTAAGAACAATTTTTTAGATGTAAGTAAACAAACTAAGATAGATTTTAATACTCAACCTGTTCCATCGTATCAAATTGGTTCTTATTTAGATGAATATGGAGCACTTAATGTAGGTGGTGCTGATACTCAAACATTAGATGTTCTTGGTAGTATTTTAAATGGTGGTGGTGTAGGTTTTGACCCTAATGGGGGTGGAGTTGTTCCAGATTTTGATGTTAGGTCTTCATTAGTTGGTAGAGCTCTTAACGCTGGTGGTGCAATCAATGATACAAAATTAGGTACATTAGCTGTTAAGTATTTAGCAGCATCAATTGGTAATAGTGTCGCAATGAATCTTCAAGAGGAAACAATTGGTAGAATAAACCTTAATCCATTAAGTCTTTTAAAAGGAAATAATATTATAGTTCCAAATTATAATATTACGGTAGCTAAAGGTACACTAGGTAAGATTTTAGATTTAGGTGAAAGAATGCTTGGTTTTGAAACGCCAGTTAGTCTTTTAGGGCCAGGCTCATCAATATTTAGTAAAGAAAACCCAGTAGGAAATATTGAGAGAGCTCAATCAATGATTTTAAATACTGGTAAAGGGCAAGTATTAGCTCTTATAGCTAGTCTTGACCAAAACTTATATAAACCACAAATATCAGATGATAGAAAGAAAGAAGGAACAGCACCAACTGGTGAAGATGGTACAAATGGTACTCTTTATGCTTTTAACAATGGTGATGGTGGTGTAGTTGATTTATTAAATAGTTCAAATATAGAAGGAGTTACCCCAGCATTTTTACCAAATGGATTACCAGACCCTACTTTTATAGCTCAAGTTTCTAACGCTGGTGCTTTCGAATCTGAACATGGTAAGATAACAAGTGAGTTAAATGGTGGATTTAATGATGAATTTGGTAATTTAACGCATGCTAATTCAAGAAATGATAGTGAAGCTAAATTTATGTGGGCTGATAAAGGAAGTAATAAAACTAACTCTGAAGGTGCTAGTACGGGTCTTCAAGCATTTGAAGATTTAGGTGTTAAGAAAAGTTTACTAAGTAAAACAAAAGAATTATTTAATAGTAATAAAATGAGAACACTTACCTCTGGTCATTATGTTAAAGATGAGAAAATTAGTGAAATTCAAAGTGGTATGCATACCAAATTTTCTGCATCTGGTAAACTATCAAAAGGTAGTGGTGTATTATCTAAAGGGGTATTAAAAGGTACTGCAACTGATGGTGATAAAATATTTTGTAGAACATGGTCAACATATGATAAATACTCTAGTGTTAATGATTTAGTAAGACATAGTGGTTTAAAAAAGAATTTAATGATAAATCCACACGCTAATGTTGATGCATCTGTTTTAGATAAACAAGGATTTCCTCAAATAGGACCATATAATGATAGAGTTAATACATCAGTAGATGCTAACGGTAAAAAAGTAAACGTTGAGAATTATATGTTCTCAATTGAGAACTTAGCTTGGTATGGTTCAGATATGATGAGCTTTTTACCAGATTGTGAAATAGGTCCTGGTGACCCAGTAACAGGTCGTAATGGTAGAATAATGTGGTTCCCACCATATGACATTTCATTTAATGAAACAACATCAGTTAGTTTAGAAAGAAATAATTTTATAGGTAGAGGTGAGCCAATATATACATATAATAATACTGAAAGAATGGGAACACTTTCATGGAAGATTATTATTGACCACCCTAATTATATGAATTTTTTCCCAGAAAATTGGGGTGATAATGAAATAGCTTCATTTTATGCTGGATGTTTAGAAGATGAAAAAATAGTAAGAAAAGTATTTACTAGTAATGAAAGAAATGAAATTGAATTAGCCGAGAAACCAATTGTTAAAGAAGTTGTAGATGAAGCTGAACCTGGAGAACTCACATTTATTGTATATTTTAAAAATGATACGACAGATATATCTACATTATATGAAAATGGTAAAAGAAATAATGCTCCAGACGGAGACCCAAATGGTTACATTGAAGATACCGATATAATGGGTTGTTATAAATCAAAACTTAATGATGAAGGAACTGCTTTAGAATGTATTGCTGGATATGGTTTAGGTACAACAATAGGTGAAGGTATTGTTGGTTCAAAAGGTAAAGTATATAATGATTTAACTAATTTTGGTCTTAATGGTCAAGACCAACCAATATCATTTAAAGGTAAAACTCACAGAGGTTGGATGGATGATGATTTTCTCCCAAACTTAAGTGACTATATTTCTAATGAATGTAAATATTGTAAAATAACAATTGAAGGTTATGCTAGTTCCCAAGGCGCTTCATCTAAGAATCAAAAACTTTCACAAAAAAGAGCTGATAATGTTAAATCTTGGTTAATTAGTAATGTAGTACCTAAAAATGATACTGTTAGTCCTGAAAAAAGAGTTGTAATTTCAGAACCAACTGGTAAAGGTGAAACTGAAACTGGATGTACTGGTGAAGGTGGTCAAGATAGAGGAGCTTGTAAATTAGGTAGAAAGACAATAGTTACAATTAAATATGATGCTGACTTAAAACCAGCACCACCACCACCAGTAGTAGATAAGAAAGTAGAACCCCCTATTCAAAGTAAACAAAATCTTGCGATGAACCCTAGTAGATTCTTTTCTGAATGTGATTATTTCACAAGATTAGAAGAAACATCACCAATAGTATATGATGAGATTAAAAGAAAAATCCCTTACTTTCACCCTAGTTTTCACTCTACAACACCAGAAGGATTTAATTCTAGACTTACATTCTTACAACAATGCACAAGGCAAGGACCAACACTTTCATCTGATAAAAGTAACCCAAGTAATTTAGCATTTGGTAGACCACCAGTATGTATACTTAGAATTGGTGATTTTTATCACACAAAAATAATGATGGAGAGTCTTACAATAGATTATGACCCACTTGTATGGGATTTAAATCCAGAAGGTGTTGGTGTACAACCAATGATTGCTAATGTTACAGTTAGTTTCGTATTTATTGGTGGGTCAAGTCTTAAAGGTCCAATTAATAAATTACAAAATGCAGTATCATTCAATTACTTTGCTAATACCGAATTATATGATGTTAGAGCAGACGTTGTTAAAGAAGATGGTACTGTCGGGAATTATATTAATGAAGCTGCTGAAAGTGAAAAACAAAAAGATAAAAATACAGAACCAATTGTTGAAGACCAAGAAGTGGTTGCTAAGGAAATAGTTGAAGAAGAACCACCAGAACCAGAAGAAAGTGATGCTGTTAAAGCATTAAAAAACGCTCAGTTGAATGGATGGACTGATGATGATAGTGGACTTGTTACAGTGGGAGTTTGGACTGATGGAGCATTTAATGATAAAGACTGGAATTACAATATCACAGTATTTCAAAATAACCAAAGAGTTAAAATAGATACAGGTACACTTGATTTGGAAAAATTCGATGATGATAATAGATTTGAAATAGTTGTATCTAAATTAACAAGAAGTTTTGTTGGTAAAGTAACTCGTGAAGTAGATACTGGTCGTAAATATAGTAAATATGGTCCTAACTGTTTTAGTGCTAGTACAGACACAGTTATAGTTGATGAGATACCCATCGGAGTTGAATTTTGGAAAGATGGTGAAGAAACAATTCAACGTGGTTTAGCTCCTTATGTGTTAGGATGTGATGATTTAGATAATGAGCAAACTAGAGGTGATTTAGTTCCTGGTACAGATAACGCTGTATTTAATTTAATGCGATGTATAAGTTGTCCTTAATAAATTAAATATAATAAGATGTTAAAAAAATAGATTATGGCACAATACTTCGATAGATATGAAAAATTTAAAATAAACGGTGTAATGACACCAATTCCTGGATTAAAGATTCCAATAGACACAAGAGATAAAACAATTGTTTACAAATTAGGTGACACAAGACTTGACATTGTGAGTCAAAAGTATTATAATAGTCCATATTATGGGTTTTTAATTATGTTAGCAAATCCAGAATATGGTGGATTAGAATTTAACATTAAAGATAGAGATATTATTAGAATACCTTTCCCATATGAATCGGCAATTGAAAGGTACTTAAACCAGATAGAAATTTATAAAGCATTATATGGCTGAAGAAAAAAAAGACCAAGTTGAAAAGTTATTATTATTTGAACCAAACCCATACGATAATGCTTTAATTCCAAATGAGAATTTAACTATTTCAGTTGATTTAAAAACAACTAGAAAGGGAAGAAGTGTAATTTCTATTCCAGCAACAGGTGTTGGTAAAATAACAAATAATAATAACGGTAAAAGGTCTACTACTATAGGTTTTATTGACGGTACCCCAATTGGTAAAGATAAAAGAGCTTTAACAACTAATTATACTGAAGCTAATAGTAGCTTAACAGTTGAAGGTGAGAATGATTTAGAAAGTCTTGGTATTGAGAGTATTAATATTGAATTTGATACTGCTTATACACCAATGATTAAGATTAAATTTATTGATATAAGAGGTCAATCTGTTTTTCAACAAGGGGTTAATTCAAAATATAAAATGTTTTTTGAATTACCTTACCCAATATTTGATTTAACTGTTAAAGGTTTTTTTGGTAAACCAGTTAAGTATTGCCTTCACTTAATTAAGTGGAATTCTGCTTTTAATTCAAATACTGGTAATTTCGAGATTGAAGCTGAATTTATAGGGTATACATATGCCTTATTAACTGATTTACTAATGGGTCTTATAAGAGCTGTAGTTTATACACCAGAAGGAAAACCAATTTTCGATGAATTTAAAGAAGAATGGGCTAAAAATGGTAGGACATTAACAACAATTGATGATATGTTAACAAGTATTGGTCAATTGGGTGATGAATTCGACAAGATAAAAGAAACTGATAAGAGTATACAACAAATAAATGATAGTACTGTAATATATGATTCAATAGACTTAATAGAAAGTAATTTAAATGAGTTAAATAAGAATATTGTCTCTGACCCAAGCACTTGGTTCGTACATGATAATGGCATTTTATGTACTGATAAAGCCAGAGCAGATACTAATTTCGTTGAAACAGCTTTAAAAACATTTAAAGAAAAAGTTAGAACTGATTTAGAAAGACTAAATGAGACCATATCTACACAATATTCTAATTTAAAATTGGATGAACTTGAGATTAATGATATAAGAATTACTAGAGGTATTACTGTAGATGATTTAAAAAATAAATCTACTGGTGTAAAAGCAATGTTTGACGCATCTAAAGCAGTAACTTCCCCATCTTTATATGATGAAACGGCTGAAACTACAAGTGGGTCAAATAGCTTTGACTATGTTGGGGAAATGATAACTACAGTTATAGCTAATGTACCAAATATATCTACCCTTCCATCTAGCGAGGAAATTGTTATATATGACACAAGACCAGCCTTAATAGAATTAAATAGAGTTAAAAAGGAATTAAAAGATACTAATAGAACTTTAAGGAACGAAACTGGTGAAAAGTTAAGAAAAATTGCAAAAGAACAATTAAATTTCGACCCAACAATATATAATATATTCTCAATACTTACTGTTCATTGTGAAGTATTATTAAAAACAATTAGTAAAGTATCTAAAGCTGCTGAAAATAGCAGTAGTAGATATGGTGTATTAACTAAATTAACTAAGTATTTAAATAGTACAGACACTAATAATACTATATTTGCTTGGCCAGAATATAGAAAAGCAGAAAAAAATGGTTATCAAGAAACATGGTTAGGTACTGATTTAACAGATGGTGAAGCATTAAAAGTTAATGAAATAGTATTTATTGAACATTTATTAGAAGAATTAATGAAGCTTGTAGAAAGGGATGATGAACTTGGTGATGAAATTGGTAATGAAAAAGCACAGTTCTGGCCAATATCGACACTTGATATCCCCATGAGTGATAACTCATTTATCACTCAATCACCCTACACTGAAGCGTTAACTGGACCTACTTCGAAAACAACACCACAAGAAGCAACTAGATGTCTATTAATGAGAGCGTTTCTAGGTCTTTCGATAACCACAAACACCTTAACCAGAAATGTACGCAATGTGACTTTTTCCAAAATAGCTGGAATGACTGACAATGATGTAAAGTTCAAAGGTATATTCGAGGCTGAAAATCTTTATCGTACTATTTTAGTAGACATTGATAGAATTCGTGCTAGAGATATTATAAATGGTATTATAGGATTAGGTTACGGAACAGAAGAAGGTAGTGAATTTGATGCTTCAATTGCTTCAAAGAAATTAATAGAAGAATGGGGTGTCGGTTACGAAACGGAAGTTATAAATCCGCACGAAGGTCTCGTACCCCTACTTTATGACTACGGTGGGAGTGTCGGTTATAACTACATCTATAACACTAATGGTGATGGAAGGTCGTATCTACCAATTAGCGGTAATTTTAGCGGTCAAGGATTCTATGAATCACCAGGAATCCTTAAATCTCAAAAGGAGATTAGTTACCTAGGTAATAAATATCTATTCACTGGTGGGGGATGTAATGATGCTCTGAATAGTGAAGCTAACGAAGAAGCTACTTATAAGTATCCAAATGATGGAGCTATTTATTTAAAAATATTATCAAAAGATGAATTTGAAAAAGGCTATAAAACCCAACCACAATACGGTGCTGATTCTCTAGCAATATATAGAACAGTAATTGCTGAAAATTCTCCTATATCACAGAATACTTTATCTAACCCACTATACAATGTAGTACCTGATTTAAGTAATGATACTGGTATAGGTACTATTGATAGATACGGTGATAGATTTTTAGCACCTACTTTCAAAAAAATACTTTATAATGGCCCTGGTGGTGACAAATTAACAGATACACTTCATTATTTACTGGATAATAGTAACGATTATATGTTAGGTAATATATTATGTTCGTATTGGAATGGTGATATGAAAAGAGGAGAGTCAGAACCCCGACATTGGTCTGGTAATTATTTAGCTAAATCACCTGAACCAAGGACCTCCAATAATCAAGAAATTGATTGGGATGATGATGACCAATGGATTTATGGAAATAACTCAACATATAACGTCCTTAGAAGTGATATACCAGATTTATATGGTAATACTAGAGATTTAATAGGTCATTTATACGGTGATATTAAGGGTGGTTCTCAGAGTAAAGTATTTTTACCATATATTGAATTTTCTGTTTCTAATGCTGAAGATTATGCCAACCATCATTTTAGTCTTTTTGGTAGTAAATGGTATTACCAACAAATAGAGCCAGAATCAAAAGCATTTTTATTTCTACATTCTTTCCCATGGCAAGGGTATATAGGTGATATAGGTGGTACACAAACAAAATATGACCAGTTAAATTGTAGTTTATTTGATATTTGGGAAAATATGTCCCCAGGTAGTGATGATACATATACAGTTAAAAGTTTATATAGAAATAATGGTGCATTTGTTAAAGCACCTAAGTTATGGGTTTTATTTATTGGGTCATTACTATATAGAGAACGATGGTTACATGGATATGGTGGACCTAATGCAGAAATGCCTAATTTCGGAACATATTCTCCGTCAAATACACCTAGCGGTTGGTGGAATTTTTCTTCTTCATTTGCTTGGCAAGATAGCGCATCCTACCTCCCAACAGGAAATAATATTGGTGGAAGAAATTACTTTAGAATGATGTACGATACTAGAGCCCAATCTCCATGTGGAATGAATTTTGTAATGGATGGTAATGATGAGAGCTCTGGTGGTATTAGAGATGATGAAGTGGAGAATCAGCGTTATGCTATGGTAGAGTATACAATTTCTGGATTGCCGCAACAAGTAAAGGAGGAATTTATAAACCAATTTGAAGACTTTGTTTACGATGAAAATGGATTCATTGCAATTCAAAAAAACTTTGAATTAGTTGACAATCCCCAAGAACTTGAAGAAAAATGGAATGAATTACACGCTTTACAAGAACCCGTATCGGAGAATGTAAACAACTATGGGTTTGATGGATATATTTTAGACAATATTCGAACTTTATTTTACCCACCAACTCAAAAAACTTTAAGCCATGGATTTATGGATACATTAGAATATGAAAAAAATTGGGTAACCGTCAAGTCTTTAAAACAAGTGTTTCCAGATAAACTAGATGTATTAAAAAATTACGAGTTTGTGATGGCTGCTAGTGACTTTCCTTGGAATTCAGATTCGGAAGGAGTTAAAACAGGTAAAATATCGCAATTTAACTTAAAAAATAAATCTAGTGGCCCTGGTCAAAATTTACTTAGAAAATTAATGAGTGAATATGTATATATTAATAATGCTAAACCTGAAGTATTTGATAGTTTCCTGAGATACGGTACTTTCGGACATAAAACAGACCCTGGTGGTGTTGGCGCTACTGGTAATGCCCCTAATACATTTAACGCTAATATTCTAGATGGCGAACCATTTAGGGAAATTAACGTTAAAAAAAGCGTGATGATTTCGTTCTTAGATGAATTTTTTAAAAGATTTAAAAAATTAACAGATGATTGGAGTGCGAATAATGACACCAAGGATGATGAAATACAAAACCGTCTTTTTAATACTATTGATGATGATACTATAAAATTAAATCTTTACAGAACGATTGGTTCAATTCATAATAAATGGGTAGCTGGTACTGATAACCCATTTTATAATTGTGGTTTTAGTAATGATTATGATAAAAAAGTAGCTAAAAATAAAAGAAGTTCGTCTAATACTCACTTAATCGATTCATTTAGATTCTTAGATAGAGCGTTCAATGATATAGGTGATGAATTCATAATAAACCCATTAGCTATATCAAATATGCTTGTTGGTAATTATAATCAAAGTTTTTTTGATATAGCTAATAAAATACTTATTGATAATAACTTTAATTTCATCGCATTACCAACATATGTTAATTTTAAAGACGAAAATGAATTGGCTGACATGTTTAAACCATATGCATATAAAGACGTTAATTCAGCTTCTGGACCATCATTCGTATGTGTATATGTTGGTCAAACATCAAAACATTTAGATTTAGGTGTTGACTCAGACTATGATAATGATGGTATTATAATTAATGTTGACAGTGAAGGTAAATATATTAATGGAGCGCCACCAGATTTTACTTTTAAAAAAAAGGATGACGGAAGCCTTAATATACCCTACTTTTTGGTTAGTTACGGACATTCTAATCAAAGTTTTTTTAAAGATATTAAATTAGACCAAAAAGAATTCGTTGAAACGGCTGAATCACTTCAAATAATTGAAGATATATCTCAGCAAGCAGATAATAGAAAACCTAATTCTAATGGTCAAAACCTTTTTAATGTTTATCAAACAAGGTCATATTCAGCTGAAGTTGAGATGATGGGTAACGCCATGATTCAACCAATGATGTATTTCCAATTAAATAATATACCAATGTTTAGAGGTGCTTACATGATTATTAAAACATCACATAATATTACGGCACATAATATGGTTACTAAATTTACTGGTGTAAGAGTTAAAAGAACCAAAACACCACTAGTTGAGGCATCAACAATATTTATGAACATTCTAGGTTCTTTAACTAGCAGTGAAAGTGAAGAACAGGCTCGTGGCGGGAGAGATGTTCCGTTTGCATCACAACCAAACCCAGGTGGTATAGTAATAAGTTAATAAGTTAATAAAATAATAATTATGGCAGAACAAAGTTTTATAAATGTTAAAGAGAAAAAATATCAAATATTAGTACCATGGTTCCAATACAAAAGAACACTGAGTCTTGATAAAATAACTACAGTAGTTTTACATTGGACTGCTGGAAGTAGTGTAGGAAGTGATTACAAAACACTTCAAAAAAAGGGTTATGGGTATCATTTTATAGTAGATAAAGAAGGTAATATATTCCAAGGAGCTCCACTAGACGCTAGGCTTAGTCATGCTGGTAATTCATATGGACCTAAAGGTACAGGTACTAATAACTATAGTCTTGGTATTTCATTTTCAACACGAGGTGATGAAGATAAAGAAGTCGGTAGTACTAAATTTAATACGCAACAAATAGAATCAGTAGTAAGGATTCTATCAGATTGTAAAGTTGCTTTACCTAATTTAAAATATATAAGTGGACATCACTGGGTTTCACCTGGAAGAAAGATTGACCCATGGACATTTCCATTTGACAGATTAATGAAGTACCCAATTAGTACGGTAGACTCAGTAGAGCAAAATCTAACAAGTTTAGGTTTTGAATTATGGAAAACTGGTTACCTACCATTTCCAGAAGGCTTAAGTGATTGTAAATGTATTGAAAAATATTCTGATGGTAATTGTAAAAAATCAACGGGTGACTGTATAGGTCAAGGTAAATATAGCTATTCTGAAAGAAAGTTATCAACTGTTGTTACTGATGCATCATTCCAATCAGATTTAGATTCAGCATAAATTAGAATAATTAATTTAATTACCGTATATTTGTATTATATGCAAATAGGTAACATAATAATAGATGATTATATTAAACTTGATGATAAGTTTAATATAACCAATTCATTAGATGATATAGTATCTGATATTCCTACATTAGTAATTGGTTTAGATAACGCTAAAAAACTAGGTGTAAATCTTAATTACTTAGATAGAAAGATTGATGATAATACATTCTGGACATTTAATAAAAAAGAAAAGAGAGTATTATTTGAGGAAGATTTATTTTATTTTATAGAACATTCTTATACTTTATTTAGAAAAAAAATATGTTTTAAATTTATAGACCTAATACTATCTACTTCACAAGAAGTTAATAATATTTTTAATGATATTAAAGAATCTGATAATGTTATATCGTTTATTCATATCGATATGGTTTATATTTTTATAGATAAAACCATATATGGTTTCGATTTAAGACAGATTAAATTCATAGGAAAGAATAAAATTACATTTATAGAGTTAATAAAGAATTTATCTGATGTCTTTTTGGATAATGATAAGATACTTATAGAATATAAGAATGAGTTAAGTATGTTTAATGATGAGATTAAATATACCCCTTTAATCTATTCTATAAGAAACAATGACTAAAAACATATTATTAGCTTCATTTATCTTCCCAGAAAGACTAGACTGGTTTCTAGGACACCTAGAAGATAAATTTAATATACCTAAAGAAAAGGTATTTATATTCCAAAACTTAGATGACGAATCTAAAGTAATAGTAACATTCAAGTTTGTAATCTCAAAAGATAAGAGAGTAAACTTTAATAGTTTGTTTCCAAATACTATTCTTATTCACAAAAAAGGTAATGCAATATACACTATAAACGCATTAAATAAATTGATTGAAGAAATTTCAGATGGTTCAATAGGTAATATTGATTATAAATCAGTAAAAATCAATTGGAAAGATTACCAAGATAAAATACTACTAATAAACAATAATAAGTTAAAGATATCTAATATAAAGCGTATTTTTTAACAATTTCCGTATATTTATTAATATAATAAAGATAAAAAATAATCATTATGAATAATAAAGATAATAAGTTACAAGATGGAATAAACAACTTTCTTAGTGATGACGAAAAACAATCTGACCAAGCCAATATGGACTGTAGTTCTGGTGTTTGTGTTATAAAGGGTGATAAAAGCTTAGTTGAAAGAATCAACAAAAAAATAATAACAGAAGATGGTAGAGAATTACTTACCTAATAAAATCATACAAAGATGAATAAAAATAACAATAAAGATTTACTTAATGAAGAGATTAAGAAATTTAATTTATTATCAGAATATGCTTTTTATACAGAAGATAGAGCTGGAGATAAATTAGATAATTCAGATTTAATACTTGGTGTTGCTGAAGCTGAAGAAGAAGAACCAGCGTTTGGTGATGAAGAACCTTTAGATGAACCAGAAGGAGAATCTTCTCCAGAAGGTGGAGAGGAAGAACCAGCAGAAGGTGGTTTTGGTGATGAGGAAGTTGGAGATGAATTTGACTTCGGTAATGGGGAAGATTCAATGGAAGAACCAGACCCGATGGATGATGCGGTAGAATTAGATGTAACTGAATTAGTTAAAGGTTCTGAAGAAGCAAAAGCATCAGCTGATTCAGCTAATATGAAAATAGACCAATTATTAGGAATGGTTAATAAATTAGAAGGTCAATTAGATGGTATGTCAAAAATATCACAAAAGATTGATAGTCTTGAAACTGAAATTGAAAAGAGAAACCCAACTGAAGATGAAAAAATTGAGATGCGTTCTTTAGATTCTTATCCTTATAATCTTAAGTTAACTGATTTCTGGTCAACCCAAGAAGGACAATACGATATAATGGGTACAGGAAATGAAGAAGAAGAAGAGGAATATGAATTAAATAAAGACTCAATTAATAGTGATTATGTTGAATCAGATATTAAACATTCATTTGATGAAGATGATTTTACTGAAGAAGAGATATAAGATATTATATAATTTTAATTAAAAATGAGACGGTTGAAAAATCTTCTCATTTTTTTTGTTTAAAGGGTTGTGTAATTAAAAAAAATATAGTATATTTGTAGAAATAATAGTTATAAAAAATAACTCAAAATAGTTTACTTTTTAATATTTTTCTTTATATATATTATAAACGAAATTACCTTTAAAAGTATTTTCTATACTATAGCAAATAACAAATAATAATAACAAATAATAATAACAATAGCAAATTAAAAACAATTATGAGCGAACAAAAGAAGAATGACGAGTACGAAAAAATGATGAAAGCGTATGAAGAGTCACACCAGCCTAAGATGGCAACAGTAAAAAAGTACGAATTAAAGAATTATTTCAGTACTCACCTAGATAAAAATACCACCAAAGCTTCAAAAACAATTAGAATATTACCACCACTAGAAGGTAGTAGTACTTTCTACGAAGTATTATGGGGTCATAAGATTGAATTAGATGGTTCTTGGAAAACATTTCCATGTCTTCAACATGAAGAAGATAAACCATGTCCATTTTGTGAAGCTAAACAAGCCCTTTACGCAAGTGGTACTGATAGCGATAAAGAATTAGCGAAAAAATACAACGCTAAGAAAATGTATGTAGTTAGAGTTATTGAAAGAGGTAACGAAGAAGAAGGGGTTAAGTTTTGGAGATTTAACTACTCTTGGACTAAAGATGGTACTCTTGATAAGATAATGACAGCAATGAAAGCAGTTGCTCACGACATCACTAACCCGAATACTGGTAGAGATTTAACACTTGAAATTAACAGGAACCAATTTGGTATTCCAGTTGTTAATTCTATAACATATCCATTAGAATCTACTACATTAACTAGTAATGTGGAACAAGGTAAAGAATGGTTAGGTGACACTAGAACTTGGAGAGATGTTTACAGTACCAGAGATTATGATTACTTGAAAATTGTTGTTAGAGGTGATGTTCCAGTATACGATAAAACACAAGAAAAATTCGTAGGTAGAAAAGAACAGGAAGCTGCTAAGGCAGCTGATACTGTTGAGGATAAATTTGATTCTGAATTAACTATGGAAAATCCAGTAGCTACAGAAACTACTACCCCAGTAGCAGAAAGTACTCAATTAGCTACAGAAACTGCTACCCCAGTATCAGAAACTGCAACAGCTGAAGAGGACGATGATTTACCATTTTAAAATAATTACAATATAATAAAACAATGGGCGGTGGAAACTGCCCATTTGTTTCTAACAGTTTTAATAAATAAAAAGTAATATGGCAAAAACACCTAAAAAACCAATTAGTAAAAAGACATTCGATTTAAGTTCTTTTAAAAAGAAGAACGGGATGGATATAACAGTAAAAGACAAAGATTTAACTTGGATACCTTTATCAGATTCATTTCATGAAGCACTTAAGATTCCTGGATTAGCTAGAGGTTATTTCACTAGTTTTAGAGGTTACTCAAACACAGGAAAGTCAACCGCAATATATGAAGCGGCTGCTGGAGCTCAAAAGATTGGCGATTTGCCAGTTATAATTGAAACAGAAACAAACTGGTCATGGGAACACGCTAGAAATATTGGGTTACAATTCGAAGAAGTAGTTGACCCAGAAACTGGAGAGGTTATAGATTACGAAGGAGATTTTATTTTTCTTAGTGGTGATGACCTTTTAAGTAGATATGAGTGTGTAGATTATTCAAATGGTAAAGAAGGAACAAAGGTTTTAAGAAGTGAACCGATAATTGAAGACGTTGCAAGACTTATAACGGAATTACTTGACCAGCAAGCAGAAGGAGAATTAGATAGAAATTTATGTTTTCTTTGGGATTCAGTAGGTTCCTTAAATGGATTCCAATCAGTAATGTCTAAATCCAATAATAACCAATGGAATGCTGGTTCAATGGAAACGGCATTTAAATCACTAGTTAATCATAGAATACCAGCATCTAGGAGAATGGGTAAACCATTTATTAATACTTTTGCTGTTGTTCAAAAGATTTGGTTAGATAATATGAATACAGTTATCAAGCACAAAGGTGGAGAAGCATTCTTCTATTCACCAAGAGTTATTGTTCACTTCGGTGGTATATTAACTCACTCAACTGTTAAGTTGAAAGCAACGTCTGGTGGTGAGACATACCAATTTGGTATTGAAACTAAAGTTAGATGTGAAAAGAATCAAGTTAACGGTGTTGAAGAACATGGTAAGTTAGCATCAACTCCACATGGCTATTGGAATCCAGCAAAGATTGATGATTATAAAAAGAAACATAAGGATTATATCCTTGAAAGACTTAATACTAATATTGATGATTTCATAATTGAAAGAGAAGTCGTAGAAGATTTAAGTCTTGACGATTCGAAAGCGTAGTAATAGATTGTTTAACCCTTTAAATGGGCTTATATGAAAAGGACACCACCTAGAAATGGGAATGCAACACATAAACAAAATACTTTACTAGTAGATGGTAATGCCCTTTATAAAAGGGGTTTTATCGGAGCTAGAAATGAGTATAATAGAGCTGGCCACCATATTGGCGGTGTTTATCAATTCTTAACCGTACTTAGAAAACTAATTAATGAAGACCTATATCATAAGGTCTTTGTTTTCTGGGATGGTGAATTTTCTGGTAAATTAAGATGGGATATATATAAAGATTATAAGAGTGGTAGAGGTAAAGATTATATAAATGGGACTAAACCAGATGACTTAGAGGAAGTTGCACAAAGAGGGGTAGTATTCAACTACCTTGAAGAATTATTTATTAGACAATTAGTTGACGATAAGGTTGAAAGTGACGATTTTATAGCGTACTATTGTAATGTGAAGAAGGATGTAGAAAATATTACAGTAGTTACTAGTGATAGAGACCTTACTCAATTAGTTGATGATAATGTCAGAATGTACATGCTTGATTTAAAAAAGTATATTAACAAGTCTAATTTTAAAGAACAATTTAAATACCATTATGAAAACGTAGCTATAATAAAAATACTTTGTGGAGATGCTAGTGATAGTATAAAAGGTGTTAAAAGACTTGGTGATACAACACTAATAAAACACTTCCCACAATTAAAGGAAAGAAAGGTTAATTTAGATGAAATTCTTGAAGGAGCCAAAGTCCAACAACAAGAAAGATTAGATAGTGGTAAAAAGCCATTACAAGTTCTAACCAATATAGTTGATGGTATAACCGATGGTGTACAAGGTAATAACTTATACGAAATCAATAAGAGGCTTGTAGACCTCACAATTCCATTATTAACTACAGAAGCTATAGAAGATGTAAATAGTCTCATAGATTCACCCTTAAGTGATGACAGAACGATTAAGAACGCTTATAAGATGCTTAAAGATGATGGAATAGATATAATGCTAGGTGAAAGCCGATATAATGAATATCTTTTACCTTTCAAAAAATTAATGGAAAGAGAAAAGAAGAATAATATTTTATAAAAAAAAATAACTATGAGTAATTACAAAGTAAAAAAGAAGAATTTTTGGGATAATTTCAGATTTGAATTTGTCCTTTACATTAATGAGCAAGTTAAAAGAGAAGATGGTAGAAACCGACCAATAATATGTCAAAGGTTATTTGATGTAAAGGGGTTTAATGAAGATTCATTAAACTCTATTGAGTTGAAAGAGTTAATGGATGAATTAACATCTATTACAAGTCCAGGAATGGGTGTTATACCGAAGTTTCTTAAAGCTACATCTAAAAAACATTGTTGGGCAACTTATAAACCATGGAGTGTTGTTGATAATAATGATATAACTAATATTTTTGAAGATGAAGATATATTCACGTTCGAAATTAAGGTTGATAAAAGAGTAGTGGCTAAAAGTCAATTCTCTGGTAATTGGTTTCAAAGAGATGTTAGATATAACGTAAATATTAGGGATATTATTCCAGCAGTTATAAGTGAAATTGAAGAATATCTTAGTAGAGATGAATATACAAGTACGTATGAAGGATATGATTTAAAAAATGTCATGGCAGACCATGATTTTGGTAGAGTGTAGTATATTTATTTAAAAGAGTTTCAATTATAATGGGTAAAATTAGTAAAGATAGTTTAGGGTATTTAGGGTTAGATTTTCAGTATCGACTTATACAACAAATGTTAGTTGACCGAAAGTTCGGTGAGTCAATAATGGATATTCTAAAACCTAATTACTTTGAAGATAGTTTCTTAAGGACTACTTCAGCGAAAATAAAAGATAATTACGATAAATATGAGTCGATTCCAGATGTAAATAATCTAGAATCTACAATATTAGGTGCTGTATCTGACGATATTGATAAACAAATGTATTTAGAACAGTTCAATAGAATAAAAAATGCTGAATTGAACAATGGATTGCAAATCCAAGATACAGCAATGAAATTTTGTAAACAACAAGAATTAAAAAAATCAGTTAGAGACATTCAACAAATCATAGATAAAGGAGATTTAGAAGATTATCATATGTGTGAAGAAATCCTTAAAAAAGCCCTAGAAGTTGGTAATACAAAGGATGATGGTATTGATGTATTTCATGATATCGAGAATGTAATGTCTGAAGATTTCAGAAGCCCAATTCCTACTGGAATTAATGGGTTAGATGCCTATATGGATGGTGGTCTATCTAAGGGTGAGTTAGCTGTTATCTTAGCTCCTTTTGGGGTTGGTAAGACAACTATCATGACTAAGATAGGTAACAACGCTAAGAATGTAGGAAATAACGTCTTACAGATATTTTTCGAAGACAACCCAAAGGTAATCCAAAGAAAACATTTAACATGTTGGATGGATGGTAAATATTCACTTAATGAGTTATCTGAAAATAATGTAGAAATTCTTGCTAACGCCACAATTAAACAATCGCAACCAGGTAAGATTCAATTAAAGAAGTTTCCTAGTGATGGAACTACAATACCAATGATAAAACAATATATAAAGAAATTAATATCTCAAGGTTTTAGACCAGATATAGTTTTATTAGATTATATTGATTGTGTAGTACCAACTAAAACATTCAAAGATGAATATGCTGGTGAAGGAAATGTAATGAGACAATTCGAAACAATGCTTGATGAGTTAGATATTGCTGGTTGGACTGCCGTACAAGGTAATAGAAGTTCTATTAACGCTGAAACAGTTGATGCAAGTATGATTGGTGGTTCTATTAAGAAAGGTCAAATTGGACACTTTATACTTTCAATAGCTAAATCATTAGACCAAAAAGAAAATGGTCGTGCTAATATGGCAATTCTTAAATCTAGATTTGGTAAAGATGGGATTGTATTCGAAGATATAGTATTTGATAACGGCACTTTAGTTATTGACATTACCGAGAATGAACAAAGAGGTAAAACATTCTTACAAGCTGAAGAAGTTAAGGTTGAGAGAAATCAAAACAGAGTTACTGAAGTTTTTGATGCAATGCAAAAAAAGAAAGATGAAGATTATCAAAGCGGTATAACTAATAATTAAGTAATTAAGTAATTAAATAATTAAATATGTATTTAAAAAATTCAGATACGGAAAAGAGATATTCTATTTTTCCAATTAAAAATCAAGATTTATGGGATGCTTATAAAGCAGCTGAAAAACAAACTTGGGTAGCAGAGGAGATAGATTTAGCGCAAGATAAATATGAGGATTTAAATGATGATGAAAAATTTTATTTAAAGAATATATTAGCCTTTTTTACTATTTCAGATGGTTTAGTTATAGATAATCTTTGTGATAATGTAATCGACAATATAGATATTTCAGAAGCTAAATATTATTATAATCACCAAATGTTTATTGAGCAAGTACATGCTAATGGATATTCTCTATTAATCGATACGTATATCAAAGACAATAAAGAGAAAGAAGATTTATTTAATTCTATGATAACTAACGATGCTGTAAGGGCTAAAGCGTCATGGGCTGAGAATTGGTTAAACAATGGAACATTTGTAGAAAAGTTAATTGCTTTTGCTTGTGTTGAAGGTATTGCATTTTCATCAGTATTTGCTGGAGTTTTTTGGTTTAGAAGTAGAAATAAAATGCCAGGTTTAGGTGAAATGAACGAACTCATCTTAAGAGATGAATCTTTTCATTATGAATTTGCATTACAAATGTTTAATAATTATGTTAAGGATGATTATAAACCTTCTAAAGAAAAAATTAAGGAAGTAATTTTATCTTGTTTTGAAACTGAGAGAAAGTTTGTTGAAGAGAGCTTACCAGATGGTCTACAAGGAATGAGTAAAGATATGATGATGGGATATGTTGAGTTTGTTACTGATATTGTATTAAATGATTTTATAGGTGAAACTAAATTTAATACTAAGAACCCCCTTGATTTTATGAAAAAGATAGGTCTATCATCTAAGAATAACTTTTTCGAAAGAAGAACTGGAGGTGGATACACCAGAGTTGACATACCAACAACTAATGATGGAATTTTTGATGATGACGATTTTTAAATATAAAGATAAAAAAAGAAAGATATGAAAATTATAAAAAGAGACGGAAGTAAACAATCTTTCATGCCAAATAAAATACTCGTTAGGTTAAGGCAACAATCTAAAGATTTAAATGTTAAACCCGATAAGTTATTTCAGAAAGTTATACCACATATAAAGGATGGAATGACAGCTACTGATATAGATGAAATAATTGCATTTCAATCAGCTGATTTACAAATCGAACATCCAGATTACGCTATATTAGGTGGTAGAATTCTTATATCTAGACAAGCTAAGATATTAGAAGTTGAAACTAAAGAAGTTGATGAGAAGTTTGATTCATTTGCCGCATCTACATTTTTAAAGAAATATTCTGAAAAGGATGATAAAGGGGTTCCAATTGAGATTCCATCTATGATGCATAACAGAGTAGCAAATCATCTTTACCCAGATTCATTTAAAGATAGAAGAAAACTTTTAAATGAACTATATGAAAAGAAAATTAATTTTGCTACACCGATATTAAGTAATTCTGGTATTGAGGGTAGAAACGGTCTTATTAGTTGTAATCTAACAACTCTTATGGATGATAGTATTGAAGGTATTAATGAGACACTAGATAAAATCTCACATGGTTCAAAAGAAGGTTCTGGAATAGGACTTTGTATTGATAGATTAAGAAGTTCTAGTAGTTTAGTTAGTAGCTTCAAAGGTTACGCTGGTGGTGTAATTAGATTTGCTGATATGGTACAGTCTCACATGAGATTTTATAAGCAAGGTAATAGGTCTGGTAGTTGTGCTTTATATTTATCTACTTGGCATAAGGATATATTATCATTTTTAGAATTAAGACTCCCAATTGGTGAAGAATTAAATAGAGCTAGGGATTTATTTACAGCTGTAACTATTGATGATGTATTTATGGATGCTTTAACAAATGAAACACCGTATTACTTATTTTGTCCTAACGATTTAAAGAAAGCTGGATTAAAACCATTATATGAGATACATGGTGAAGAATTTAAAGATGTTTACAATGAAGCTATTGAATTAGGTTTAGGTGATAAAGTTGAACCTAAGAAAATATGGGATGCCATTATACGTTCACAAGTTGAAAGTGGTACACCATATGTATTCTATAAGGATAACGCAAATAAGGTTAATATGCAAGATAATATCGGTATAATTAACCAGTCTAATTTATGTATAGAAATTATGCAAGCTAGTAAACCAACATACACACCACAATGTACTTTAGCTTCAGTTAATTTATCCGAACATGAGACATTAAAGAGTATTGGTAAATCAACTAAGGTTTTAGTTAGAGCTCTAAACAAAGTTATTGATAATAATAAATGGTCTGACGATTGGAGTAAAAATGCTGGGGTAGACCAAAGAGCTATTGCTATTGGTGTTGCTGGGTTAGCTGATTTCTTTGCTAAGAAGAAGATATCTTTTGAAAGTGATGAAGCGAAGAAATGGAATGAAGACATTTTTGAAATAATGTATAAATCTGCACTTGAAGAAAGTAGTTTATTAGCTATTGAAGAAGATGAAAATTATCCAGCTTGGGAAGGTAGTAAATATAGTAGAGGTGAGACTTATATAGAAGGATGGTCACCAGTAGAACCTGGAGAACCAATTCCAATGCGTAACTCATTATTAATAGCTTTAATGCCTACAGCTTCAAGCGCAATCTTATTAGGTGCTTTTGAATGTTTCGAACCAGTAACTTCTAACGTATTTACTAGGATGGTTGGTGATGGTGAGTTTATTGTCGTAAACAAATATCTAGTAAGAGAATTAGTTGAGTTAGATTTATGGAATGAAGAGATACGTGATGCTATTATTTCTAACGAAGGTAGTATTCAAGACATACAAATAATACCAGAAGATATTAGATATCGTTATAAAACTGTTTGGGAAGTACCTCAAAAAGTATTATTAGAATTAGCTATAATTAGAAATAAATTTGTAGACCAATCACAAAGCATGAATGTATATCATAGAGATGCTAAATATAGTAAAATATCTAGTGCTTTAGTATTTGCTTGGAAGAATGGTTTAAAAACTGGTTCTTATTATACCAGAACTGAATCTAAGTTAGGTAAAAACAAAAAATTATCCGCATCTGATAATATATCAGCTAATCTAGTTAAAAAGCCAGAGAACTCAATGTTTAGTTGTGAAGGTGGTGGTTGCGATGCTTAGGGTGTGATACTTAAATAGAGAATTAATTTAAATAAAAAAGGGGATTTCGAAAGATTTCCCCTTTTTTATTTACACTATTTATTTTCGAAAAAGATTTATTATAATATTTATCTAATAAAGAAAGTAATATGGCTGGTAATGGTAAATTTATAAATATTGCGTTTCCGTTTAAGGAAAGTAGTAGAGGTGACTTTTTAGAACTTAATAATATCGATAAATACGCAATTAAATCTGATTTATTACATTTACTATTAACCAGGAAGGGTGAACGACTATATTTACCAGATTTTGGTACAGACCTCATTAAATACATTTTTGAATTAAATGATGAAACTACTAAAAATAATATGAAAAAAGATATTAGCGCAACTGTTATAAAATATTTACCTAATTTACAAATAGATGAAATAACTGTAAAAGAAAATGAACTAAGTGAATATGGTGTTACAGTTAAAATTGATTATACAATAACAGAAGATGTGTTTAAAGAAACTGACTTCGTAATTATAGAATTATAAAAAAAATATTATGGCACAAAAAATAAATTACTATTCTAGGAACTTTGCAGATGTAAGGTCAGAATTAATTAATTACGTAAGAGAATATTATCCAGATATTTTTAACGATTTTAATGATGCCTCTGTTGGTATGATGCTTTTAGAACTTAACGCTGCCGTTGGGGATATGCTTTCGTTTCAAACGGACAGAATGTTCCAAGAAACTCAAATTGATTTCGCACAAGAAAGAAGCTCCATCTTATCAATGGCTAGAACATTCGGACTTAAAATACCAGGTAAAAGACCTTCTGTTACGTTATGTGATTTTTCAGTTGTTGTACCAGTGTTTGGTGATACTTTTAATATTCAATACGCACCAATTATTAGAAGAGGAGCACAAGTTAGTGGTTCAGGGAAAGTATTTGAAGCTTTAGATGAAATTGATTTTTCATCACCATTTAATAATAGTGGAGTCCCAAATCAATTAGTAGTTCCAAATTTAGATTCTAATGGTACAATAATTAATTATACCCTAACTAAAAGGGAATTAGTTACTAACGGTACAACAAAAATAATGAAAAGAATTACTAATAGTAGTGATGTTAGACCATTCTTAGAAGTATTACTCCCAGAAGATAATGTATTATCGATTAACTCAATAATCATGCTTGAGGGTACTAATTATTCAACAAATCCACCTACTGGTCAATTCTATAACGAAAACTTAAGGTGGTTTGAAGTTAATGCATTAGCTGATGACATTGTTTTTATTAAAGATAATACCATAATTAGTGACGATTCAGCAGTAAGTCCAGGTAAATTTAAAAAAATAAATCAAAGGTTTATCAGAGAATATACAGATAAAGGGTTTACTAAAATTATATTTGGTGGAGGTTCCCAAGATATAAGTGAGTTATGCGAATTTGACGTTAATAAATCACTTGTTAATCGAGTAGGTGATTTTATCAATAACCTTTCATTAGGTATTACACCATCAGCCAATCAAACAATGTTTATTTCTTATAGAATTGGTGGTGGAGCTTCAACTAATATTGGTCCCAATGTAATTAAAACAGTTTCAACTGTTGACATGGTGGTTAATGGTCCTAATAACTTAGTAAATCAAAAAGTAATTAATTCTCTTTCAGTTAATAATCCAATACCAGCATTAGGCGGTAAAGATGAACCCTCTATTGAAGAATTAAGAAATCTTGTTAGATATAATTTTGCATCACAAGAAAGGTGTGTAACGATTGAAGATTATAAAGTTAGAATAGGACTTATGCCAGGTGAATTTGGTATTCCATTTAGAAATAATGTAATGGAGATTCAAAATAAGATTAAAATTTTCATACTTACACTTGATGAGAATGGTCAACTAAGTACTAATACAACTACAACACTTAAAGATAATATAACAACATATTTATCTGACTACAGAATGCTTAATGATTATGTTGAAGTATCTAACGGAAAAGTGTATAATTTAGGTTTTGAAGTAGATTTATTTACTGATTCACAGTTTTCAAAATCAGAAATTATGACACAAGTCATTACAACAATTACAAGTTATTTTGATATTAATAAATGGGGTATGGGTGAAAATATATACATGGCCCAATTAATTGAATTAGTTAATAATGTACCAGGTGTATTAAATGTAACTGACTTAAGAATTTATAATAAGGTTGGTCAAGGTAAGTATTCATCTAATGAAATACCACAACCATATATCGATGAAGCAACAAGACAAATTGACTTATTAGGTGACTATACACTTTTCGGTGACCCAGTAGGTATGTTTGAGATTAAGTTTCCAGATACAGATATTAAAGTAAGGGTGAAGTAACCTTCACTTTATCATAAATTTTTATTATATTTAAATAAAAAAAATATGAGTTGTAATAGTTGTAAAAATAGTAGTAATGTTACTAATCTTGGTGGGCTCTCCATACCAACAGATAATAGTGAAAAAAGTGTTGGGGTTAAAATATTAATATTTACAGTTAAGATTATGTTATTCTTAATAGCTTCAGTTATCTTAATAATAACTGTAATCCCCTTTAGTATTTATTTATTAGTAAAGGTAATTTTCTTTGATGGTAGATTAGATATTGGAAGTTTTATAGGTATGATAAGTAATCATTTTAAAAATAAAAGAGAAGAAAAGAAATATAAAAAAGAGTCAATAAATGAAAATGATGATGAAGATGATGAAGACGATTATGAGGATGATTATAGTGATATTGATGAAATAAAATAGGAATAAAGATAGTTATATGTATGTCTGATAACATTAGAATAAGAACTACACCTGGTGATGGAATTAAGAGTGTAAATATTAATATAAATCAAAAATTTGATTTTATTGAGATTCTTTCACTTAAGATTTCGCAAGATGAAGCTTATAGAAGTTTTTGTTCTGATTATGGTGCAGTAGTAGGTAGAGTTATTGTTAATAACGGTGTAGGAGTACCAAACGCAAAGGTATCTATTTTCATACCTATTGATGATAACGATGCTATTGACCCAGAAATTCTTGGGTTATACCCATTTGAAGTAGTTACTGGAAAAGACTACAACGGAATAGGTTACAACTTATTACCAAGGAACGCAAGAGGTAAAGGTGATTGTTTTACACCTATCGGAACATTTCCATCAAAAAGAGAAATACAAGATAACCCAGAAGTTAGTTATATATATTGTAAGTATTATAAATATTCGACAACAACAAATAACTCTGGTGATTTCATGTTATTTGGTGTTCCAGTAGGACCAAACTTTTTACATTGTGATGTTGATTTATCTGATATAGGTATACTTTCACAAAAACCTTATGAATTAATTAATGATGGTGCTAGTGAAAATTCATTTGCATCTCCAACCGAGTTTAGAAGTCGTGATGAAACTGTAAATTTAAACCAATTAAAAACAATATCACCTATAAGTGTTGATGTAGTACCATTTTGGGGTGATAAAGAACAATGCCAAGTTGGAATTAGTAGGGTTGATGTTGACTTAAAAACACAAATTATATCTACCGCAATATTTATGGGTTCTATTTTTAGCGATACTGAGAATGCCAGTATTAACAAGAGATGTAGACCTAAAAAAGCAATGGGTAATCAAGCTAAATTAGTTGCTGGCCCAGGTACAATTGAAATGATTCGTAAAAGTTCTACGGGTCAAATATCAAGATATGATATAAATGGAGGTCAAAATATTGACGATGACGGGACATGGAGTTATTTAGTACCAATGAACTTAGATTATAAGGTTACTTCTGAAGATGGCACAATGATACCATCAGATGACCCAACAATAGGTATTGCAACTAGAGCGAATGTTAGATTTAGAATTTCAATGGGTAGTAATGGTGCAGAAGGAAAACTAAGAAGTAGAGCAAAATATCTTGTACCTAATAACCCAGAACATCAAAATGATGTTGATTATAATTTTGATGGAAGTACTAAACCAGAAAGTTTTGTTGATTTTTATTGGAATAAAATTTATACAGTTAAGAATTATATAGCCAGAGTCCAACCAAATAAATCTGTTGAAAATAGAAACTTTATAGGTATAAAGGATGTAGATGAAGGAGCGAACTCTCCGTTCCCATTTAATAGAATGGATAATTCAGTAAACCCAATTATTGGGGTTTTGTGTCTTATGTTTAGTATATTTTCGATGATAATATGTGCAATTAATAGTGTGTTAATAAATATTCTTAATCTAGTTCTTCTAATACTTAATGTAGTATTAGGGATTATTTGTGTTGTTTTAGCTGCTATTAGTGTTCTAGTTTGTGGTTTAGCTCATTTATTTTCGGAAGCTAAACGAAAATCATGTAGGTGTAGATTGTGTCTTGGACAACCCTGTACTAATGGTGATTGTTTTGGTGCCTGTTTAGATGGTATTCTACCCTATATACCATATATATCAGTAAGTTGCCCAGGTGACCCAGATGGGATGAATTACGCACCTTGTGGCTTTAAACTTCCTGGTTCTTGGCAAGCTACGGAAGACCTTTCCCAACAAAATAATGGAACTAGCTTTCATTATCCATTTGATGGCCACCCTGGTCATGATAACCCTACGGCTGGATGGATAGATTGTATGATGCTTGGACTCATGGAAGCCTGGAACGCATTCAAGTTTGATTTTTATAATGATTGGGTTAATGGTACACTATACTCCTTCTTATTTAAAGTTAAAAAAAGGAAGAAAGGTAAAGGTAAAATGAGATTCTGTGACACTGATTGTGAAGACAATATTTTAGGTGTTGATAATAATGAAGATGGTCAAGCAGATACGACATGTCGTAAAAATTACGTTCTTGATTCTTGTACTAAAGTACAACCAGACTCTTATACTGATAGTAGTGGAGATAAAAAAGGGGTTAATACTAAAACATATTATCAACTTAGAGAAGGATATATAAAGTTATATAAGGGTGAATTTTATTATTCGGCCATTTCTAAAAAAACTGGCGTGAGACTTTTTGCTACAGATATAGTTAATCTTGGTTCAATGGTTGATTGTGATTGGCAAGGAATACCTAAGTTTCAACAATATCTTATAGATACAACCCACAATAAACCACCATTACTTGCTGAGTATGATGGAGATGTAGTACCAACCGACCCAGCAAATATCGATGTGACTGGTTATGATACTAAATTACCTGGTGGAACTGGTGATGATAAGTTAATTGGAAATGTATGGTGTATAATTATGCATGCATCTATGGGGACAACACCACAAACATGTATTAATGTGAGAAGGTTTTCAGAACTAGGTGTTGGTTTAGATGAAAATAGAAGTGAGGATATTCCTGGTGATTACGTTGATAATAAAATTACAAATAATGATGTTGATAATGCATTTGTTAGAGGTGCATTTCTTAATGCCAACACCCCCACCTCAACAAGTATACCTTTAGTTTATTTCGATGGTATGACACCACCAGCTAATTACCCTACTAATAATTTTGGTTATGATGATGAGATAAATTATTCAGAATTCAGAGACCGAAAAATTGTAAAAAATTTAAAAGAACATGAAAATTCATTTTACTTTTATTTTGGTCTTAAACCTGGAAAAACTGCTTTAACAAAAATGAATAATCAATACTTTACGGAATGTATTCCATTTGATGATAGGGATTTCTTTATTACTGGTACCATTGATACACCAGATAATGAAGACCCTCTAGGTCAAGGTCAATTAACTATTGAAATGATTAATGGTAAGCCACCATTCCAGATTGAATGGGTAGGTCCAACAATTAGTGGAACCCTATATACAAACTCCCAATCTGGATATAATTCTATTACACAAACATTAAGTAATCTTTATGTTGGTAGTTATAATGTAACGGTGGTAGATGATTTAGGTAATACAGCTCAGGGGGTGTTTTATGTTCCAGGTCCAGAACCTACAACATGTAATATACAACCAACACCAGCATCTGCTAATGGTGTTTCTGATGGAACAATAAGTGTAAATATAAGTGGTGGTCAAATTCCGTTCACGATAAATATATATGAATCTGACCCAGCTATACCAGGTGGTTTTGTTACAACTCCAACTGATACAGCTTCAATCACCTCAACTTCACATGTATTTAGTAATTTACCAGGTGATAATTATTATGTTGAGGTGATTGATTCTGGAACGCCAATAACAGAATGTAGTAATGATGTAGAAATAACAGAACCAAATGCTTTAATTGTAAGTATTAGTGGTAGTTCATCACCATGTTACGGTGAGAATGCTGGTACTGCGACTTCATCAGTAAACGGTGGTACTACACCATATACAGTAGAATGGACAGATTCAAATAATAATAATGTTAGTAGTAATTTTACTGCTAGTAATTTAGGACCAGGCACTTATACTGCCTCAGTTACTGACTCTAGTAATCAAACTGGTGGAGGAACTTGGGTTGTAACCGAACCAGGAGACTTGACGTTTACTACTGGTTCTGATGATGTCACCTGTTTTAATCAAAATGATGGTATAATAGGTATTGGTTCCGTATTTTCAGATAATACTGTTGAAATTACTGTTGAGGGTGGTGGTACTAACACTTACCAGGTAAATTCACCTGGTACTGGTAGCGACCACCTTTTTTATAATTTAATTGCTGACACTTACCAAATTAAACTTAGAGATATTATAACTGAATGTGAAAAGATAACTTCTTTAGTAATTAATGAACCAACATCTGAACTGACCGTTAGTATTATAGAGACAGTTAACTCATTAACCGCTACAATAGTTGGTGGTTGGGGAAATGAACCAGGTGGTGAATATATTACAGAATGGCAAGTAAGTAATACCCAATATGGAAGTTATAGCGCACCAAATCTAAATATGTTAGACCCCTCTGTTTCAGCTTCCATAGCTGGGGAAGATGTGCCCCCTTATAGTAATAAAGTAAATTTAAGTCCTACCGCTTACGTTCCAGTCGTCTTCCCCAAATGGTGGAGACTTAAAGTAACTGCAAAAAATCAAACTCACGAGACTAATGAGGGATGTACTAAATATAGTAGTCCAGTTGAACTAGTTGGAGCTTATGTTCCATAATAAAAATATGAAAAGGTTAAAACATAAATTAAATGAATTTAAATCAAAATCTGACGTAAATAAAGAAATTTTTACTAAGGTTGATTTTTTTGGTGAACAAATGCTTTTACCACCAGGAGAGATTAATCATATAGTAGACGTTGGTAAAGAATTCGAAAAGGAACGTAAGGAATCAAGTATTTATAGGATTAAAGGTACGATAACACCCCTATTCAGTAATCCATTAATGAATATGAACACAGACCCAGAACCAACAGGCATCTTTGGTTCAAGTTTTATTTCTAATTCTGGAAATGGTTTAGATATTTTTAATAATGACTTATTTAAATTAGACCCAAATGATAATGACTTTGTTGGTAAACCAACCCTAACATATGCAGAATCTTATGAAAATAAATTAGCTGAATCTGACGGTTGGTTCGGATTTTATGAACCAGACATAACCAAGTTAGGTATATGTAGATTTTATGATATCGAACCAACTAGAGAAAGATTCGATTTAAGCTCATATAAAGAAAAGAATTGGGATATAACCATCACATACCCACACAGAAAAAATAATACCCATACGATAGTCCAAGATGGGTTATTAGTTATAGGTTCTGTTGAGGTCGAAGTTGGAGGTGTACCTATGACAGCAATTGCGACCTCAACATATCACGGTTTAAATAATGGTGATAAAGTCAGACTTACCAATATGCCAAATATACCTTATAATGGTGAATTCACAGTAGTTAGACGTGGATTAGATAATGGTGATTTAAAAGATAATTACTTTGTAATAAGACTTGACCCTTCAGTAGTTCCAATTGGTCCTTTGACTGGTAGAATGAAAAGAGTTGTAAATGGACAAGAATCTGAATATTATATAAGGATGTTTAAAAAGTTATTAGAAATAGATGGGGATTATGAGATGTACCAATTAGCATTTAGTATTAATGTATTTAATGACCCTAATTATCAATTTATAATTAATGAAGATATAGATATTGAGGGGTTAGTTGATAATTTAGGTAGACCACTTAGTGAGTTATATCTTACACTTATTAAAACTGATAGTGGTGGGGTTTTCCATAAGACTCAATCTGGATTTGATTTAGAATTTATTGCTGGAAATATTATTAATGATGTCTCAAATTCTAGACAAATAACATATGATACATCTACCACACAAACACCACTAGAAAATAATATTATACCTGGTCCTGGTACGACTGAATTTTACGGTGATATTGTGGAGTATAATAAATTTGAATTAAGAGAAAAAATACTTTCAGACGTACTACATAGATTCAACACAACCAATAGAGAGATTAATTACACTAATGGTCTTGCAGATGGACCTAGAAGAGAAGGGTATTTATACAACCCACATCATATAATTAAAATAAGAGAATTTTCATTATATATAGAACAAGGTGATATAAATACTATAGGTATTCCAGATTACGCTGAAGATTTAGGTGATGGTAGATGGCTTTGGAGAGATTTATTAGATATTGGTATATATGACGGAGAAGGTGACTTTTTAGATTACCCATTTACGAATGGGGTTCATTATTTGCACCAAAATTATTGTTTTAAAACAATGAGGCAAGACCCATTTACATCATATGACCTATATTATGGTGGGTCATCATTAAGTGACCCCACATTTAACCCACGAGACCCAATAGGGGACCCAATAACGGATAGGTTTACAGTAAAACGAAGCGATAATGTTTGTTAATAATTATAAAATAAGAAGACCACATTTAAGTGGTACAACTGAGATAAGTATTAATGTTCCATTTGGTCAAACACCATGGTTAGTTGACCAAACGGATATTATTAACAATAAATTTGTGAATGTTGAGGTTGAGAATTCTATTAACCCTATACTTGATTATGAAAATGTTAGGTTTGTACCCATCATTACTATCAACAATAGTAACATACCTTGCGATACTGTTAACTATAAGTTAAACATGTTAAGTAATGGTAGTTACCCATCTAACACCTATTGGAGTGATGTTGACTTTACACTTAATGACCTTGCATTAAAGAAAAATTCATATGTTAAAACATTTTTAAGGTTAGATTTTTATGACACTGATATCGGGACAAATCAAAGACTTTTATTTTTTAAAACTATTTTTCCAGAAATAGTAAATCTACCAAACCCCACTATCTTTAATTTGTCATTTAATACGGGTAATACTCTTATAGATAGAAATTTAAGAGGTGAAGGATTTTTCCTTTATTATTTTAAAGAAGATGTACTACCTACAGTACCTAAATATTTATATATGAAAGCTACATTTCTTAATGCTAAAAATGGTTCACAAACAAGCTTTATGTCATCAAACATAACGAATAACCCAATTGATGAATTAGTTCAAGAAGGTAGTGGTTTATTATATACTAGATATATATTAAAGAGAGAAGTTGAAGGGTATTATTATGAGATTGATGACACCTACTCACAGAACATAACTAAATTAACTAGTAGTGAAATTAATTATACAGTTAATTTATATGAAATAAGTGTATTATAATGGAGATAATAAAGAGAAAAATACTTTTAGAAGACTACACTAGTAGAGAGCAAGGTAGTTGGGGAGAACTAACCGCTTCAGCTTTCACTATGAATGTGTTCTTTACCCAAGATGCTGATGATATGGGTATTTCAACAAACCTACCTTTCATAGCTAAAGATGGTACGTTACCAACATATCAACCACTACTTGATAAATTAAATTCTTCTGGATATTCATTTAATTTCATGGCTGGTGCCACAACAAACATAATTGAAGATGGTACTTCACCAAACACAAGATATCCAGGTAAACTTAAGAATGCTTATTTTATAAATGGAATAAGGGTAACTGGTCTTACAGAAGATAAACTTTTTACGGTACAATCATATAATAATACAATGCCATATATCCCACTATTTAATATTACTGAAGGGAGTTATTTAGATTTTGAGGGTAATCCTTACCAGGGCGGTACAAGAGTAATACAAAATAGTAATGAAAACCCGATATCTTATATTATTGATGGTGATGTTACTGAAATTATTAATCTTAATAACCCATATCCAGATTTAGGTATTTTATATAAGAGCTATAGTGGTTTAACAAGAACGGATTATCTGTATGCATTAAACGGGTCTATGCCAATAACTGAATTATATTACAAATCTCAAGGATTTAATAATACAAATACCATTCTATCAGCTGAAACAAAAGAGGAATATCTATTTGGTATAACCTCATCACCTACAGTTGAAAGTGATTTATTCATTGATAGAGGTATAACCAGTGTTATTCAGAGTCATATGCAATTAGGTGAGGTAGTAACTATGAGGGAATTAATAAATTATGGTAATGGATATTATGAAATACAAATTACTTAATACTTATATAGAAAGAAAATTATATAAAATTATAGTATTTATAAAATAAGAATTAAATATTCTATAACAATAAAAGAATTAAAAAGAATTAATTATGGCAAGTGGAACATACGGTACAGTAAGACCAGCAGATTTATCACCAAGTGATGTTGAGATAACAGTGTTTTATTCACAAAATAGAGAAACTGAGAACACAAATGTATTTAAATTACCTTCATCTAATTTAACTTCAATTAACAACCCATCTAATACTAACGGATTTGAGACGTTTGGTGGTCTTTATACTCTTAGATTACCCATTACTGATTTTAGTTCTAAAGGAATTTACACTATTGTATTTAAACCACTTGAGATAAGAACTAAGGTCATTGATTGCGGTGTATTAGCTGCATATCCAGATATTAAGGGAATTCTTTTCGATACTTCAGACCCAGGACTAGCCACTGTTGCGGATAAATTCGAAAATAATAACCTTACAGGGTATAGAGTAGAGTATTTAGATACTAATAGTGGGGCCATTGACAAAAAGATGAAAAATCTTTTTAGACTTATCACATCTAACAATAGAGCTGAACCAGTTAGTCAAAATCTTACAAATACAAATCAAAAAGCTATTAGATATAGATTTAACGATAATTCTACACTTGTGTTTTGTACAATGACACCATCATCATCTACTAATGTTAAACCAAACGTTTTACCATTTATTGGTGTACCAAATCAAGACGTAATTATAACAAATACGCTTTTCACACCATTCGTTATGGAGATTGAATTAGTTGAGTACGATATTGAAACACTTGCCATTGGTATGTTCGGTAATCAAGCGAAGGGTCTTGAAAATGGAGTTTACACAGTTTATAACTTTAACTCCGATATTTATAAACAATATAATCTTTATGAGATTAAAGATAGGTTTACTGGTAAACCATTATTTGAGATTAAAGAAAACAGGAACAATAATATTGACTTTTCACAAAATTTTAATGACATATCAAACGTATAATAAATGGCTGAAAGTAATAAAATAAAGGTAATAGGTTATGCACAAAGAGTATTCTATAACGATGGTATCGAGTATAGAAATTTTAGTGATGATTTAGTAGGTAATCAACAGACTAATAATGGAGATGGTGGTAGCTCTGTTTTTACCTTTGGTAATTTTGTTACAACAACAAATTACGAAGGAAAAGTAAGTAGATTATATAGTACTAAAAAATTCGGTGATTTTTATTGTCTTGAAAACATGGAGCTAAATCTAGAAAGGGCTCAGTTGTTACTTAATAATAATGTTAATGTAACATTAAACTTAGATAATACTAACTTATGTAATTTTGCTTATTTTGGTTCATCTACTGAATTCGTTAGAGTTAGTCTTGAAAATATAATTACTAATTGGCCAGCATCACTTTATCTAACCCCTACTAGAGAAACAGATTTAAATACTCTTGTTGGTGATACCGTAATAGATTATTCTTACGACAATAACTTTAATAAAGGAACATTCAAAGTTGATACGGATTTTATTGATAATAAGTTCGACATTAATTATAAAAAAAATGGTGAAATAATTGATACATTTAATGAGGGTAATGATTTAAGAAACCTTACAGTTAATTTTAGTAATTATGTTATATTATTTAATGAAACAGAATACCCAATAATTGGGTTCACTGCATCTACATACGAAAGAAATGATTTCATAAGCTTTGAAGTTATTGGTAATCCATTTACAAATATTAATAGTGGCTCAACTAAATCAATTTATCACATTAAACCCAAGAAGGAATTAGAAGAACAATTCTTCAATTCACTTGCCCCATTTGAAAATAACCTTTTAAGTAGACTTACTTCTCCTAAGTATACCTCTAAGTACGAATATAAACAAGAATCTGATAGTGGAGTAATTAATAATAAACGACAAGTACTTACCTGGCCAGTTACCGATGGTTATAATATTGATTTCGATACTACTAATTACATTACCTACGTTACATCTTTACTTGATATAACTACAGCAAAGGATGGGACTGAAACTGACCTTATAACTAGATTCCTTACATCTGAATCTATATCCGATTTTGATACAGTACCAATATGTGATGGAACAGAAGAAGAACATGCTGGACAGAAAATGAATAAAACTCTTAAGATTTATGGTAGGGAGTTTGATGAAATTAAAAAATACATTGATGGTATCTCATTTGCTAATGTAGTATCTTACGATAAGAAGGAAAACACACCAGACCAACTAGTTAAATACTTAGCTAGAATACTAGGTTGGGGGTTAACATCATCAATAGTTGATAATGGACTTATTAGCACATATTTAAATGTTAGCTCAAGAACGTATCCAGGTTATAGTAGAGGTCTCACATCAAATGAAGCTGAAATAGAGCTTTGGAGAAGGCTTATCCTTAATTCTGCGTGGATTTGGAAGTCTAAAGGTACTAGGAAGTCTATTGAGTTCTTTTTTAACCTTATAGGGACTCCAGATGGTCTTATTAACTTCCAGGAATATGTTTATGTGGCTGATGAACCTATTGATATGGATTTATTCTATAGTGTTTTAGAATATAATCAACTTAAAGATGATTTAAATCTTTATAATGTGGATTCTGACGGATACCCTAAGTTTTTTAGAGACACCTCAGACATGTACTTTCAAAAAGGTGGTCAATGGTATAGACAAACTGCTGGAAGTGGTGCAACACAATACGTTCTAGAAGGTAATAATCCACATGTTGGACCTTATGACGGTGGTAAAGAGTATATTGCACAATTAGAAAATATTATCCCTAATTTTAGTGCTTTTACAATTACATCAACAACTATTACTACTGGAACAACACAAATTTTCACAAATTATAATAGTGGTTTATTCAATCAATATACTGGTGATACATATGTTGATTTACAAAACGATAATGGTATTGATTTAACGGATATTGTATCACTTAATGTTAGCATAATAGATGACCCATGCCCCATGGTCGAAAAAACAGAATGTGGATGTGATATTCCAGAAGATGATGAAGCACTTTTAATTTATGTAATTGCAGATGATTTATCACAATTGCAATTAGGAGAAAAATGTGATGATTTATTCTCTAATTATAGTTACAACGGTAAATATGGTTTTTGGGTTTTTGATTATATATTATACGACCAATACGGTGTCGAATCTATTAATGTTAAAAAAACACCTTTCGTATCTCAAGAATGTTGCGATACACTTGTGGGTGGACATTCATATTACGCTGAAGATTACACCAGCATTCCACCAAAAGTTGAAGGTGAAGAGTCAACGTGGGAATTATATAATTCTGGTTATTTTTGTTGTGAATCACTAGGTATAACTAAAGATTTTAGCAAAGAAGGTTGTGGATGCTCAATATCATGTCAATGGATTTTAGCTGGGCCTAGTCTTGCTGATATGTGGATTGACACCGCAGATAACTACGCACCTTATTTAAAGTTTATTGACCCAGCTGGAAATGAAAGAGTAGTTAATAAAGCTGATTCCTGTTTCTGTCCATTAAATTATTCAGTACCATCTATTATTACAGACCCCTTTACTGGTGAAGAAGGTTATGGATGTAAAATGAATGATGAAGCTGTAGCGGTTATGGTAAATACCCCAGTAATTACTAATGGACTTTATCAAATATTTTTACAAAGAGCTTATGGACAGATTGATTGTAAATCAGATGTTGCACAGCCAGTCAGTGACCTAGAGAGTGGAAATTAGTTTTTCAAGTGGAATATGAATGATATAAATTAATAAATTATTGACTATTAAATAAAATAAACTATATTAAAATAATTATAATAAAATAAATAAATGTTAGTAGATTACGGAATAGGTTGTATGACCAAACAACAATACATTGATGATGGGTTTCAAGTTTTTGAGAATCCTGATGGTACTATAAGTATATTTGACCAACATCAAAACCCGATTACAGCTCATGAAACTACGTCATGTTGTTCAGTTTTAGGTAATGGTGTTATTGGTACAACTGATAGTTTAGGTTATTTTTTTGATATTGAAACTCAAAAGTGTAGGTGGAGTAACCCTATTGTTTCTGATGAATTATTTAGTATAATACTTAACCCTGAAGGTAATTCAAGTACTTTATTTGATGTAGAGGAAAACGAAACGTGTTGTATTGATATCTCATTCGATTATTTATTCAAGTTTGATTGTGAATCACTTAACAATGTAATAAACCCAATTCATGATAGTGGTAGTGAAAGTTTGGTTGGAACAGTAGACACATCTTCATTACAACTAGAACTTTTAACAGAGCAATTAAATTCTCAACAAACAGAATGTATTGAAATACAAAATCAAATAAATAACTTACCCTTCGTACCCTATGTTTTATTATGTAAAGAAAATAACTTTTGTTTAACAGATGCTGGGTTAGCTGCCTGGAGATTAGAAATTGGTGACCAAGATTACAGTCAGTGGTTAACGAATAATGGTACAAACACCAGTTTATATAGTTGTACAGATGTTGAAAATTTTGTATCCCACGAACCAAATCCAGGTGATTGGTATAATTCACCTTGTAACTATACTATTTGGGATACTGAGATATACTATGAAACACTTTCAAGCCTTGAATCTAAGCTTGAGGAATGTGATAATAAATTGGAATCTATTCAAGCGGAAATTGATGCTCTACCACAAGAAGTAATTAAATGTGCATCTTTAATTGATATATTTGAAACTTTTAATGTATGTTTTACTCTTGAGGTATATAATCAAACTACTGGAGCATTAGAAACTGTTTATGAGGAAACTCTTTTTAATATTGGTAGTGGTAATCTTTATGATTATATTGACGCTTCATCTGGAAATACTGGTATTATAATTAGTGGTGCCACAAGTTCAGTGTCGGGTAATAAGTCTTTACCCGAAAATCAACAAAACTCATGTGATAGGTTAATAAATACTATGTTAAATGAGCTGTATGCGGACCAATATTTAATTGATAATGAACCCCCAGCAAGTAAATCTGAAGAAGAGGCTTTAGTAACACAACTTAAGGGGTGGTATAATTCATGTTGGTTACATTATGAACGTAAGATTTGTGACCCAGATATAATTTCGTTAATTGAAAATGAAAAAATTAATTTATCAATTTCAGTAAAAGATTCCTGTAGTGATTTCTCAATACTTCTTGATAGAATTAAAATGTATAAGAATTGTGAGAAGGTAGATAATTTTGAAACATTTATATCTGAACCACCAAAGTTCACACTTAGGAAAGTAGCGGATAATAAAAAATCATGGCTTAGTAATACTTCTCCAGATAATAGAGATTTTGAATTAAAATATAGAGATACTGAATATAATACCAATCACCATAGATTAGTAATAAACACAAAGGAAGTTGATTTAAATCTTTCACCAGCAAGAGCTGTTGAGCAAGATGTTTGGTGTTACATAAATGATAATAACTGTATACTTGAGGGGTGCTTAGGTGATGATAGTTTTAGTGCTTTTACGTGTCCATCTGGATACACAATGACATCTGATGGTAATGTATGTCAAGAATTAATATTAACAGCGTCAACAAGTGCTGTTACACAATATACAGTTGGTACTGGAAATATAGTTAGAACTTCAGAAACGTTCAACTTAAGTAGAGGAACTATATTTGTTAATAATATTGATGGTAAAGATTTACCAATATACTGGACTGGAACACCTAGCGAAAGTTGGGTTGGGCCTTACTATAATAGTGATTATTTAGTAGATTCATCTGGGCAATTTATAACTCATAGTGGATTTGGTGAAAAATATAATATTGATGGTTCATTAAAATGGTCATCACCAGAAGCGTTTAGTGGTATTCATAGTGTATTTGGTACAAATAATAATACATTTATAGGTACTACATTAAACCCCAACATATTATGGGGTGGTAGTAATAGTGGTAACTCTGGTAGACTTAGAAAAACAGCCGTATGGGCTTCACCATCAACATTAGCGGAACAAGAATGGATTGGGTTTGCTTCATGTTTCGAACTAGAAGAAACTAAAGTTTATAGAATTGGATTTGCTGCTGATAATATGATTAGACTTAAACTTAATGGTGAATATATATTTAATAATGCAATTACACCAGAGTTTGATGAATTAACCAACGGTCAGTGGAGTCCTTCATTATCAAGAGATATACAAGCATGGCTTGTAATTGCGATAACAATTCCATCTGGTAAGAACATTATTGAAATGGAAGGGTGGAATTCAGTATCAAATAGTGCTGTAGGTTTCGGTCTTGAAGTATACGATGCCACTGAAGAACAACTTAAAAATATGACAACTGAAAGTGAGTTAGCTTCAGTTACGTTATTTAATACAAATGATGAAGTAGGTAATACTTTCCAATTAGGTGAAAATAGTGGTTTCTCATGCCCAACTGGATATGCTTTAGATACATGTATAACATCACCATATCAATGTGTTAAGATTGATAAAATTAGAAGGGATGAAATACAAGATAATTGCTGTTGTGAAGGTTTCCCAATACAAGCAATAACTTATGATAACTCAACGGTAGAGTTACCACTTACAGGTTCAACTGGAACTACACTTGATTGTAATGAGATACAAACATTAATAAATAATTTTAACGGTACAACGATATTTGAATCAATTAAAACACGTAAATGTGGTAATATAAACTCTATAGGTGCACCTATTAATACTAAAATATGTGATATAAATGGTCTTTCTTATACTAATATATTTACTGCAACAACAGAATGTTTCACAAGTAACGCTTTATCTGGCGCTTGCTTTAATAGTGTAACCTGGACAACTAATCTTTATGAAGATAATGTGTTAGTTGGTAGTGATTTATTTTACACTTCCACAAGTATGGGTGATGCGTTGCCAAGTAACATTGAACTTAGCGGTTCTGTTGTATCATTATTTGATTCCATGGGTTATGATTATGCATTTAATGGTACAGAATTTACAATAATAGAAAATGGGTTTAATGAAATAAGGTTAGATGTTAACACAAGTCTTAGTTATGATTCTAATTGTACAGTTACTGGTAATACTACAGGTGATACATTTTGTAGTTGCCCTATTGGTACAACAGCTACAACAGCTAATGATTCCTGTCAAGGATTTCTATATACAGCAGCTACTTTTAATGGTAGTGGTTCAACTATCGTTGCTGGTACCATAAGCTCTTCTTACGGTGAGTTTGGTACTTTCTTTTACCCAGATATAACCGATATAACCGACTTACCACTTACAAGGACTAGTAATACATATCATATGGTTACTCAATCTGGAGGTACCGTAACTGCAACTAATATCTCTAATAATATGTTTTGGGATTCTAATGGTTCATCATCAAAAGGTAGACTTAATAATGTAGGTATTTCAGCTTCAACTACAGAATGGGTTGGTTTTTCGGAATGCATTGATATTCCTACTAGTGGCACATATTATATAGGTGTGGGTGCTGATAACTTCATTAGATTTAGTGTTGATGGTACCCTAGTTGTATCAATCGAACCACCTACCACTTACGATAAAAACCATAAGATGTGGCATGTATTTCCATATTTTTTAACGTCTGGTAAACACGTCATAGAGATGGAGGGTCGAAATGATTTACCTGGTTCTACAGCATTCGGTGCGGAGATTTATTACCCAACCGATTTCGCAACGCTTACAGGTGCAACAACCACTGGTGATACTGGACTAATATTCTCTACAGTGAGTAAGGTAGGTGATACTTTTGATTTAGGTGATACTATGGGTTACTCATGCCCTAGTGATTATACATATGATTCATGTAGTACTAGTGGTACATGTGTTCAAATTATAAATGAAGATATTAGCTGTATTTACAGTGGCTCATGTACTGGCGGCACAACCGAAGAAATATGTGATATATCTTTTACTGGTCTTACAAGTGGTTCTACTTATCCGCTTAGTAGTTTTGATGGTTTCTGGTTTGTAGAAGAAAATGATGGAACAATTGGGGTTTATATGGTAGATTATATTTCTGGTCTAACTCAAACATATGAAAATGTATCAGACCAAGTAACTATTGAATGTTGCGAAATTATAAATGATTCATTTCAAACATATAGTGATATGTTTGAACAAGGTATAAATAGTTATGTAAATGTATCTTGGGACCCCAACAAAGGAAGATGTGTATATAGAAAATGTGGTGATGATGGTTGTATTAATATTGATACAATGCTTACCACTGAATTAAATACTATAGATACAGTTAAAGAATTTGAAGTGATATTAAGTTCTGAATTAATTGATGTTAAGAATAGACAAACTATAGGTTCTTACCCAACACTCAGAATGCTTTATGATAGGTACAATAATCATGCGTTAGATTATTGTGAAGTTGATAGCTCAAGATTTGATTATTTCGATATGGATAATTTTGGACAAACAGTAGGTAATTATTGGATTGACCTTATTGAACAAGTTGTTCCAGCTACAACAATATGGGCTTCAACATATACTTATAAGAATACTATATTTGATGCCCAGAAATATAATTATAAGAGAAATAATTTATTTACTTGTGAAGACCCACCAAACGATTTCCCATGGTCACCCATAGGTAGTTATTACGGAGTTGATGTTATTTTAGAAACACTATTCAATCCAAACGAGAATGATGAAGTTATTATTTCTGGAAGTACTACGGGAAGTACTACGGGAAGTACTAATGAAGAGAAAGCCTTGTTAAAAAGGGGAAGACCACTCATAGTTACCGAACTAGATGATGGAACTAGAATCTGTAGTGGTGTTTGGGCTATGCAACACACTTGTGGTTCTGAATTCATAGGAACAGTAAAAACAATAGAGACGAATGCTTTAAGTGGTGACACCAGTGGCGTATTCGGACCAGGACATGGACTACCCCCATCTGGCCCATAATTAAACGAAAAAAAAAATAAATAAAAATTAAATAAAAATTGAATACTATTTATATATATGCCAATATTAATACAAAACATAACCGCAAGTTTATCAGATGACATCTCTAATGATGTTAGTGCTATTAAATTCGTTAAAGCTAATTTTGGATATAAAGATTGGTTTAAGATTGGGTATTTAGAAGTTTTCTTACAAAACTACAAACAAGTAACCCAACTTACCGATTTAAATAAAATAAAAGACCTTGGGTTACTTGTAAATTATGGTAAACCATTCACTGAAATAAAGATATCATATTAATGAGTCACCAAGACCCAATATATAATCAAAATGGTAACTGCGATAGAAATCAAACAGTACCAGTTGTAAACACTAGTTCTGACATCTGTGTGTTCACTATACCTTTCTTTACAATGAGTGGTGGAAGTAAAATTAACTGTAGTGAGAAAATCTGTTCAATTAGTGGTGTTTCCTATGATAATATACTCACAGCTACAACAGAATGCTTTACAAGTAACGCTTTATCGGGCTCTTGTTTCAACAGTATTAATTGGACTACTAATATCTATGAAGACAATAACTTAGTTTCATCAAACATGTTCTACACATCAACAAATATAAATGACGTAGCAACAGAAATTGATTTTAGTGATTCAGTAATAACTTCATTCAATACATTAGGTTATGATTATTCATTTAGTGGTACACAATACACAATAACAGAAAATGGCTTTAATACGCTAAGAGTAGATATCGACACATTACTTAGTTATGACGATAACTGTCTAGTCACTGGTAACACTACAGGTGATACATCATGTTCATGTCCATCTGGATACACACTTACTATTGGTAGAGATTCATGTTTATTTAGCGCCACAACTGCGGCAACATATAATGGTAGTGGCGCAACAATTACTGCTGGTGATACTAATGCTGATTTTTCTACTTTGGGCGCATATTTTTATACTAATGAAACAAATAATGAATCATTACCATTATATAGAATTGGTAGTAATAATTATTTAACAGACCAATCTGGTAACACTATTAACATTACCAATACCTCGGATAATTCTAACCCATTCTGGGATTCAATGGGTTCAGTAATGAATGGTAGACTTAATAATGTTGGTTTATCTGCAACAACTACAGAATGGCGTGGTTTCTCACACTGTTTAGACCTTAATGTTTCTGGCACATACTATATTGGTATTGCTGCTGATAATTACTGTAGATTCAGTATTGATGGTGAATTATTTTTAGAATTAAATACTTTTATTGATAAAAATCATAAAATATGGCATGTATTACCATATGATTTCACTTCTGGACTTCATATTATAGAAATGGAAGGTAGAAATGCTGGTTTATCTCCAACAGCATTCGGTGCGGAGATTTATTACCCAACCGATTTCGCAACGCTTACAGGTGCAACAACCACTGGTGATACTGGACTAATATTCTCTACAGTGAGTAAGATAGGTGATACTTTTGATTTAGGTGATACTGCTGGTTACACATGCCCACCTGGCTATTCACTTGACCTTTGTGGCGGTTCAGATTGTGTACAATTAAATTATACTTCGAGTACCTGTACTTATAGTGGAGACTGTTCTGGTAGTACAAGTGAAATAATATGTGATTTAGATTTCCCTGGTCTTACAAGTGGCTCTACAAATGTTTACCCTCTTACTGGTCAAACCAACATTGATGTTGAATTTACTTTTACAGCTAACACTTCAAATCTTAATAGTGATAGTATATTTAGGTTCGAAATATATAAATATAATAACACTATTGGTATATTTGAAGAACCGTACAGATACCAATCAAGTGGTTATACTTGGGATTCATTTAGTGGTACAAGTGCGTTTACAGCCACAATACCAGTTACTAATCTAAATGTAGATGGTGATTATTTAGTTAAAGGATATTACGTTCACGATGTTTGTACTGAATTTGGTGGTTTATTAGGTAATAAATTTAGTACTTCTTCATTTAAAACAGGTAATAATTACGGGCTTTACCAAGAAGATAGAGATTCATATTTTGTAGCATTTACTTCTGCTGACAAACCACTACTTAATATAGGTGATACTTTGCTTGAACCAGCTGGTACGTTACTTACAAATAGTATTCTATTAGATGGTACTGAGTTAACGTTTGTCTTACCAAGTTCAAGTCTAGGTGGTAGTCACATGGTTGCATTAAATGGTTTAACACTTTCTGAAAATTATGATTATAGTTTAACTTCTGAAGAGGTTACTACTATATTTACTGCCACATCAGAAACAGTAATACTTAAGTTAAGTGGCGAAACTTTTTCTGGTGATATACTCACATATGTTTATATCAACTCTACTACTGATTCAGCATTTAGGTATGATACTATCGACATAATTACTACTATCGCAAGTGGCTCTACTAACAGTCAAGGGTCGAATGACGTTTATTATAATACAACAGAAGGTAAATATGAAATTTACACTTCATTAATACCAGCCGAACTAAATAATATGGTGGTAACACTTAATGGTGTCACCCTAGCCAATAATATTGACTACTATCAGTCAATTACAAATCCAAAAAGAATTATTCTTGAAGGTGTTTTAGCTGTTGGTGATTTAATTACTATATATTATGTAACAAGTGTTGCATTCCAAGGAAACATAACGACAACTAATATAAATTTTTCTTGGGGTATTACAAATCAACCACAAACAACAAATGGATTATTTACTGTTGAAATTGCTTCTGATAATTTATTTACTACAATAGTTGGGACAGGTACAACAGAATATATAATTGGGGTAACTAATTATTCACTACAACTACCAACTATTGGTGAAGTTGGTGATGTATTATATTATAGAATAAAGAATGATAAAAATTATGTAAATTTATGTGGTAGTATAATAAATACAACCGCATATAGTGAAATAATTGATATAAGAATACAAACAAATGCAACTAATTCATACTAATTATTTATTTTTTAGTATTTATTAGTAATATAATAAGAAAAGATATTTTAAAATATGAGCTATTTAATTAACAGTACAGATGCTTTCGTTAATATTAAATTAACCCAAGCTGGAAGAGAAAAGTTAGCCCAAGGGCAATTAAACTTTACATCTTGGGGTATAGGTGATTCAGAAATCAACTATGATAGAGAAACCATACACAATAATAACATTACTGATGTAAGGTTGTCTGGTACTAGTAAAGTATTAAGGCCAGTAGATAATCAACCAGACATTAAGACTTTCATTACCGCTACAAGTAATGGTAATGTTAATTTAAACCCCCTTAATGCCTCTCAAATTACCACTATTAAAGCGATTGTAAATAATCAAGCTACTGAAAGAGGATTCTTTAGTGGTGATGGCACAACCTATATAACCTATACAGGTGATACTTATATTCAAGCTCAAGGTACAGTTGTCGGTTCTTCAATTACTGGTGGAACGTCACTTGTAATTGGTACTGGTTATACATATAATAGCGGTGACTTTATTCTCCTTAAATTAGGTAATGATACTATTGGTTCTTTAACTAACAACCAAAACACAATACCAGTACCTCAGTTATGGTATAAAATTAATTCAATAACAACGACTACCAACTTAAATGACACTATAATAGTAGATAGAGATTTACCAAGTAATATTGCAACAACCGCAACAACACAATGGATTATTTACACTAGTGATGAAGTTTATGGTGGTTTTGGTTTTCAAGAAACAACACCTTATTGGAATACGAATACACTTGCTTTTGCTGGGTGTTGTGACATAACCTGTGGAGATGTTCCAGTTTGGAATATGAATAACGTGTGGTGTGAGAATATGGTAGGTATGAGCGGTACTGGTGTCAACAACATACCAGCAACTCCTTATCAAAGCTTCGAAAAATTTGGTTCTAACGCTTATTTAGGTCAAAAATATCCTTACTTTGATTATTCTTGTAATGAAGGTCTTATAACAGATATTGATATTTGTGGTAATCCAGGAGAATCAAGTCTTGATGGAACTAAGAAATCAATATCTATAATTCATTATACAAATAATACTATTTCTAATTTCTATGGAGAGTATTTCTTTATAGATGGAGCAAATAATAAAGAAGTTAGACTTACATTACCAGACCTTATGTATCATAGAAGAAACTATTCCACTGGAACAGGTACAACAATGGGTATGGATTTTATAGCTACGGGTACAACTAAACTTATAGGTACGTCAGATATTCAGTATGTCGATTTAATTGAAGACCCAACTATGGTTAGTAATGGTCCTAATGTAGTTGGTAAAGTATTTCCACAACTAAAGACTATTCTATTTGATGATGATGAAATTGTTGCTGCAATGTCTTATAAATCAAATAGAAACTGGACACTACCTCCCTTAAGTGCTAATATGGTATCATCATCTAATGGAGTAACAGGTGGTATATTAGACATAGCCAAAACAATGTATTTAACATATTCATTTGAGAATTCGACTGGAACTGGTCTTACAACTACACTACCATGTCAATATTACACTAAGATAACAAATAATACATCAAACACTAAAGATATTCAATTCAAAATTGGTGATATTGATTTATTACCCTACATGCGAAAAGAAGAGAAAGTAACTTACGATGGAATGGGATTCTCAGCTAGAGAATTTAAAGTATTATATCAAATAGTTAATGATGCTGATGATAGACCATTGGCTGATGCTTGGAAAGAATATGATTTCACAAGTACTGCTATTACATCTGTTACTGGTGAAACAATTGACCCATTACTTTTAGAGGTACAGAACCCAATATCAACTGGATTCCTTATTGATAGTAATGTAAATTCTTCTGCCACTACGTTTAGTATTATGTCATCCCTTAACATGATGACAAATTCAAATAATAATGGTTTGCAGTTTGGTGATGAGAGATTCTTCTATGGTAATTTAGAAACGTATATTGGTGCTACCATATATAAAACAGTATTTAACCTTAATATATCGGCAGATGATTTTAAAACCACATCAAACCCAACAAGACTAAATAGTAGTACTAACCCACCAGATATTGAAGTAACTGAAGTTGGTATATATGATACTACTGGAGTTTTAGTTATGATAGGTAAATTAAGTGCGCCAGTTAAGTTATCATCAGGTAATACTATTATGGTGGAGCTTGCGATGGATTTTTAACATATAAGTAGTAAAAGAAATATAATAGTAATGGAATTTTAAGATATGGGATATTTAGACAACACATCGGGGTATGAGTTAACAGCAAAGTTAACACCTCAAGGAAGAATAAAGTTAATAACAAACACTAATAACTTAATCACGCAATTTAGTCTAGGTGATTCAGATGCGTATTATGGTGCTTATACTGGCCTTACAGGAGGTCAAGTACCAGCAATTTCTGGTGACAATGAAGGTATCGATGTTAATAACGGTGGGGTTAATTATATATTTAAAAGTAGATTGAATTATAAAGGTTCTGTAGGTAATAAATCAGTAGAACTTGGTTCGATAAGTGTTAACTCAAATTATGCGTTTATAGGTTATCAGAACATTCAGTATAGTGGTGGTAATATTACACAAAATGTTATTAATATTAATAATTTAACAACTGACCCACTTACAAATCTTTATTACTCATTTGGTTTACCAATTACCTCTCCCCAAATAAATGAATTTACTGGAAAAACAGTATCAGTTGGTGGTTGGTCAGATACTGCATTAAGTGGAATTGCCCAAACTAATATACTTGTAATTGGTATTGATAATTCTAAATATTCAGAACTTATTGATGGTAAGAGTATTAAGTTAGAGATGGAGACTAGTGCCTCAACATATAATATTTACGGAACATACGAAAATAAAGGTGGCTCACTTACTACTGAAGATTCAATGATTTATGATAGCTCTGGTAATATTATGCAGTTCGGTCCAAATAGAACTCTTTTATTCTCTGATGACATCCTTAAACCTAATGGTGGTGATGTTACTAAGAGCTGGAGCACTGGATATGCAACAAACAAACCATTTAGTATTAATAATAAAGAACGTTGGAATATACGAACCAACACTAATATTAATTTAACCGCTGACAAACCAGTAGGTATAGCATATTTAGATAAAGGATTCTTAGTGATTACAGAACCGACTATTGTTGATGCGTATAATTCTGGGTTCTCTGGAGCTACTGGGACAACAATAACCTATAATAGTGCTAGAAATAAAGTATCACAATCTATTACGTGTATTGCTGGTAGAGGTGAGTTCGGAACATCCACTAACAACAGTTGGGCACCTGGTGATACACCTAGGATTACTGAATTAGGTCTTTGGGATAATACTGGAACGTTAATAGCCATAGCTAAACTTAATAAGACTTATTATAAACCATCAAATGATTTTGTAGCATTTAATGTTACTATAGATTATTAATACTTTACATTTAACAATAAACCTTTATACTTATTAAAAATTAAGTATTATGGAAAGTGATGAAAATAAAGGTCTTATTTTAGGTCTTGACGTATCAACAAAAACAATAGGTATAGCCTTATTTGAAGATTTAGGCAATAAAGGTAAATTAAAATTATTACATCACGTTACCCCAAAGATTAAACCGAAACCATCTAATAAGATGCAAGAGCTCTTTGAAAAAGCTAGAGTGTTTGAGGATGAGTTCTTAAATGGTTATGCTGATATGGGGATAACAAAGGTTGTTATTGAAGAGCCACTTCTACGTTCAAATAACGTAAACACTGTCGCTACATTACTTAGATTTAATGGTATGATTTCAAGGTCAGTATATGATACACTTGGTGTTATCCCAGAATTCATTTCATCTTACGATTCTAGAAAATATGCATTTCCAGAACTAATGCAAATTAGGACTCATAATAAAAAAGGTGAACCATATACAGAAAAAGAAATATCTAAGAAGAATCCAGTTTTATTTGGTGCTTATTCTTGGGATATTGATAAGAAAGAAATTGTATGGGGAAAAGTTGCTGATATAGAACCACAGATTACCTGGCTTTATACTAAAAACAAAACACTTAAGAAAGAAAATTTTGATATGACCGATAGTTATATATGTGTTATAGGTCATATGAATATGGGTGGTAGATGGAGTAAATAGTATTTTAGTCAAAGTAAATTTGTTTTATTGATTTAAATGTCGTATATTTGTTTTAATTAATATGGGAAATATTATAATTAATATATTAGAATCATTCTTAGGTAAATGCCATAATCATAATGAGGATAGTGGACAATCAGAATTTGATTGTCCAGCATGTGCTGAAGATAAGGGGTTAGCTCATGGTAATAGTGATGGTAAACATAAGTTAGCAGTAAACTACCAAAGAAACATATTTAGATGTTGGAGATGTGGTTTTGAAAATAATATGCATGGTAAGGTACCTAAATTAATCAAGAGGTACGGTAATAATAGAATTTTAAAGGAGTATGTATTAGTTAGACCAGATAATGATGATGAAAAACAGGTACTAACTCAAATCGAAGTAAAGTTACCAAAAGGGTTTAAGAGACTTTCAGATTGTGATGGTAATTTCTATAAATACGACACAGCTTATAAATACATAACTGATAGAGGTATTACTGATGAAATGATTGATTTCTATGATATTGGATATACCGTTAGTGGTAAAAGACATGACAGAATCATAATACCATCTTATGATAGCTTTGGTGATTTAAATTATTATATTGCTAGGTCATGGAGTAAATGGAATAAACCTAAGTATTTAAATCCACAAGCTGAAAAGCAATTACTTATCTTTAATGAAAATAAGATTAATTGGGATGGTACTATCTATCTAGTGGAAGGAGCATTCGATAGTATTGTAATACCTAATTCCATACCCCTTTTAGGTAAGATGTTATCAGAGAAGCTTAAAATAGCCCTACTAGATAAAGCCAGAGCTGAAGTTGTTATTGTATTAGATGAAGATGCGTATGATGCTGCATTAAAAATTTACAGGAACTTAAATGTGGGTGGATTATATAATAGAATTAAGATATGTATTCCACCATATGGGCAAGACCCTTCATCCATATTTGAAAAGGATGGTAATAACGGAATAATAAAGTTTTTAAAGACTTCTATGCAAATTCCAGAAAGTAGATTATATTAAATAACTCTTTTAGCATTGGTAACATGAATTGTTGATGGGTTGTATATCACAATATGTGCATCATCACCTTTAGCTGGTAAGTAAACGCCATCATAACCTAACTTCACCATATTTTTAACATAAGCTACTGGTTCTTCTCTGTAAACATCATAATAAAGGGTAACAAAGACTTCCTTTTCACTTTGAGCCATACTAATGTACCTTCCAACCATTTCTTCAATACCATCATCATAACCTTTAGCTATTGCTTTCCAGTTAGATGCCATTTTGATTAATTTAGTTACAGGTTCTATTAAGTATTCTAAATCATAAGCTTTTTCGTCAGATACTAAATTTTTAACTTTTAAATCCACTTCATAAACAAATCCACCAGCTGCGTATTTAAGGGCTTCATCAGATTTTGTTGTGAAGTAAATACCAGGACCCTCTTGGTCATTAGCTTCTTTACCACCAACAAACTCATCACTAAATTGTCCTATTTTATTCGGTGTACCATGAAACGCTTTAATTGTACCATTAACTTTTTTAACTGGTTTTTCAGATGGCATATCTAATACATCGTCAAACTCATCAAACTCATCAAAGTCATCATAATCATCATACTCACTTAATTTAAATTTATCGTCAGTTGCTGAACCAACAACATGACTATCACGTTCTAAATTCTCCCTAAGTTTTCTTTTTATGAAACCTTTCATAATAATTCTTTTAATATAAATATGTTGTACTTTTATTAAAAAGTCCGTATATTTGTAGAAAGTAAAATATTAAAATAAAAAATTAAGTGACATAATTAACAATGGGTGATAAGAACGAAGAATTATTAAAGATTGGTCAAGAGATTAGAGATGTAATCTCAGAAAAACAAAAGGAATTAAATTTAACCTTTGTTGAGGATACTCATACCTACCATATTAGAGATAAACATGGAAATATGACAACAAAGTTCCCTAGCGTATCAACAGTTATAGGTCAATTCTATAAACCATTTCCAGATTTAAATAAATCATACCAAATGTGTGATGGTGATTTAATAGACCAAGATAAGTTACTTAAAGAATGGAGAGCCACAGCCGATTATGCTAATAGTAAGGGGTCCAGAGTTCATTATCTATTGGAGATGGACCTACTTAAACAATATGGTTCTTATAAAGAAGTAAGAAAACCAATATTTGATTGTGATGAAGAACAAACGGCTGATGGCAATGCAATGATTGATGCTGGTCATGACTTCATAAGACTTATGCATCGTAGAGGTGCTGTATTGTTAGATACAGAGATGGTATTAGGTTCTTCTACATTAGAATATACAGGTCAACCAGATAAGGTATGGCTCATACATGATATAGATGGTTCAGTTGGATTTATAATAACTGATTGGAAAACCAATAAGGCAAAGAACTTTGAAGTACATGCTTATACAACAGAGATGTTACCACCATTTGAAGAACATATGGATACAGCGTTAGCCCACTATAAAATACAGTTACCATTATATGGTAGACTTATATTAGACATGCTTAAAGGAACTAAGTATAAGGACCTTAAGTTCTTAGGTGCAGTTATAGTTCATTTAACGGCTGAAAGAACCTTTAGAGAGATAAGAGTTGAGAATTCGTTTATAGATACGGTTTTAACTATGGACCCATTACCAAGAATAAAAGAAGTGTTAGATTATAAGTACCTTCAAGTAGACAGAGAAGAGAAAAGGAAATTATTAGTAGAAAATTTAAATAAATGAGTAAAGAAACGACACATATATGTATAGGATGTAAAATAGAATTACCAAAAACTACTGAGTTTTATAGGTTTAGAAAAGATAGGGGTAGGTTTAGTACCAAATGTATAACGTGTGAAAGGGTTTATGGTAAGAAACACCATGAAAAAAATAAAGAAAGAAATTTAGCACTTGGTAAGGAAAGATACCATGAAAATATAGAGCAAGAAAGGTTAAGAAGTAAGAAATATTATGAAAATAATAAGGAAAAAATATCAGAACAAGCTAAACAGTATTATGAAAATAATAAGGAAAAAATATCAGACTATCAAAAAAAACGTAGGGTAGAAAATAGTGAACACTATAAGAATATCGCTAAAAAAAGTTATGATAAATGTGTTGAAAGTCGTAAACGATATTATGAAAATAATAAAGAAAAAATAAGTGAGGCTAATAAAAAGTGGAGAGAAAATAATGTAGAAGGTAATAGAGAATATCAAAAAGAGTGGAGAGAAAATAACGCAGAAAGTCAGAGAGAATATCAGAGAGAATATTATAAAAAAAGAAAAAGTATAGACCCAACCTTTTCTTTAGGGATTAAGGTTAGGTCAACAATTAAAAATGCCTTTATATATAAAGGTTATAAAAAAAATGGTAAATCAAGTGAAATATTAGGTTGTTCATTTAAATTTTTTAGGGAATATATTGAAGAACAATTTGAAGAATGGATGAATTGGGATAATAGGGGTTTATATAATGGTGAAGAAAATTTTGGATGGGATGTTGACCACATAATACCGATATCACACGCTGAATCTGAGGAAGATGTAGTTAGATTAAGTCATTATCTTAATTTAAGACCTTTATGTAGTTATAAAAATAGAGTTGGTAGAAGGGGTGAAGCAAAAAGAAAAAAGAAAAAATGAAGATAAAGAAAGTAATACACATTGCTGATATACATATCAGAACATTTAGAATGCACGATGAGTACGGTGCGGCTTTTAAGACGTTTCTAAAGAAGATTAGAGAATTAGTGAAGGATTATGATAGAGAAGAGATTCGTATCGTTATAGCTGGTGATTATGTTCACCAAAAGATAACCATATCCAACGAGTTACTGATACTTGGTACTTGGTTCCTTAGAAAGTTAGAGAAGATTGCTCCAGTTGTTATTATAGCTGGTAATCATGACCTTTTAGAGAATAACAAAGATAGGGTTGATTCTATCACCCCAATGGTACAGTTACTTCCTGGATTAGATATTAAGTACCTTAAGGATTCTATTTGCTATCCAGACGAAAACATTGTTTGGGCTAATTACTCTATTTTTGAGGAAAACGCTAGACCAGACATTGAAACTAGTAGGGTTGACCATGACGATAAGACTTATGTAGGTCTTTACCATGCACCGATAATGGGTGCTACAACCGATATAGGTTATGAGTTCGATGAATCAACTTCATTAGAACATTTTGAAGGTTGTGACATTGTAATGATGGGTGATATTCATAAAAGACAGATATTCAACTATAAGGGTATTCCTATTGCTTATCCGTCTAGTCTTATTCAACAAAATTTTGGAGAGACAGTTTCAAAGCATGGTTTCTTGTGGTGGGATATTGAAAGTAAGACATATGAGGAATTTGATATTGATACAGACTATGGTTTCTATCAATTTAAGATTGATTCATTAGATGATTTAGAAAATGGTACAGAAAGACTCACTAACGCCTAATGGAATTACCAAAGAACATAAAAGATGAAATCTGGGAATATTGTCGTGTAAATGATATTTCTGGTGTTGATGACTTTATCACAAAGATGGTGAAGCAAGGTTTTACAGCTGAAAAGTTCGGTTCAACACCATGGGAGAAAGAACCAGAAATCAAAGAAGTAATTAAAGAAGTTATAAAAGAAGTACCAGTTGAAAAGATTGTGGAAGTTGAAAAGATTGTAGAAGTCATTAAGGAAGTTACGGTTGAAAAAGAAGTAGTTAAAGAAGTTATAAAAGAAGTGCCAATTGAAAAGGAAGTTTATATAACTAATGACGATGAAGTTAAGAAGTTAACAGAACTTTTAGAATCCCATAAAAAAAATGAAAGTGTACATAAGAAATCACTACTTGAAAAAGTACAGGAGTTAACTGAAATAAATGAAGTGATTGATAGTAAAGATTTGGAGATAAATAATTTATATAAAGACTTAGAAACAAGAAAAAATAAAATATCTGGTTTAAATCTTAAAGTAGGTAGGTTAGAAGCTAACATTATAAAGCTAGACGAAGAACTAGACGTAATCAAGACGGAGTTAGAAGAAAGTAAAAAACAATTAGAAGAAGAGGTTAAGAAACCAAAACAAAAAGAAGATGATATTTACGGGGAAAATAAAAAAGGTTTATTCGGGTCAAACACAAGTGATATATGGAAAAAGAAGAAATAAAAAAAATGGTAACTGTACCACCATACGCAAAGATAAAGGTCTATTGGGACGATTCTCCAGAAAACTATTCAAGAGAGTCTAGAAATAGGGTAAAGAAATATTTCTCAACCAAGTACGGTATACCACCACAAAGCGTTAATGTTGTCTATAGACCAGTTAAGATTAATAAGAGTGGTGAAGTAATACAAATTGATGGTGCTACCATTGATAATATTATGAATTCATCTCACCAAAGAGAATTATTCAAAGAATGGTTAACTAGAGAAAATAAAGACGTAGATTTTACTAGAATAGTTGCGTTAGACAATAAGGTTAATTCTGAATTAAATATTGACCTAGAAGAGAAGATGCATAGGAAGTATAGACTTAAATGGCTTATGATAAATAACTTCCTATCCTATGGTGAAGGTAATTTCTTCCCCGTTGATAAATTTAAAGGGTTTACAGTTGTAAATTCAAATCCAGCTAATCAAGGAGGTAAAACGACACTTACGATTGATGCTGTAAAATTTCTTTTCTTTGGTAAAACCACTAAGACAGATAAGAATGAAGAAGTGTTCAATACATATAATGACTCTGAAGAAATGACCGTTAAAGGTCTTATAGAGATTGAAGGTGAGGAAGATATTATTATTGAAAGATTATTAACTAGAAAACCTAAAAGAAAGGGTGGGTGGAATATAAGTAATAAATTATCTTTTTATAAGCTACTTCCAGATGGTGAAGAAGAAGAGTTGAATGAAGCTGATGCAATTAAGACAACACAATTAATTAAAGATACGGTTGGTACTGAATCTGATTTTGACCTTGTAGTGTTAGCAACATCTAGAAATTTAGATAGTCTTATTGATTCTACTGCTGGTGAGAGTGGTAAATTACTTACTAGATTTATTGGGTTGGAAATAATAGCACTTAAGGAAGAGGCGGCTAGAAAGATGTCTAACACCTTCAGCAAGACCATGAAGTCAAATCTTTATGATACTGAAACACTTAAAGAAGAAATCGGTGAACATAATATTACCTTAGAATATCTAAGTAAAGAAACGATTGAAATTAATGCTAAATTAAAAACTGAGAAAGCGATACAAAAGAAATATAACGATGATAAGATTAAATTAGTTTCATCAAAGGATAAAATTGATGCTAATATACTTTCCATGAACCCATCTAAGTTAGAAGGTGAAATTAAAACTATTATAGGTAAGGGCGTTACAGCTAAGAAAGATATTGAAGATATTAAGGCTATAGTTAGAGATATTGGTAAAATTGAATTCGATGAAGATAGAGATTTCCAATTAGGTAAAGACAAGGGTGTTTTAGTTAGTGATGTAGCTGTTAAGGAAGCTGAAGTAGTTAGACTCACTAAGGTAATTGATGATTTAATTGCTGGGGGCATCTGTAAGGCTTGTAATAGAGCTTTAGATAATATTGATAATACAGAACACGTCAATAAACACAATGACCAGATAAAGGTTATTAATGATGAATTATTAACTCTTAATAATAAATTAAAGGTTGTTATTACTGAAATAACATCTATGGCAGACACTAAGAAGAAGATTGAGAATAAAAACAATCAAGAACTTAAAAAAGATAGACTTGAAGTAGAAATGGATAGTTTAAGGGTTAAATTAAAAGAGAAAAAAGGTGATTTAAAGAAGTATAATCATAATTTAGATGCTATTGAAGGTAATAAGAAGATTGATATTGAAATAAGTGCCATTGATACTAAGATTGCTGTTTGTGATAATAAAAAAGATGAGTTAACTGCTACCTTACAACAATTTGCAATAGACACAAGCTTTAATACTAAAGAAATAGTTAAAAAAAAAGGTCTTATAGTAACTATAAATAAGGAAAAGGAAGTAGATACTTTATTTAAGATTTATATTGATATGGTTGGTAAAAAGGGTATTAGTAAACTAGTACTTAGGTCAGTACTACCAATAATCAATAGTGAACTACAAAGACTACTAGAGGACATAACTGATTTTGAGGTTGAAGTTTTTATTGACGATAAGAATGAAGTTAGATATTTATTAGTTAAAGATGAAAAAGAAAAACCACTTAAGTCTGGTAGTGGGTTTGAGTTGACAACTGCTAGTATTGCTTTAAGATGTGTCTTAGGTAAGATGTCATCGCTACCGACACCTAACTTTGTGACATTTGATGAAGTACTAGGTAGGGTAGCACCAGAGAACATCTCAAAGATGAAACCATTATTCGAAAGAATATCGGACATGTTTGATATTGTGTTCTTTATAACCCAAATCACAGAGGTAAAAGATTGGAGTGATAACATCATAACGGTGAATAAGGATAAAAATATTTCACAAATTAATATAGTTTAATTTGCAAAATATTAAAATTATTAGTATATTTGTATTATAATAAAAAAAAAAGAAAGATGAAATTTAAAAATTACTGTATTATAGTGTTAGGTAAAACTGAAGGTTGTTTAACGGAAATTAATAAAATTGCTGAAGGAAAAGTAAAAATCTTACCAGCTAAAGGAATTACAATCGGAACCTTTAATAGCGTATTTAAAGTTATGGAATTAGATGATTATTTTAAATCACTTGGAAGAAACTTCTTTGTATTTGAATTAAACCCTAAAACATCTGGTTATAATATAAATAATGAAGAAGTTCGACATGAATTATTTGGGAAATCAAAAGATATCAATCTTGAATTGGAGAGGATGTCTGATAACCTTATAGATGATATTAAATCCACCATATCTGGGTTTAATCCAAGACCAATAACTGGTTCTAGTAAAAGCTTTATAATAGGAGACGATGATTCAGATATTTCCAGTGATTTTTACGAAACACTAAATCCTAAAGAAAAACAAACCTTAATGGACAATATTATAGATAAGGGTGTTGATAATTTAACAGACGCTGATAAAGAAATATTAGTTATTCTATCAAAAAAGCAATAAAAAGCAATAAAAAGTAAACTTTTTAATATTAATACGTATACTTATATGTCCTTATGGATGTAAATAACGAGTTTTTATATGAATAGTAAAAATGACAAAAGTATATGTTAATGTAAGTGGAGATGATAGCATCTCAAAGTATTTTAAAGATGTAAGAAAGTCTGAACTATTAACTTCAGAAGAGGAAGTTAATTTAGCAATAAGAATAAAAAACGGTGATGATAAAGCAATTGAAATATTAGTTAATTCAAATCTAAAGTTTGTTATATCGGTAGCCAAGGAGTATCAAGGCCAAGGTCTTGCTCTTCCAGATTTAATCAATGAAGGTAATTATGGTTTAATCAAAGCGGCAACACGTTATGACCACACCAGAGGTTTCCGTTTTATATCATACGCTGTATGGTGGATTAAACAATCGATTATCCAAAGTCTTAATGACAACTCAAGAACGATTAGGTTACCATCTAATGTGATTAGTAAAGTTTCTAGTACTAGGAAAGAAATTGAGAGATTCAAGTTAGAAAACGAAAGAGAGCCAATTTACGGTGATTTATTTGATGATGACGGTAATCTAATAGATATTTTGTCCACCCCTAGATGTACGTCATTAAATCAAACAATCAATGATGAGGGTGATGAGTTATGTCTTCTTTTAGAAGATAAAGACGCACTTAAGGAAGAAAACTTCTACGATGTTGATGAAAGGGTTAAATATGAAATAGATAAAGTATTATCTTCTTTAAGTGATAGAGAAAGGGAAATTGTTGAATGTTATTATGGTATTAATAAGGATTTTGATAGTATGACTCTTGAAGCTATTGGGGATAAATATAATCTAACTAAAGAGAGAATTAGACAAATCAAAGAAAAGGCAATAAGAAAAATAAGACACAACGCTCATGGTTTATTTGATGCGTTAAATGAATAGCCTAATATTTATATAATACTATGAAAAAAATATTATTATATTTTATATTGATTATGGCTGTAGGTATGGCTGGAATAGTGGCTTATGTATCAGTTAGTGGTCTATTAAAAGTGTTTACTGGAGCTGGTACCCTAGGGCTTTTATTGTTCTCATCAATAGAAATTTCTAAAATTATTGCTACGTCAGCTATACACACCTATAGTAACCGAATAGGTTGGTTCTACAAATTACTTCTATCGTTAGGTATATTAATCGCTATGGTTATTACATCGATGGGTATATACGGATTCCTATCATCAACATATAAGGAAAGCTTCAGTAAGTTTGAAAATATGAATTCTCAAATAGAATTGCTTGAAAAAAAGAGAGATGGTTACCAAGAACAATTTAATTATGTAATCGAGGAAAAGACATCAGTTAATACAACTATTAATGAATTAAGTTCTGGTCTATCAAACAATGTTATTCAATATAGAGATGAAGTAAGTGGTGAAATAATAACAACAACTTCATCATCAACTAGACGAGCTCTTGAGAAACAATTAGATAATGCAATCATAAGACAAAATGGCCTTAATGTTAAAGCGGATTCAATAGGAGCACTAGTTTTTGACCTGGAAAACCAAATACTTGAAACTAAGTTAGGTGATGAAACATCATCAGAGTTAGGTCCATTAAAATATTTAGCAGAGGTAACTGGTAAATCAATGGATGAAGTAATGAAATGGTTTATACTTCTTTTAATCGTTATAGGTGACCCTATGGCAGTTCTTATGGTTATAGTATTCAATAAAGTTATTAATTATAATAAATACGATAGACCAAAAGAACTTTTAAAACCTATAATAACCACCTCTAATGACTCATCAACAAATCTACATTCAGAAATAATAGAGGATAGTATAGAAGTTAATAACGAACCAGAAGAGGAACCAATAAAAGAGGAACCAATAAAAGAGGAATTACAAGTTTATATTGCACCAGAGGCTATAGAACCAGAGGTAGAGGCTATAGAACCAGAGGTAGAGGTTATAGAACCAGAGGTAGGGGTTATAGAACCAGAATTCGAGGTTCCAGATGAAATTATAGTTACTAATATTAAATCTAAATCAGATAAAATAACATTAGATGAAATTAAAGAGGTTAAAGAACGTGAAAGAGGTTTCTCAGTAACAATACCCTCTAGAAAAAATAAAAGTAATACCGTTAGTAGAATAGGTAGTAATAAAGAAGTTAGAGATAGTGATAACAATACTATTTATTTTAAAAGGAGAAGATGATAATTGATGATGAAACACATAAATTGAGTAAAGATAATTTTATTCAACAAGGTACTAAGAAAACTAGGATAATAATAGGTAATAGTTTCACGAGTGGTATGAAACATTGTATTGGTTGGGTGAATAGATGGAATGGCAACTACACTAAGACGGCAATGTTTACAATAGATATCAAAGGTAAGGTATTCCAACACTTCTCCCCCATATACTTTTCAAACTTTTTAGGTGATGAAAAATTAAAAGAAAGTAGTATAACAATACTGTTAGAGAATGAAGGTTGGTTAACGAAAGATTTAAGTGATGAAAATAAGTACATTAACTATATCGGACATATTTATAATAGAAAGGATTCAGTTTTTGAGAAAAGGTGGAGAAACCATACGTATTGGGCACCATATACTAATAAACAAGAAGAATCACTTTATAATTTAGTTAAGGAATTATGTAATGAATTTGATATCCCTTTAAAAGTGATACCTCACAACACTAATTTTTATGACGCTTATGATTATGAGGGGGTTCTTTATAGGAGTAATTTTGATAAACATCATACTGACATTAGTCCAGCTTGGGACTGTCTTTCTTTTAAAAATAAAATAGAATTAAATTAATAATTATGAGTAACGAACACGACATAACAAAAATGATGCTTGAGACAATTAGATTTCAAACATCAAAAAATAAGAGATTTATTACAGAGAATGAGGAAATGGGCACGACTGATGTGCCAGTTGTTGGTTCTGACGTTGAAGTAGATGCTGAAACTGAAGAAATGGGTGCTGAAGTAGACACAGAACAAGAAGGTACTGAAGGTATTGAATCAAGTTCTGATGTAAATAGTCAAGAAGCTAAGGAAGAAGAAAGTAAATTCATGGACACGGTAACACCTAGAGTTACATTCACATCATTCAAGGTTTATCCAGATACGGCAAATGTAGAGTTTTCTGGTAAGTTCGATAACGGTATTGAATGGCAAATGTCTAAAACAGATGGTCTTTTCTTAAATACATCTAATATTGAATTAGATGATGAAATACTAATATTACTTAAGAAATTAAACGGTTATTATGTAAATTGGACAGATGAATGGTCAAAGAAGATGAACACTGAGTATAAAAAGAGTGATGAGGAATAAAATAGATATAAAGATTATATTTATTCTAATATTAGCTATTGGTTTAATTCTTAGTTTAATCTTTAGACCATCCAAAGGTATTGACATACATAAAGATGAACTTAAACAATTAGAATTAGATAATAAGATTTTAAAAAATGAATATGATAGTATAAAGCTTGATAACGAAAAGTTGAATCAAGAAATACAAATATTAATAATAAGTATTGACAGTACTGAATCCGTACTAATTGATACTGAAGGTAGATTAAACGATTTAGAAAATGAAGACAGTAAAGTTTCTGATTATGTTAGGGATTTGGATGCTGATGGCATCTCAAGGTCTCTCACAGAATTCCTCAACAAACAGTAATAGAGTAAGAACTATTATTACAAGTGCTGGTGATACATTAGTACAGATGCACTACGAGGACGCTAGAACCCTTTTAAAGTTCGTTCTACATTGTGAGTACAGTGATAGTATTTTATCCGTTTATAAGGAACGAGACAGCCTTAATACAAGAACAATCACACTCCAGAAAGAAGTATTAATGAAAATGGGTAAAGAAAAGTTAAATCTTGAGGTTATGTTATCTAATTTAGATGAGATAATTCTTAATAAGGAAAAAGCCCTACTTTTAAAGGATAATACTATTAAACAACAAAAGAAAGAGATTAGAAAACAAAAGTTTTTAAAGATATTGGGTTTCACTGGCTCAATAATATTACCTATAGTGGTATTAATAGCAATGTTATAATGGGGAGTAATCACATGCACAATATGTTAAGAACATCAAAACAGAAGTACGAAATTCCAGAGTATGACCCACAAACTGGGGAAATAAATCCATATTGGAATGAATTAATAACAAAGGAAAAGGTAGAAGGTATCACCAACCAACCAGATGCTATTAATATGAATGAAATGTCATTAGATATCTTAGTTGATATGCTTGAGGAAAAATACACACTTCAATCAATAGGTGATGGTTTTGCTATAATGAAGTTAGTAGAATTCTACAGAAAAAATAAATAAAATGGTATTAGTATTTTAAAGAACTCATTAATGGGTTTTTTTGTTATTATTTTATATTTATAATAAAAGGTAAAAGATGAAAGATTTAATTAGACAACGTTTAAATGAAGAAATGAACAAATCTGACGTAAAGAGTGAGGTTAAGAAATATATGGATTCTTCTGACTTTAAAGTAAAGGTTGAGAAGATAGTTAAAGATAGAATTAAAAACGATAAAGTATTAGAAGATAAGGTGGTGGAAATATCTAAGAATGTGTTAAGTCAATTATTCAAACAATTATGGGTTAAGAGGTCAGCATATATTAATGGCATAACAAATAAAGCTAATTAAGATGAAGAAGATAAAAATAAACGAAACTCAAGCTAATATGCTTAAAGAAATTGGGGTATCAAAAGTACTTAAGGTAACCCAAGAACAATACAATAGAATTGTTGAGATGGAGCAATTAAGTGAAAAAATTGATTTAGTTAGTAATGAAGGTGATAACTTCGATATAATTAAAACCGACACTGATTATTATATTAGTAATAGAACAACAAATTATAACCCAAAAGACACTGCACATATTGGCAGCATTCAAGAAATAGGTAATGATAAGAAAAAAATATGTATTATGGCTGATAGAGCATTTGAACTTTTTGAAGAAATGGGGTCAGATGGAAATAAACAGTCCGACTTTGAAAACTTAGAAGCTAGAGCTATTTTTAAAACACCATTTATCTCTGCTTGTAAAAGCAATATATCTGAAAAATTTATATCCAATCCAGCTCACCCAATATCTATGTCTTTTCGTAGGGAACTAGATGAAGCTAAAACTAGCGTAAGAGAAATGTATGAAGAATTCGTTAATGAACTTTATAATGTTAACGAAGGTGGTGAAAGAAAATACGAAAGTCTTATTAGTCTAATGGAAACTGTAGGACTTATTGAAAATAGAAGAATTAAAAAAGAATCATTTAGAAATGACAAAGCTATTGTTGAAAAAGTAATAAGTGCTGGTCTTCACGAAATTAGTAATGGTGGTAGTAAGTATAAAGCAATGGAAGCTATTGAAGAAGCATTAAGAAAAGGCCCAACTGGCATTGACCCTAATGTAGATGTTGAGCCTAGCTTTGTAAGTTCTAAAACTGGTACATCACCAGAAGCGTTATTACAAAAGATTAAGGATGCGAGAGCAGAGTCAAATAGGTTAGTAACTAAGAATGATATTGAAAGAGATAGAATGAATAGTAAAATGGTTTATGACCCAGAATCTAAAGATGTTCGAGATGAAGCTGTTGATGCTTTAGTTGATGGAATGAAAGGTGACCAACAAGAAATGAAGAAGGAAACTATTACTAAGATAAAGGAAGAAGGTAATAGAGATAATTGGAAAGGTGATGAGATACTAAATCACCCAATGTTAGCTAAGTTACCAACAGATGTTATGAAGGCAGACAATAGTATTTATTTTAAATTACCAAGTCTTGATGGTGGACATTCAGCTACACTTGCTACACATATAGGACATGTTATGGATTGGATTAGTGACTTAAAGAGTATTGTTCAAGAAATTCCAGTAGTTGATTCTGAAATGAATGTATTGAATAAGGGATACGTAGGTAGAGATATTGAAAAACTTAGAGCAATTTCTAACCATGAAAGGGAGTATGGGGACAGAAAGTTTAATACTGACGAAACAACTGCTGATTCATCTGGACAATCAACTGGTCCTTTAGGAGGTCCATCACATAAATCAAATGTGGTATCAAACCTTGATGTTGACGAAATGACATCTATGGGTGGTACAAATGGTGTGGGTGGTTTACAAGCTAATGGAAATAGTATGGCATATGATGCACCAGGACTTAAGAAGAATAATTTTATGATGGCTGGGAATAAAGAAAATAAATCTGAGAGTGTGATTGATAATACTAATGAGGAAATTACAGAAGATGCTTTTAGTAGTACACAATATCCAGGCGGTACAATAGTAACACCAAAAGAGAAGTGTAAAAAATTCCCTTACTGTGATGAAGGTCCAGGAAACTTCGATGAAAAGAAGACAAAAGAATCAGTAATATCAAACGATACTAATGTATATGAAACGATAGCTAAAAAGACTGGTAGAACTATTAGTGAGATAAAAGAAATAATAGAAAATAGTATTAATTAACTTTTTACTAAAAACTTAGTATTTATAATAAACGCAATAATTATGAACAAAAATATAATTAAACAACATCTTAGTAAGACTTTTATATCTGAAGATACAGCACATAAAGCAACTAGTGAAACAAAGAAAGTTCAAGACCTCTCAGGAGCGACAAATAAGGATGCAATGAATAATGTTGCAAAAGAAATGAAAGACTATGATAAGTCTTCCAAAGAATCTGAAAAAGAAAATGCAGATTCTGTAAAGAAATACGAAAACGATAATAAACAAGATGAGTTACATGATTTAGGTGAATTACAAAATGGTAGCCTTGCAGCTACTAAGTACGGTAACGAGCCTGGTAAGGATTTTGAAGCTATGCAAAAAGCTGCAATTACTGGTACTGACTCTAAACTAGGTAATAGTAAGGACTATGCTAATGTAATACCAGCTGACCAAGCTGGATTCACTGGGCCAGAGTTCGGTGAGAACTTATATAGTGATATTAAAAAATCTGCTAAACTTAGAGCTGACGCTGAAAGTAAATATAATAGATTATCAACTGGGGTTAGTGGTGCTGATTTCGATGATAAAAAAATAAATGAACCTAAAAAGATTAATGAAGGTTTAAAGCCAGATAATATTGCGTTAATTAAGAAATGGGTTGATGAACTTGGTTGTAGAAAAGCGGGAATAAAGTTAATTGATACGTTTCTAAATAAAATGATAGCCATGTCAAGCTCAGATTTAGGTGACACGTATATTTTTGTAGATGGTTTGGATGCTGTAGAGGAAGACCTAATTGTTGGTGAATATGATAATGCATTTGATAATGCCAAAGAAACAGCAAGAGAAATGATTGCTGATGAATTTGGTACATTAACTGGAGGTATAAAACATTTTAATGAAAATAAAGTAATAAAAAAAGAAAAAATGAAAAGACTTGTATTTAACAAACCATTCAACGGTGTAACGAACGCATTAAATCTTATTCCAGAATCTTATAAAATTAATAATAAAGAATTTCACATGACTGATGGTGATGAGAAATATGAAATCAGATGGGAAGGAAACCTTAATGAAGGTAAAGCTATCATTACTAAAGCGTCCGATAAGACGATTATGAATGAGGACATGGTACAGATGAAACATCTTATGGGATATAAATCAGAGAATACTCTTGGTAACCTTAAAGGTTCCGAAAGAATTAATGAAAACGCATCATTCAATGATATATGGAATAAAACTAAAGGACTATTAAATGAAGATGAACAAGAAGTACAGAGAATTAAAGATTATTTGATAAAAAAAATGAGTGTTGATGGAATTGATAAAAGAGAATTCTTAATGAAGTTTTTAAAAGGGCAAGCACCTGTTGGGTATAATGGTCGTGAAAGAATGGAAGATAGAACTACAGCTGCTAAATCTTTATTAAATGCGTTAGATTCAGAATCTTACGAAGAAAACCAAACATTAAGTGAATCTTGGGAATCAGAATACTTAAGCAACACTCTATTCAAAAAGTTAGAGGATGAAAAAGGTGTAGGAAGAGGTAGTGACGAAGGTCGAAAACTAGTAAAAAACGTATTGGACCCCTTTGAAGTTGAGATGAATAAATTTAAAAAATTCATCACAAAAAGTTATAATAACCCCGATGAGAACGAGGTAAAGCGTAAGCTAAAAGGTGAGATTGAAAGAATAGTAAACGGTGGTAAAGAATTAGGAATAGAAGAAGATGTGATGATGGATGCTATTATTGGACAAATATATTCTGAATACTTTAATAGAGGTAGTGGTTCTTTCGTAAGGTTATATGATAGTAACCATGTCATGTTTATGTTAAATGTCGTAAAAGAGGTGTTAGTAGAGCTACAATATAACGATAAAACATTTGGTATTACATCAAGAATTGATAGATATTTAAAATCAGCCTAATGAAAATTTAGTATTAAAAAAAAAAAGAAAAAAATGAAAAAAGCTACATTTAAAAAACCATTTAATGGTATGAACAACGCTTTAAAGCTTATTCCAGAATCTTATAAGATTGATGGTAATGAATTTGAAGTAACAGATGGAATCGAATCTTACAGAGTAAGATGGGATGGTTCTTTAACTGAAGGTAAAGGCGCTATACTTATAGCTTCTGATGAGAAAATGATTAATGAAGATATGGATAAGATTAAACACCTTATGAACTTCAGCTCAAAAGAGACTCTTGGCAACCTTAAAGGTTCTGAAAGAATTGATGAAGACAAATCATTTAAAAACGTATGGGGTAAAACTAAAAAGATTTTATCTGAATCAAAAGAAGATAGAGATGTCATCAATGAAATGGATGGTGGATACGGATTCACAAGTGAAAACAATTTCAATGGTAATGAAATCGAAGTAAAAGAGATTAAAACAATGGACATGCCAGGTAGTAATAACTTAGTTGGTGAAATGGATGATGCTGGTGGTGGTGTTATGAGTGTTGCTGAGATTAGAAAACAAATGAAAGATTTGCTTTACACTTTAAATAAAGCAGATTTTACAGCTAAAGAGAGAATGGTTGTTGGTCTTCTAATAGATATGATTAAACAACTTGGTGGTGAGGAAGACTCTTTCAGTCCAAGATTACTTAGTAAACTAAAGTTAGTACAACAGGCAATTAACGATAAAACCCCAGAGTCAGAAGAATTTGCTGGTGATGGTACTGATAATGGTTCCACTGAAGCACAACCAGGTGAAGCACCAATGGGAGAAGGTTCAATTAACGAAGGTTGTAAAGAAGATTGTGAAGAAGATTGTGAAGACCATATTAATATAAAAAAATCGGAAATTATAGCTGCTAAATTAGGAGATGAACAAAAGGAAATATCTAAGAGTGCACAACCAACATCTGGTCCAAATGAATCAATTGAAGAAACCGATAGATTTAATGAAATATTTGAAGGTATGTATGAATCTGACATTAAACCAGTAAAAAAAAAATTACTAACTGAAAATGGTGAAATGTGGGATAGAGATGCATCACACAGAGATGATAGCGGATATAATGACTTTGACCCATCAGACCCGTCAATGGCTGGTGATAACGATATGGGTGATGATGAACTAATTGACAAACAAGCCAGAGAATTACTTATCAGTGCAATGGCTGAAGAAGGTCTTAATGATAATCCACTAGCAAGACACACAACTTTCTACGTTGATGGGTTAAACAATATAACTGCTATGTTATATGATGGTAGAGATGAAGAGGCTAGACAACATGCTGGAGCAATTGCTAACCAAATTACTAATTTATTTTAATTAAAAATAGTTAATAATAAAATAAAAAAAGCCCTACTAATAGGGCTTTTTTTATTTATGGATATATTTATAATAAAAGAAAGATATGGTGTTGAAGAAAGGTTCAAAAGGGAAAGAAGTAAAAGAATTACAAGAGTTTTTAGCAATATCCGCTGACGGTGATTTCGGTCCAAACACAGAGAAACATGTTAAAAAATGGCAGACTGAGAATAATTTAACACCCGATGGTATAGTAGGCCCTAAAACATGGGATGCTATGGGATTAGCCACCACAGATAATTCTGAATTATCATATATAACAGAAAATGGGTTAGAGGTAGAAAGATACCTTTTACCTAAAGGTGAATATAAATCTGGTCCCACAAAGAAAGAATATTTATTTCTGCACCATACGGCTGGTTGGCAAAGCCCATATAAAACAATTGACAGTTGGGGTAGAGATGATAGAGGTACTATTGCAACTGAATTTGTAATGGGAGGGCAATCTGTTAAAGGTAATGATAATAAATATGATGGAAAGACACTCCAATGTATGCCAGAGGGTGCTTATGGTTGGCACTTAGGTAAGAACGGTTCACAACATATGCACACACACTCAGTAGGTATTGAAGTATGTAATTTCGGTTATATTGAGAACGGTAAAACATATGCTGGAACAACAGCAGACAAATCACAAATAGTTACACTTAATGAAGAGTTTAGAGGTCACAAGGAGTGGCATAAGTATTCCGATATGCAAATAAAAGAATTACAAAAGTTTATACTTCATATAGCATCTAGAGATAATATAGACGTAAGAGCTGGCCTAGTTGAAGCTATTAAGAAAAATGGTGCTGGTGGATTTGATTTTAATAAAGATGCTTACTATGGTAAGGTAAAGGGCATGTGGACGCATACCAATACAAGAAAAGATAAATCAGATATGTTCCCTCAACAGGAGTTATTAGATATGTTATTAAGTTTATAATATTTATTTTTCCATTGTATGTAGTATATTAACGTTATGATGGATAATAAGAATAAAAAAAGGGATTTTTTGAGCTATATTAAAACACCATTAAGTGAAAACAGTATTACTGTATTATACAGTGCTAATAACGTAAGATATGAGCGTTGCCAGTTATACAGTGATTATATTCAGTCGTTATTATTTATAATATTTGATACTTATATGGGTGATGATATAATGTCAGATAAAGAAAAGGTAGAACATTTTAATTGGTGTTGGAATAAGAATATTGAGAACTTTAAAGAAGAGGGTATTATATTCAACGCTAGTGATATAGCGTTTAATTATTTTCTTGAATTTATTGTTGAGATTTTCTACAGTGTCAATGATAAAGAAAGTAAACCACACATAGCTGTAACCATTAGAGCACTTTGGTTATCATTATTTTCTTACAATAGTGTAAAGACTCGTTCTGATGTTGATAATTTCATAGAAATATATGGAATTTTAGATAAATCACTTAAAAAAGGGTAATAAAAGGTGTTTACACTTGATTTATATTTTTTTACCCTTATACTTAACCCCATGAGAATTATTAGTATAATAATAACAGATTTAGCTAAAGATAAATTAATAGCTGAAGAAAAATTACAAAGACTTATTAATGATAAGGGTGATTTAGAAACGAACATTGTTCACATCAAAGACCAATTACGTGAAGTAGTAAATCTTGATAGAATGATTATTAAATGGAAAGATTACACTAACATGGATGAACTTAGTAATAATAACGATAACGAAGACAAATAAATTTTAAAAGATGGAAATGTATGAAAATTTAAAAGCTTTAGTAGAAAGTATGGAAGGTGATGTTACCAAGTTTTACGAAAACGGTAATAAAGCTGCTGGAACTAGAGTAAGACAATTATGTCAAGAAGGAAAAAAAGTACTTCAAGATATTAGAGTTGATATTTCGAGCAAGAAAAAAGCTTAATAATAACAATAATAACAATAATAAAAATTATGTATATGGACGTACTCAATAAGATATTACTAATTGTGTTATTCATGTCTTCACTCAATGTAGTTAGACATGGATATTATTTTATTCAAGCTTGGTTTTCATCAAGTGACGATAATCCACAAAAGTATAGAATTAATAATTCTTCTTTATGGATTTTGAGTATGTCTCTTGCATATATTTTAACATCGATATTTAATGGTGTTTATTTATAAATAAAAGACATATGTCAAATATACAAGAAAAATTAGACTCACTACAACCTCATGTTGTTGGTATTAGATATATTCAAAAAATACAGATAGTAGATGCTGTATTTAAAGAAGGATGGACAGTACCAAACTCAGATGTAATTAAAAAAGAGTTCGTAGATGAAGCACAAAATTATTACATGTTCTATACAGAAAAAGAAGGTGTAACAATTGATGACCTTTTGGACTATGTTGAAGGTATTATCAATATCAATATAGAAAGAGAGAAAAAACACACCCTACTTAAACTTAAGGTTAAAGAATTACAAAAAATATTTAAAGATAGTACCCTTTCTAAATTAGAAAGACTTAAGTTCTCATTTGGGGAAGATGATATAGTACCATCCCTCATGGATATGGATATTGATTTAGAAGAAGACTTTTCGGTAGTTACTGAAGAACCAGTAATCGAAGAACCAGTATCTGAAAGTAAATCAAGGTCAGGTAAAAATAAAAAAAAGGTGGGTAAAGCTAATACCGCTAATATAAAAGGTCAAACTATAGAGCTACCACCAAAGGATGAAAAGATAGTGGTAGAGGAATATGACGCACCAACTAATATTATATGTAACTGCGAAGGTCCAGACCAAGTATGTCCAGTCTGTCAAGAAGAAAAAATAGGAGCGTACTAATAGGTTTTCAGTACATACTCAAATAATAAATGAAAAGACTCTTAATTGGGTCTTTTTTGTTTTTAAGTATATTTATAATAAAGGAATTTACCATGAAAAAGAATAGAATACTTACGGAGTCTGAAAAGAAAGAAATATTAAATAACAAGGAACAATTAATTATTGAGAGTTTCAGAGAAGAGTTTAATAAGATTAAAAGAACTAATGAATCTAATTTAAATGAAACTCCATGGAATGGTAATCCAGAAAGTAATTGGGTTCCATTTGATGATAAAGTAGAAGTAGAGCTTTACGGACTTAAAGACGTTACAATCACCCTACCTTTTAATGGAGAGTATTCTATTGATGGTGAAACAAGTGGTAACGGAAGTTTTAGTTTATCGGCTGAAGATTTAGCTAATATTTTTCCAGAAGGGTATGAAGAAATTAAAGCGTTTGGAATTGAAATAGCTGACGCAATGAAAGCTAAAGCAGTTAACTCACATGAAATAAGCCGACCACATACGGTAACAATTAACGCTAATAAATTAAGAAATTTACCACACTATAATGATGTCGAAGGGTATATGAGTCATTATTTTGATAATGGATTAGAGCACGGTAATATTACATACGACAGAGATTAAGGTGAGAAGATTTGATAAGAAAAATAACATAAGTAAGGTTAATCTATTAGCCGAACAAAGATATCTTAAATCGAAGAGTGAGTCTAACTCTAATCAAGAGATATACGATGCTCTATCAGACAACCCAAATAACTATAAGGTTGTTATGAGTAATAATTCAGAAGTTAATTTTACCCCGATATCAACGCAAAAACCAGGTATGAAACCAAAGGGTCTTTGGTATGGTATCAATACATCATGGATTGATTGGGTTAGAAGTGAAATGCCATCATGGGAAAGTGAGTTTATTCATATTATAACTCTAGATTCATCCAATATGTTACAAATTAACAATATTGAAGAGTTAAGCGAATTCACTTCAATATATACTTATGAGGATAGTGAATATATTAACTGGCAAGAAGTAGCTAATAAATATAACGGTATTGAAATTAGTCCTTATATTTGGGAAGCTAGAATGAAATTTATGTGGTATTATGGGTGGGATATAGCATCTGGATGTATATGGGGTAACGGAACCATTGTAGGTTCGAAATTAATCACTACCGCAGAAGGATTATAATTACCCTTCTAGTTTTTCTTGTATTGTGTGGATAAACCATACACCACCAGAAGCCAAACAACCATCAAAGAAAGTACCTAAAATTTCTTTAGGGAATGTAAACCCTTTTATTACTATATCTTGTATCCCAGTAGATAATGCTGGTGAAAACATAAGAAGTGAAAGTATTACTCCCCACCAAAACGGTAAACACATCATACACCCAAATAACTTCCCAGAGAACCCAGGATTTGTCGAACCAACCTTAAAGAAGGTTCTCCACTTCGAAAAAATAGTACTAAACACCATTATATTACTAGCTCCATAAGCCACTAACATGAAAATAAATAAATTTGTCATAATCTTTAATTTTATACAAATATACGTATTATTAATCAATAAGTCAATATTTATATTATATGAGAGTATTACTAATAAATAATATTAACAAACAGTCTTTACAAAGTCCGAATTTTTATCTACATTAGATGAAGAAAATCTAGATTATAGATGGTGTGATAAGAATTACCTTCCATTACCATTATATCCAGAGCTAATCAATAATATTAATAAGATATGAGTGATAAATCAAAAATAATACCACTAGAAGAAGTTCTAGTTAGATTTGAAGACCATAAGAAGGGTTTTAAGCAAGAATTAGAGCGAGAAGAAGGTACTGAAAGAATAGAATCGTTAGATGCCATACAAAACGATATAAAGAGTGTTAGACAAAACACCGAACTAAAAAAAAAAGAAATACATTTATGAATTAAAAAATGGATTAGGTGAAAAAGTTAAGAATAACCCAACAACAATAAAGAAGATTAATAATAAATGGTATCAAAGATTTGGGTTAGTGATAAAAAGAATATTTACAAAGTTTTAATATATGAAATACGAAGATTTAATAGCGACAGTTTCTGAAATTGTGGAAAACGATAACATTTACAAACCAGGTTTAGTGTTGTTATATGAACTGGATGAAAAAAGACATATAGAAATGGATGAACATTTATTCTACAAAGCTAATCCAGAAGACACTGAATTTGTACATAAAGATGTGGTTGAAGTAGAGATTGGTGGTGTAATTGTAAGATTTGTTAAAAAAGATTAGGTTAATTGAAATATTATTCTTATCTTTGTAATGAATTAAAAAAAAACGTTATGAAAATTTTATTATTATTATTAGTTATTGTGTTAAGTTTCGCTGCTTGTAATAAGCAAGAGCCATTAGTTCCAATGGAACAAGTTCCAGACGCACAATACCAAGACTCAATTACTAATCCATATATTAATGGTGGCACACTACCAACTGGTACTAGTAATGGAGATAATCAATTAGTAGGTACATCATGGGTATTAACTAAGATGGTATCTTCATTCGCAACAGAATACCCTAACGATACAATTAACTTTGTTAGTAATACGGAATACACACTTAATGGTGGGGCAGTTAGACCTTACCAGTTAAATAGTCTTCCATCATCAACCAATTATGATTTATCACTTTACTACTTCATGTCATTCGGTGGGAGTCACTACTCAGCAAATGTCGGTTTCTACTTTGTAGATGATGCAGAGATTAACAATGTAGAGTTTACTGATATACAAAGTACAAGTACAACAATTAGAGCTTGGTTCACAAAATTATAATATGAAAAAGATATTATTTTTAATTTTATTAGGTAGTTTAATAACATGTGGTAAAAGTATAGATAGTCCAGGGTATCAGCATTTTGATGACACGAAAGAGTCTCCATATATTAAATCTTATGATGTTGAGCGTGATACACACGTAATATGTATAGATATGTCAGAAGATACCAATTCATAAAGAAGATAATTAAATAAAATATTAAAAAAATAAAATATATGAAAAGTGAAGATAAAGGACAACTATATGATGATTACATAAGACAAGGTGATGTACTACAAAGAGAAATTTCTAAAATTAAATCAGAATACCCAGTAAATATCCCAGAAGATAAACAAAAGATTATTAATGTTAATCAGAATAAAATCAACATATTAGAATCAAAGTTAATGAATTTATTTAAATAACTTTAAAAAAGTTATAAAAGTACTTGACATGTAATTTGTTTTATGGTATATTTGTGCTAACTTTAAGAAAAATTTTAATAACTAAATTTTAACACTATGAATAAATTAATCGATACCCTAAGAACTAAAGATACCACTACAACCAATGGTATGACAACTAATTCAACAACACTTAATAGCTGCGTGGATTTATTTTTCCAAATTGGAGCTTTAAGAGGTCAAGATAAACAAAAGAAAATTAACGCCTTTTCGAAAGCATTTGCTGAAGATTCATTGACAGCAATGAGGATACTTTTCTGGGTTAGAGATATTAGAGGCGGTGCTGGTGAAAGGGGTACATTCAGAGATATAATTACTTACCTTGCTAATTCTAGAACAGAGACTCTTAGAAAGAGCCTTCCACTTATATCAGAGTATGGTAGATGGGATGATTTACTTGTTTTAATTGATACTAAACTTGAGAAGGACGCACTCACTGAAATAGCTTCTGCTCTTGAGAATGGTAATTCATTAGCGGCTAAATGGATGCCAAGGGGTAATGGTAAGAATAGAGAAAAGAAAAGATGGGCTAACGCCTTAAGAAAACACTTAGGTCTTACACCTAAGACTTATAGAAAAATGCTTTCTGAATTATCTAACACTGTTGAGCAATTGATGTGCGCTAAGAAGTTCGATACAATTACATATTCACACGTACCATCAAAAGCTATGTCTGATTATATGAGAGCATTCTCTAAGAATGATGGTGAGAGATTCCAAACTTATATTGAATCCTTATCCAAGGGTGAAACTAAGATTAATACTGGTGCAATATATCCGTATGATGTTACTAAGAATCTTAGACTTGGACATGCAGCTGGTGCTATTGAACAATGGAAATCTTTACCTAATTATATGAAAGATAGTAAGGAAAGAGTTCTACCAGTGGTAGATGTTTCTGGCTCTATGGAATGTCCAGCTGGTAATAATGATAATATTAGCTGCATGGATGTTGCTATATCATTAGGTCTTTATATTTCAGAAAGAAATGAAGGACCATTTAAAGATGCGTTCTTTACGTTTCATAGTTCGCCAGAACTAGAATATTTAAGAGGAAACCTACAAGAGAGGGAGAATCAATTAAGTAAAGCTAAGTGGGGTGGTAATACTAATTTAGAAGCGACATTCAAAGTCCTTTTAGATAAGGCTAAGGGTGGTGGTGTCTTGAAAGAAGAAATGCCAACAATGATTCTAATCCTTTCGGATATGCAATTTAATCAAGCAACTAGTGATGGTTGGACCAATTCAGATTGGAACCCAACGGCACATGATATGATTAAGCAAATGTATATTAATGCTGGGTATGAAATACCAAAGGTTGTGTATTGGAATATACATGCGTCTAGTAGGAATAACCCCATTACGTTTAACGAAACCAAGACATGTTTAGTCAGTGGGTTCTCACCTTCACTATTAACTAGCTTATTAAGTGGTAGTGAAATGACCCCACTTAGTATGATGATGAATATTATAAATAGTGAAAGATATACGCCAGTAATGGTGTAACAATATAAAGAATGTATACTGCAAATTTAACTAAAAAAGAAAAATCAAATATGGTTAAGTTGGGGATATTCAACCCCTATTAAAAAATCGGATAAACTTCTAACTGGGTTTTATAGAAGCAAACGCCCCCACATTCTGAAAAATTAAAAGGTTTATGTATTTTATTTTGCATAAACCTTTTTTTATGCTTTACACTTTCATTTATTTTCATTAGATTTAGGATATATAAAATAATAGATGTTTTAAACAAGAAATATGAAGATAGTTTCAAAAGAAATTAAAAGAGATGGTTCACAATCAATAATATATCTGATTGATGAAAATGGTAACCCACTTAAGGGTGAGATTGTATCAGAAGGAGAAAAGTCAGAGTTAATTAATAATTTACTTAGTGAACACTTCACACCAGAAGACTGGGTGAATAATAAAAATAATCTACTAAATAATGTAGAGGAAATAACATATGAAGAATATATAAATCAATAAATTATGAAAAAAGAAATAAATGAAGGACATCCTTTACTCATTGTATTTTATCTCGACAGAGAAATGATGAGTAACCCAGATATAATACAACCATTCGCTGAATCAGTTAATCAAGCAATAACACAAAGAGAAGCTAATGCAATGGCATTCTTCATACCGACAGATGGTGAAGAAAGAATCGAATGTATTAACCCAATTCAAGTTGAAGAAACTGAAATGGAAAGAATAAATGGAATTATTGGGGATATTGTTAAGAATTTTGATATAGGTCAAGGTGCTGATAAAGGAAAGAACAATCCTGATTCTGAAATTGACATAGATACTCCAAGCGAAGAAGCTGACGTAGTTAAAGAAGATTAATAAAATGGGAAATGACAACAGAGAACATCAATTACTAGCACTCTTATATCGGGTAGAAGAACTTCTACTCGAATTAAGGGTGGGCGGTAAAGACTCTAAGGATTATAAGAACTTAATTATTATAATTAATAATCTTGAGAATCATATTCAAAATAATCAAGATATATTATAATATGGGTAAGTTATTAGGGGATGTTTGGTTTGTTTACATTGTTAAATGTTCAGATGATTCACTATATACTGGGATAGCTAAGAACGTAGATAAACGAATTGAGAAACATAATAATGGTACTGGGTCAAAGTACTGCCATAGTAGGGGACCCGTGGTCTTAGAATGCTTTAAAATAGTATTCAGTAGGTCTGAAGCGTTGAGGTTAGAACTTAAGGTTAAAAAGAAGAGTAAAAATAAAAAGGTAGAATTTTTAATGAATTACAGTTAAAATAAAAAAAATTATAAGAAAAATAGTTTTTAGCGGAATACCTACATATTTATATAAGCTTAGGTAGTATAACTATTTAATAGTTTTTTTTATTAGTATAATCATTGAAAAGTTTTTTTTATAAATCTTATGATTATGATTTTTTATATAAAAAACGAAGTAACACCAGAAGTTAATTTTGATAAACATTCCAGAACACTTAATATTACAGGTATCTCATACCCAGAATACCCAAGAATATTTTTCGATAAATTATTAATATTAATACATGATTTACAAAAAATTAATAATGAACACTTTGATTTCAAGATACAACTAGATTATCTCAACGCATCTTCAGTAAAAACATTATATAATATATTTAAGGAAATAATTCTTAAAAGTAAAATTATTTGGTTACATGACGAAGAAGATGAATATATAAAAGAGCTTGGGTTGATATTTCAAACGTTATTAGGTGAAAATTTTAAAGTAGAATTGTTTGTTAGGGGTGAGTCGAAGTCCTAGTTATCCTTCTTAATGAATCTATTATAATAACCACATAATGGTTATAAATTAGTATGATGGTTCAGTCTTATCATATCTTCCTCAGTTTTGGACGAGGAAGGGGTATTTTATGGTCTAGTCGATGTCCTTCTAATCTTTGTCATTAACCATCCAGTCTTTTCTTGAATTATTTCATACATCCTACTAACTGTACTCGGACTAGCGGTACCCATAAAGATAACACTTTTTATTTTATGTTTCTTACAAGCCTTATGTAGTGCATGGTGAAGTCTTTGAGCATCCTTCTTACACTTACAAATAACCATTTCAAATTGGTCTTCATTATGAAGTATTAATTTATTATGTACTACAATCATTTGTTTTACCATCTTCTTTTGGTAAGCACCCTCCATCATTGGTTTAACGATATCGTGAATTGTTACTCTATCTACTTTTGGGTCTTTTGGCCACATCCAGAAGGTCTCTTCCTTTTGGTATTCATGGTCATTTAAAATAGTCCAATCCCCTAATGGCTTTTCTATATAGGTTCTACCTAACTTATCCCTAAGAGCTCTAAATTCATCCCCCTCTTCAGTATCTTTGATAACTAGTATTTTATATTTAACTGGTTTAATACCATTATTATTAACATATTGTTTGGGGAACACAACTTCCTTATTATTATCAATCAATAACCTATAATTAATAAAAGAAGTCTCTTTAGTCATACACCTATGTAGTGTTTTTTGATATTTTCCGTTCTTTGTTACAATTACCCTGTACATATTCAATAAATATACTTATATTTATTTTAAATTAAACACTATGTATGAAGAGAATCCAACACCACTTAGAGAATTAAAAGATGGTGATAGATTTATAACAAAATCTGGTTCGGAATTAATCTATAATTATGCTATAGATGATGATAGACATAATATAGGTATAATAAATGGAAGTTCTTGGGATGTACCTAATGGGAACTACCCAAGTTTTAAATACAAAGGAAATGAGTAAAAGGGATTACTATAAAGTTTTAGGTCTTGATAAATCAGCTAGTGATAGTGAGGTTAAGAAAGCCTATAGAAAGATGGCTATTAAATATCATCCAGATAAGAATCCAGATGATAAAGAATCAGAAAATAAGTTTAAAGAAGCTGCTGAAGCATATGAAACTTTATCTAACAAAGAGAAGAGAGAAGTATATGATGCGTATGGTCATAATGGTCCAGGTAACCAAGGTCACCAAGGTGGTCAAAATATGAATGACATATTCAGTTCTATGTTTGGTGGTAGAGACCCATTTAATAGACAAAGAGAAAGACAAAGAAAGGGACAAGATTTAATACTTAATATTAGAATTAGTCTTGAAGATATATTTAATGGCTCAACTAAGAAATTTAAATATAAAAGAAATACACCTTGTGGTACCTGTGATGGTGCTGGCGGTAAAAATGAACGAAATTGCCCAACCTGTCAAGGTAGAGGTCACGTTATAACCCACATCAATACCCAAATGGGTGTTATGCAACAAATGACCGAATGTGGTAATTGTAAAAGTATTGGTAAGATTGTAGATGATGTATGTAATACTTGTAATGGTCATGGTGTTAATCTAAAGGAAGAAGTTATTGAAGTTAAAACACCACATGGGGTTAGTGATTCAGACACCTTACAATACGTAGGGATGGGTCATGGAATTAAGAGTGGTCCATCTGGTAACTTATTAATTAGACTTACAACCACAAACCATAAAGACTTTATTAGAAATGGTTATGACTTAAGATACACACTTAAATCATCTTACCATCAATTAGTATTAGGTGATAAGATAGAGGTACCAACAATTGAAGGTAGAAATATAAAAATTACTATACCAGAATATAGTAAAATAGGTGATGCACTTAGGATAACCAATAAGGGGTTAAAACATAAAAAAAGTCAAAAAAGGGGTGATATGATAATTATTTTAGATATAGAAATGCCAACAAAATTAAGTGATGTAGAGAGAGAGACTATAGAAAAATTAAAAAAAATAGGTGAAGGGGTTGAAACTTTGGAAAATGAATAATATATTTGGGTAATTAAAACAACAAAATGAGTAAAGAAAATACGGCATCAACAGGAATAGGATTAGGTGGATTATTATTCATCGTATTCTTAATCCTTAAGTTAGCTGAAATTGGTCAAGTATCTGATTGGTCATGGTGGTGGGTTACATCTCCATTATGGTTACCAGTAGCATTAGTTTTAGGTATGTTTGGTATTGTCTTTATATTTTTGGGGCTAGTAATGATTTTCGAAGAGTAAATTAATAAACATAAATAAATAAATAAAAAGAAGTATGGCAAATTTTGAAGTACCTTACCCAGACACCGCAAAGATTTTTGAAGGTGCAATCGCTAAAGTTAATCTTGATAGAGTTATCAATATTGAGCTTTTAGCTGACGTTAAATCTAAAGATGTTTATAAAATCGTTAAAGCTAACGAGATTACAAAGTACGCAACTAAGAACGATGTCTATATAATAATCAATGACACAATCTTTGATGGACTAGAAGAGTGGCAACAACTTATTATTGCTGAGGAAGCAATTACATGTATTATATTTAATGATGAGAAAGATAAGGTAGAAATTAAAAAGGGTGATGTAGGTATCACTAAGGTAGGTGCATTTTCTGGAATCCTTTCTAAATATGGTGCTGAAAGATATGAAGCAATTCAAGAAAGTGTTAAAACACTTTATAATGTTGAACAAGAAGAAGCTGAAGTATAATGACTATTGAGGAAGTATCAGAATACAACGAAGAAGCATTAATCTGTGATGGCTTAGATGAAGCCATTATAGGTGTTGCTGAAAGGATAAACCTTGGACCCGTTGCTGCGTATAGTGTGGAAAAGATATTAGATATCTTAATTCCACAAATGGAACTTGACGAAGAAGACTTAAAGTTACCTATAGAAGAGCAAGAGAGTGTTTTATATGGAATGGCTATGGAACACTTTGAATATAATATTAAAGGAGCATGGATGGGAGAATTTACCCCAGTGTTTATATATACAAATTAAGATATGATAGATTTTTATAATGAATTTCAGAACTATGCTACAAAGCACATGGGAATTAGTTCAGTCCAGTTTCATTACTGGGAGACACTACAAGCTAGTTTATATAATAACGTACAAGTAAGTGGACAAGTAAGTGGACAAGTAAGTGGTAGTATGACACCATATATCTTAGAAGAAAGAGAAATGAGGGTAACCCAAATGGATATATTTTCTAGACTTATGATGGACAGGATTCTTTGGGTTGCTGGACCAGTTAATGACCAAATGAGTACTGTTGTGGCAGCACAATTAATGTTTTTAGATAACATGGAACCAGGAAAACTTATTACTATGCACGTTGATTCCCCAGGTGGTTCAGTTAAGTCTGGGTTAAGTATGGTGGATGTTATGAACTACGTATCATGTGATATATCAACTATTAATACTGGTATGGCCGCATCAATGGGTTCAATACTATTAGGAGCTGGAACAAAGGGCATGAGATATTCTTTACCTAATTCAAAGGTAATGTTACATCAAGTATCTTCTGGAGCTCAAGGACATGTTGAAGACATGAAGATTAGTATTTCTGAAGCTGATAAGTACAATCAAAAACTGTTTAAGATGCTTGGTGAGTATTGCGGTAAAAGTAAGAAGCAAGTTCTTTTAGATTGTACTAGAGATAATTGGTTAGGAGCAGAAGAAGCTCTTGAGTATGGTATTATCGATGGTATTGTAAAGACAAAGAAATAAAACTAAATAACCTCTTGACTATTATTTAGTTTTAATTATATTTATTATTAAGCGTTACTTCATTAAAAATAACAATGCTTATGGAAACAATAATAGTATCAGTGTTGTCAACACTAGGTGCAGTTGCTTTAGTCTCGACTATTGTGGTTGCGTTTATAAAACTGACAAAAAAAGTTGATGTTACTATTTTCGATAGAGAAATAGAAAACATTTATAATGAAGTAAATAAGAGGTTTGATAATTTGAATCGTGATTTAGAACATAATGTCACGGAAATATATCAACAAATTAATGAAGAAAATGAAGAAATAAAACGATTCATTGATTCTAGGTGTGATAAGTTAGACACTAAAATAAAAGACTTAAATAACAATAAGGTATCAAACAGTAAGCAATTACTGACTGATTAAATAATAAAATAAAAAAAAGAAGTAACGCATAAAAAGAGGATTTCTAATGATTTCCTCTTTTTTTATTTAAAAAACTTGACAATTAAGTAAAGTTTATGTATATTTGGATATATATTAATAATAAGTTCTTTAAAATATGGGAATGCCTGGCTATTGACTGTTTATAGTCGTGATTAGTAAGCATACAGTGTTAGATTGGAAACACTTAAATCATCTATCACCAAGTTTAAATGACAACGAGTTTGACATTGACGAAAACTTCCTTAATACTGCTTCTGTAGAAGTAAGTGAAGGAGAGGTAGCATTTGCCTAACGAATAATGCGATGGTGGTAATCCACCGACAGCTCTTTGACATAGAGTTAAATAAATGTTCAGAAGAATAGTTATCAGTAAACCGAACTGCAATAAGGGAACTGTTAAACTTTGCTAGAATTAGAAACTAGATAAGTATGTAGAAAGCTCTTTATGAGTAAGCAAGACGTGAGTTCGAATCTCACCATTTCCAGACTACCGAAATTAACTCACTTGCACGTAGTGGTAGTTGCACACCAGAAATGGTGACTAGGAAGTTAATAAAAAATGTGGAGACTAGGGTCTTTTCGTGGAGATGGAATTACAGAGCATTGGAAATAAGGTGAATCTCACCATTTCTACTTGACTTTTTTGTACTTTTGTACGGAAAATAAAACAACAATTAAAAAAAGCTTCCAATTCGGAGGCTTTTTTTATTTTATTACTTGACAAATTAAAATATAAGTAGTATATTTGTGCTATAATAAAAAATTAAAAAAAAATTAATATGTCAGTAGTAACAGAAAAAAGTAAAGTAAAAGTACATTACACAGGTAGATTTCCAGATGGTGAGATTTTCGATTCTTCAAAAGCAGTTGAGGGTAATGACCAATATTCAGATAAAGACCCATTAGATGTTGAATTAGGAAAGGGGTTGCTTATCCCAGGTTTTGAAAAAGGATTACAAGGTATGAAAGAAGGTGATACAAAAACAATTACCATTTCTTCTGAAGATGCGTATGGTCCAATTCAAGAAGACCGCCTACAAGAAGTTGAAAAGTCGTTTGTACCAGATACGGTAAAAGAAGGTGAGATGCTTCAATCACAATCAGAAGAAGGGCCTATGACCGTTACGGTTAAAGAAGTAAAAGAAAAAACAGTTGTATTGGATGCTAACCACCCACTAGCTGGTAAGGATTTAGTTTTTGAATTGGAAGTAGTAGCCATTTCATAAACTATTGTTTAGTTAAGTTTTATCAAAAAACCCACTTAATAGTGGGTTTTTTTAGTTATGGGTATATATTTATAATAAACGATTTTAATTATGAAAAATAATAAAATACTTACAGAGTCTGAAAAGAAAGAAATATTAAACAATAAAGAACAATTAATAATTGAAAGCTTTAGAGAACAATTCAATAAGATTAAGCGAATTAATGAAAACGAACTTAAGGAGGAAGATGGTGCTAACGCAAAGTACATCTTGGACCAAGTAAAGAATTTTGTTGATGATACTTCAGCTATTGCCTCTGGTTGGTACATTTCAAACGGGATGAAACCAGAGGAAGATTGGCTAAATCAAATAAACTATACGAAAGGTGAAGTTATGCGTAAGGTTAATTCACAAAGGGGTGATTCTTTAGAAGAAAAATTAAAAGGATTTTTTGAACAAAGTAAATCACACTTTGGGTTAGAAGAACCACCATATGGTTCTAAATCTTCAGATTTTCGAACGGTAATGAAAAAAATGAGAGATAAAAATGGAATTATTAACGCAACTAGAGTAGACGCTCACGAAGCATTTAAAGTGGGTGATAAATACAGTACCCAAGTTTCTAATATAATTTTTAGTGTTTCTGGAATGAAACCATTTGATTTTATGTCATTAATGTTTAAAGGATGATAATTGTAATTTTTCGATTTATATAGATATTTATATATAAAACTTATATACTATGAATAAATTTATTAAAGACATCTTCACAGAAGATAAAAATGACGGCAAATACTCATCTAAGAAAACAATGGGTATTATTGGTACGATGTTAGCGTTTGGGGCGTTTGTTGTGGACGGATTCCATTGGTACGAGATTAATATTGATATGTTTAACGCAATGCTAATTTTCTCTGGTACTATGTTAGGCGCATCAATTGTTAAGGCATTTGGTAAAGGAACACCAAAGGTTTAATATTAAATAATTAACTAACAAAAAAAAAAAGGTCAACATATGTTGACCTTTTTTTTGTTTACTTACTAGTCGTTGTAGTGTTAGTATTAGTTGGCTTTATCTTTTTTTTACATCCACATCCCATGATTCAAAGTTTTATTTTAATTGTTATCTTATATAAATAAATATAAAAAAATATTAAAATAAACACTTATTAGTTTTTTTTTTTAATATAATTCACTATATTTATATATATGGGTATAGCAATAACAAATAATTATATACCATAACATTAAAAAAGTAATATGAAAAAAATAAAAGAATTTTTAAGTCCAGTTAAAGGTGGACATTATGATGGGTTACAATTTGGTAAATGGTTTATGGATATGAGTAGAGCTGGATTGATATCAATATTCAGTATAATCATGTTAACACTAGGTGAATTTTCACCGATTGAAGAGTGGGACCCAGAGTGGGGTTTTTGGGGCGCTGAAGTATTTTTAGGTTTAATCCTAATACTCATTATTTTTAAAACGCTACAACACTGGAGTGATTTAAAAAAACACACAAGTAGGTAATGGTTTGGTTAATATTTAGTTTTATATTTCTAATACTAGCATCAATATGTAACGCTATAATGGATACGTCAGTACACCATTACGATTCATCAATCTTCACTAATTATAATATGCTTTGGTGGGATGGTGAGATATCATGGAAGAATAAGTATGTGGATGGTGATACAGAGAAAGGAAGAGTTAAGTGGTTTTTTGGTATTAATAAACCAGTTCAGTTAACGGATGCGTTTCATTTCTTTAAGATGTTTATGATTATATTCATTTGTCTTGCTATTGTTTGTGGTGTTTTTGGTGTTATAGAACATCAATGGTACACATTTTTATCACTATTTATTGGTTACGGAATCACCTGGAATGTAGTTTTCTCAAGGTTTTATGATAAAATTTTAATAAATTAATAAAAATACTTGACAATTAAGTAAAATAGTAGTATATTTAGATATAATTAATTATAAAGAAAGGGTTCAGCAATTCATAGAACTAAAAAGTAAAAAAAACCTTTCTGATAGTTATGTTAAATTATCTTATACATGGGTCGGTCATCCACCAATGATAGAAAGTTAAGTCTTTCCCGACCCACCAGGGGGATTAGCTCAGATGGCTAGAGCGCTTGCCTTGCACGTAAGAGGTCAACGGTTCGACTCCGTTATTCTCCACCATAGTTTTTTGTTGGGGATTTATTAATCTCCGTTTAAATTTTAAAAATCCTTACTTCGGTAGGGATTTTCTTGTTAAAACTTATTATATATTAAAATTTATATAGTATATTTGTTAAAAATTATAATATATGAAAAATAGGGTTATAGGTATATCGGGTAAAATCGGTTCAGGTAAAGACACCTTTGCTGAATTATTAGCTGAACAGTTAAATGGTAAAGTAGAAAGATATGCGTTAGCTGATAAATTAAGATTAATTACTGAAATAATTAGTGGTATACGTATGACCACAACTCACGAAGTTAATAAACCATTTTGTAATGAGATTCGTAATTACACCCAAGACCAAAAAAATATAGTTATTAAAGAGTTTAATAAAACTATTGGTGAAACATTACAATTAGTTGGTACTGATTTATTCAGAGATAATTACGATACCGACATTTGGGTTAAGTCGTTCTTCAATGAAGAATTAGATGGTAAGTTAAATGATGGTAAAATTATTGTGGTACCAGATGTTAGATTTGTTAATGAAGCTAACTATATTTTACAAGAAGGTGGTTATTTAATTAGATTAGAAGGTGACCCAATGAGTGTTAGGGAAAATAGTTTACGTGATTTAAACCATATCTCCGAAACTGATTTAGATGATTACACTAATTTTAGTAAAGTTATCTATAATGATAAAAGAGATATTCAAGTATTAAAAAAAGTTATAAATGATTTAATTATTGAATTATCTTTAGATGCAAGATAGGGGTTAGATTGGTGAGTGTATAAAAGAGGGTTTTTTATTTATAGTTAGATATTTATATTATATGACAAAGAATGATATTAAACATTTTCTTAATGAGGATGTCCAAAATATATTTGAATCTTCTTACGTTTCAAACGTTTTAGGGATAACTACAACCCTAAATGAAAGTTATGGTGTCTTAGATAAAAGACTAATTATTGAAGAACAATTACTATTAGAAGGTTGGTGGGATGACCTTAAAAATTTACCTGGTAAATTAAAAGAAATTTTTAGTGTATTAAAAAAAGTAGTTACAGAACCAAAATATATAAATAAATGGGTTACAGGTATTAAATGGAGTATATTCGATGGGGATAGTGATAAAATTATAAAATTTCTAGAAGAATTATCTAGTTCTTCTGAAAATAAATTAAGTGGGTTAGCTAAACAATTATTAAATAAATTAAAAGGTTTTTTCGATAAGATTTTATCAATGTCTGGGTGGAAATTAGGTATTGGCATTACTGCTCTAGGTTTAATGGTACAATGGTTATGGAAAAAATTTGGTAAGATGATTACTAGTGGTATTAAAAATTTGAATGGTAAAGCAATAAAAGAACTATTAACTAGTCTTGGTCAAGAAGCAACAAAATCAATAGGGTCAATGTTAATTTCGTTTAGTGGTATTGGTGCCTTAGTTAATTGGGCTATTAAAGCATTTGGGGGGGCTAAATTCATAATAGATAAGTTAAGTCCAGCTGTAGATGGATTTAATGACCATGACAATACTATCTACACCAAAAAACATGAAAACGTGAACATAGTTAAAACATTACTTAAAGAGAACCTTCACGTTGAGAGTTCTCTTAACGAGTTAAAAGACGAATTAGACTTCTCATCTTTTAAGATGAACCCAACACTAAATCCATATGTGTGGAAAAATGTAGAATTAATTAGGAAACCAATAAAAGATGTTCTTATTAAGATTGCTGATGAATATTGGGAGTCATTGGAATTAGGTTTTCCTTATAAAGACATTACAATGACTGGTTCATTAGCCAATTTCAATTGGTCTAAGTATTCTGATTTAGATTTACATATTATTTTTGATATGGATGAACTTGGGGAAGATGCTGAACTAATAAAATCATTATTAGATGTTAGTACTAGAAAATGGAACTATGACCACAATATATCCATAAAAGGATTTGATGTTGAAATATATCTCCAACCAGAACACATAACTCACTATTCAACTGCCGTTTATTCACTTATTAACGATGAATGGATTGTTGAACCAACAAAACAAACAGTAAGACTTGATAAGGATAGTATTAGAAAGAAATATAAGACTTATGTTAAGACTGTAGAGGACATTAAGAAATTAGAAAGTAATGAAGAGAAGATTAGTAGACTTGATAAACTAAAGGATAGGATTAGTAAGATGAGGAAATCTGGTCTTGAAGCTAATGGTGAATTCTCAGTTGAGAACATTGTTTTCAAATTACTTAGAAGAAACGAAATAATAGAAACTATTAACGATATACTTACAAAAGCCTATGATGATTCAGTTAGTATTGACGAGAAATACAAATGAAAGAAAGAATAAGAATATTATTAAAAGAATCTACTAAAAAAGATAAAATTAAATATCAAATTAGATACGTAGATGGACCATTATTCTATAAAAAGAATAAAGATAAATGGCAGTTTATAACTGCTGAAGAGTTTATTGATAATGTTTGTGATGGTGAGATAATTAAGTGGGATAAAAAATAATACACAATGAAACTAACCAACCTATACGAAGAGATTACGGAAAAATTATATTTTAATGAAGCAAGTGATGGTGGTAGAATGATATTTATCCTCATGAATGATAGAACAAGTGTTGGTTATATTAATATTGATTATATACCTAATGGTTATGATAAGTTTGAAGAGTATATGGGTGAGGATGAGTACTTACATTTATTTAGAGGTGATAGCTTTTACGAAATAGAACATATTGAAGTAGATAAGAAATATGGTAATGAGGGTTATGGTGGTAAGCTTATGGAAAAGGCTATTGAAGCTGTAAGGAGCAAGGGCGGTAAAGCAATATACTTAAACGCCTCACCAATAAAACATGAATCTTTAGACTTAGATACACTTATTAATTTTTACGGTAAGTTTGGGTTTAAAATAATACCCGACATTGATGATGGCAATAATGATAATAAGGAAATGATGCTTAGGTTATGAATATAAAGAAATTATTAAAAGAATCGTTAATTAGTGTTTACAACAATGAAGTATTAAATAATAACGCTATTAATGAAGCTGATGGTCACGAAGACTCTAAATCTACTTGTGTTACACCACAAGCGTTAGCGGATGACATGACTAAAGAATTGTTAAGGATTAATACTGCGGCTAAAGATAGAACTAGTAGAGGTACTAAAGATGTTATATATCACAGGAAACAAATCCAAGCAGTAATAAATAAAGAAGGTGGTCTTGATGTTGATGGATTTAAGAAGTTAATCACGACACCACCTAAAGTTATTTTCGACAAGAATCCTAAGATGGAAAAGAGTGATAAGGGTAAATCACAATATACAGTTAACACTGGACTACCAGCAATATCTGGTATTGTATGGGATAAGTCTGATAGTACATTTAAACATGTTAACACTTGCCCTGGTGCTGGCTCTTGTCAATTAGTATGTTATGCTAGAAAAGGTTTCTACGGAATGAATGATGGTAAAATACTTAAACTAATTAGAAGACTTAATCTATTATGGAACGACACTGAAGAATATTATAATATGATAATGGATGAATTAGAACCATTAGCTGTTAAGTTAAAAAGGCAAGGTAGAAGAAGCGGTGAAGTAGACCAGTTAGTTATTAGATGGAATGATGCTGGTGATTTCTTTAGTGAAGATTATTTTAAAATAGCGCAGAGAGTGACGGCTGACTTATTAGAAGATGGTTATGATGTTAAGTCCTATGCTTATACTAAACAAGCTAAGTTCGTTGATTTAGCTAGTGAGAAGTTTATTATGAATTTTTCTAAAGGTTCGGCACCAGCTGAATTAAGAAAGGTGGATATTGATAATGTAAAATACTCCGATATAGTTCAAAGAGTAGATACTGAAGGTAACCCAATGTTTAAAGATTTATTCGCTAAAGGTGTTGACCCAGAAACTGGTGGTAGAAAGAAATATGATATAAACCCAGAAACTGGTTTACCTAATTTTATAGATGGTGGTGCTAAAGAACTTAAGATGAGAATATCTAAAGAATACGGTGTACCATTTGAAAGACTCAGATACCAATTCGAATTACCACCCGAAGAAGGTGAAAAGTTTCAATACGATGTTATAGTACTACCAACTGGTGATACAGACATAGGGGCTCAAAGACATGATGTTCAAAAAACATATTTATTAATCCATTAATTTGGATAATTGAAAAAATAGTTATATATTTGTAAAATGAAAGATTTTATCAGAAATAAAGTAAGGAAAGGTTTAATCAACGAAAATAGAGTTAAAGTGGATATTCCAATCCCAGAAAACATTATAAAGATTAAAGATATCTTTATTAAGAACGGACACAAACTATTTGTCGTTGGTGGTGCGGTTAGAGACGCTTTATTAGGTAAGACTCCAAAGGATTGGGATTTAGCAACTGATGCATTACCAGACAAGGTAGAATCAATGATGGCAAAAGCTGATTTAAGAACAATCCCAACTGGAAAAGCTTTTGGTGTAATCAACGTATTCGTTGACGAAGAAGAATTTGAAATCGCAACTTTTAGAACCGATGTGGGTAGCGGTAGAAGACCAGATTCAGTAGAGTTTACAGATATAGAAACTGACGTTAAAAGGCGTGACCTTACGGTCAATGCACTTTTCTTTGACATAGACACCAAAGAGGTTGTTGACCTTGTGGGTGGTATTGACGATATTAAGAATGGTGTTATTAGAACTGTTGGTAAACCAGAAGAAAGATTTGGAGAGGATAGACTTAGAATTCTTAGAGCAATTAGATTTGCTGCTAGATTCGGAAGTGAATTAGAGCCAGATGTAGAAGCTGCCCTTAAGAACGATTCTAGTCTTGAAGGTATATCACCAGAAAGAATCAGAGATGAATTCCTTAAGGGTCTTAAAACAGCTAAGAGAGTAAGACACTTCTTATCATTAATAGATAAGTTTGGATTATTCGATTGGGTATTCAGAGGTCTTAATATAGATAAGGACTTCATTGAAGATAAAGACCCAATGGTTGTTATTGCAACACTATTAAAGAGTAATCATTTCACCGATTTACCAAAAGCACTTAATAAGTTAAAATATAGTGCTGATGAAACTAATATTATTACTTTCTTAGTGTCATTACTTGAATTCAATAAGGTTGGTGCGGATGATGTATCTAGTTTAGGTGTTAAGTTAAATAAGATGATGAAGAAAACTAAAGTTACTTCAGACCAAATCAGAAACTTCGGTGGTAGAGCTGGTATCATGACTCAAATACTTGACGCATTAGAACAATTTGAATTAAGCGTTTCTGGACAACAAGTTCAAGATGAAACTGGACTTAAGCCAGGTATCGAACTTGGACAAGAAATACAAAGAAGAGAAGTAGCTAACTTCAATAGTTTACTTAGTTAGCTTAACCTTAAATTTATTTAACGTATATTTAAAAAACTAACAGACAATAAAAGCACATTTAGGTGTTTTTTTTGTTTATACTAGATATTTATATATAAATTAATCCATTATGCGAAGGTTTGATAAGAAAAAGAATATAAGTAAAGTTAATTTATTAGCTGAACAAAGGCACCTCAATAGTAAGGGGTTAATAAAAGAGGGCATAAATGAATTAGATATTGACACATACGCCAAACAACTAGATAATACTGGTGACTATGGCCAAACAACATTCTCAAGCAACGAACCAAACAAGTACGATAACCCAAGACAAAAGGGTAATAAACAAAAGAGAGTTAATCGTTTATCAAGAGAAGGTTTTGAAAAAGAATTTTATAAAGCATACCCAGTAGACGTTACTAAATTAGTTTCTGAGACTGGTACATATTTTTTTAAGAATATTAAGTGGGAATCAAACTACTCAAGTTATTCATTACAATTTATTAGTGAAAGTGGTGAAAGTCATCTATATATTAAATCGGATACATCTTCACCAAAAGGTTATTATATTGAATTCAATAAGAAACCAAACCTTTCTCCAGGTGCTGAAGAATTAATCAGAAAAATGTTTTCACACAATATGAATTACAGAAACAAGTCCTCAGATAGTTTAGTTAAAGAGGAAGAGTATGATTTCATAAGAGACTTTAAAGCGACACATGGTAGAAATCCAAGTTCATCTGAACTTAGACGTGGTAGTATGGATATAAACAAGGGTATGGAAAACCCACTACCAACACCTCAAGACACCCAGGATGTTATTAAACTACCTAATAAAGAACTAATTGCTAAAACAATTAATCAACCATATAGATTTAAATTTGAATACTTAAATGATGAAGAGCAACAACTTTATAATGAATTTAAGGAACAAGTTAATATGATAACTAAAGCTTTGATTAAAAACGGGTTGTTTAGTGAAGAATCTTATACAGATGGTATGTTAAATTCTTTCAATAAAGGTAAGTTAAAACATAACCAAACTATAAGAAAATTTATTGACCAATTTAAAGAAAAGGTTAACCTTTTTGTATATAAAGAATATTGGGGTAATTTCTATTAATATATAAAATACGATAAGAACGAATTAATAAAAATAAGTAATACTCCGAATATTGTTGGAGGTAAAAAAATAAGTTATGAGAAAATCAGATAAGAAAAAAAACATGGGCAAGGCTAATCTATTAGCTGAAACAAGATACCTTGAATCAAAAGGTATATTAAATGAAGATAGAAAAGAAAATATGGGGAGTAGATTTAGTGGTAATATGAATGAACACCAGTATTTGAATAGTTGGATAGACTCAGCATTAGAATTGGAAATCGACCCTAATGACATGAACGCCAAACAGGATTATGTATTAAATTTCCGAATCCAAAATGACAGCCTTGGTAAGGTGGATAAAAATAGTGATTATTATAGAGATTTACTAAAGAAAGTAACAGAGTTAAAAGAAAAAGGTCATCAACTCTGGCCTGGTCAATTGGATTTTATGCCAGAGGTATTGGAAGAAAGTTCAGCAGTAGATTATGAAAAGGTAGAATCAAATATTAATACTAATAATCTTAATTTTACTTATAAGTACGATGCTGCTGAAGGGCCTACTGAATCAGAGTATATTACTGGTCCGATTAAAGTTGAGTTCGTTAAGGGTATGGGTTCAAACCTAATAATGGCTGAAATTCCATTATTTAATTTCGAAACCCGCAAAAAAGGCGGCTCAAGATTAAGATACATGTTTAACAATAAAGACAAAGAAAGTAGCTTGAGTTTTAATTATAGAGGTAATCGTTGGGAAAACTTCTTTGATGTAATTGACACTCAATATCATTCAAGTTTTGAGAAAGTTAAAAAAGAGTTAGATGATATGGCTCATGGCGACAGAGGGTGGAATACAAATGAAGATGTAAGACCTTTGGTTACAGAAGATTCTGGTGGTGAATTAGACTTATTTAATCCACCTAATTGGCATAGTTTAGCTAGTTCAGTTTTTGATTCTCGTATCCCACAATTCAACTCCCAAAAAACTAACAGTAAAGCAATGGCTAATGATAATAAGGTACTATTTCTATATAGAGTTTTAACAGAAGAACAACTTGGCCAGAGTATGGGTTATATAAGTCTTGATTATGGGCATAGTAGTTATGAAATATGGACCAACAACGAACCATTCATGGCTAAATATTTAAAAAGAAACGGTAAAGACCCAGATGCTTATTCATTTATAAACTCGAATGGTGAATACAGTGGTACTGAACCTAAAAACTAAAATATTACGAAAATATTTTACAATAAAAATAACTAAACAATAACAAGCTCGACTCGAAAGATTCGAGCTTTTTTATACTTTAAAATATGGATAAATTAGTTAGAAAATTAGGAATGGAAAGTATAAAGGACTTTAAAGAAAGGTTTGATGAAATTTGTGACCAGTATCAAACCAAAGCAATTTCACAAGGCTATGATGGGGACTTAATCTTCAAAAAAGAAAAAGGTAAGATGGTTGTATTTGTAACTGTCGAATCTAAAAACGGTGCGTTAAAATAATTATTTTACTATGTTTCGATATATTTATATAATATGAAAGGGTTTATAAAAAAATTACTTAGAGAGGGATTAAATGAAGCTAATTTCGGTGAACATTCTGTTGATAGATTTAAAGAACGTTTTAGTGAATTCAGTGATGAAGATATTCCACAAAGTGTAAAGCAAGGGATAATAAAAAATCTTGATACTATTGAGAGAACAGATTTCCCAATTAATAAATCATACGGTGTAATGCTTGGGTCAATCCCAGTTAATAAAGAGTCACAATACTACAAGGCTTATCTTGAAACTGTTAAGGCTGGTAATACAATGGGTAAAGGTGGTTCTTATTATAGTATTATTGGTGATAAAAAACGTATCATTAAAGATTCAACAGGTAATCAATTCTGGGTTGTGATAAGAAACAACGAAGTAACTACATTCATGCTTAGAAAAGATGTTCAAACTAATGACTCTAATTATACTATTGAGAAGTTAAGGGTTGATAGTGTTATTAAGAACTTAAAAACGTATCTTGAGAAGAAAGAACCAGCTCCACGAAGAACAGATAAGTTCAAACCACTTAAATTAAGTAATAATGAAAAGGTTAGGTACTATAAAGACCTAAATAAGTTTGAAACTCTTAAAAGTGGTGAACCAATAAATTTAGTTGATATTTTTGACTTATTACCAAATGATGAAATGATGTTAGATATATTCTCTAAAGCATCTAAAGAAGAAAAAAACGAATTAATTGATAAAATGCCAGAACATTTAGAAGATAAGGTGATGGAGTTAATGGAATCAATAGAATTACCAGTTGAAATAGGTGATACTGTCTTAATGGGTAAGTTTAAAAACAAAAAGGTTGTTGTTAAAGACATTAAATGGGATGAAGAAAAAGGTGATTTACATATCAATGGTAAACCAGCACTTAAGATGAGATTAATAAAGAAACTTGAAGATAAGTAGATATGAAATTAGTATTATGTAAGCAGTGTGATGATGTAGTAAGACTAATCCACACAAAATGGAGAAAATGTGAATGTGGTAAATCTGGTGGTCAATACAATGAAGACCTAATGAGTGCCACTATTGGTGGTGATTGTGAGGTTATTGGTATTAGGAATGATTGGGTTAAGGCTGGTAAACAAAAAAGAAAGGAAGTTGACCTAAATAAAATAATCCAAGGTGAATATTTAGGGGATGTTCAAATTCATAGAATTAAATCTGGTGATGGACCTAGATTAAAGATGGAAATTAAGAAATTCGATAATGAGTTTAATGAAATCACATTTAAAGATAAAAGAAAATATACAGTTAATTTAAAGGGTAGTAATAAATCACCAAAAACACTTAAGGTTCCAATTAATAAGGTAGGTCCAAGTTTTAAAAGTAAAGAAACTAAAAATGAAGGTATTGAAAGACTTGGTAAGATTATGTTAGAACATTTCAAATTAGGGGGTAAATAAATTGATTTATTCATTTTTTATTCGTATATTTGGATTATGAAGGAAAATATTAAAAATATACTTAGGGAAGACGTATCTAAAAACGTCTTAGGTGACCCACCATCAAGCACTAATAAGATTGCTATGCTTGTGTTGGATTCAAATTCACAAAATAAATTGATTAACGTTACAAAGGAATATATTCCAGAGGGGTGGAAGTTATATGCTCATCATATGACAATTAACTTTGGTAAAGGGTTACCAGAAGAGTTAAGGGGTGACTTGGGTACTACTAAGTCGGTTAGGGCTGTAGAGATAGGCGTAAGTGACATGGCTGTTGCTATAAGGGTTGAGGGTTATCATTCAGATAATGATATACCACATGTTACTATTGCGGTCAACCCTAATGGAGGAAAACCTGTTATGTCTAATAAGATTACAAATTGGGAAAAGTTAGAGAATTATATTAATCTTTCTGGTGTAGTATCAGAAGAAAAACTAAATTAATGGTAAAAACGGAAATAGAAACAGAAAGAAGATTTCTGTTAAAACGTGCGCCTAGAGTTAAGTGGGATTTAGTCAAAAGTATTGAGCAATATTACTTATCGGATAGGGGTGGTATCAGAACTGAAAGAATACGAAGTATTAGTGATTTGAATGTTAGTAAAAAGTTTTTTCACACTATTAAGGAACCTATCGAAGGAAGTGATATGTCTGTTCATGAAACTGAAAGAGAGATAACGGAATCAGAGTACTTAAAGTTTTGGGAAAAGAAAGATAGAATGATTACTAAGGATAGATATATTTTACTTGATGGTGATTTAAAATGGGAAGTGGATATTTTCAATAATAATCACTTAATAATTGCTGAAGTTGAATTACCTAATGAGAGTTATGATTTAAAGATTCCAGAAGAGTTAAACGATATGATTATAATGGAGATAACAGGATTAAAAGAATTTAGTAATTCGGAATTAGCATATTAAAAAAAAAATAAATAATAATGAAAGTAGGTAACGAAGAAAGACGCATGGAATTAAGTAGTAAGATATTTGATATGGGTACAGCCTTGATAAATGAAGGTGAAAGTAAGGAAGACTATATGATAAGTAATACTGGTAACATAATGATGTTAATTAGTGGGTTATTGTATGATTCGAAAGATATGGTTTTTTTTAGTGAGTTATGTGATATGTTCTCAGCTAAAAAACTATTAGATAACCAAATGGAACTTGGACCTTTAAGTGATATGGATGAAGATGAATTATATAGGATGATGTCCAACTTAAATGATGAAATTGATAAAGATTTAGGTGATGAAGATTCAGATGATGAAGATTTAGATTATGAGTAAACCTAAACTAATAAAAGAGTACAAAGAATCAAAGCCAAAGGAAATATGGATTGATGGGGTACTATCTAATTTTACATACGGATTATTAGGTTCTATGGTAATTGTAGCTATAACGTCTAGGGTAGATATAGCGGTTCTACTATCATACTTAACGTATTATTTTTACCTAGGTAAGGTAATTAATCGACCTAAATATGTGACATCATTAGGAAAGTTCATAGTATTTCCAATACCAACAGCAATTGGGGCGTTTACTGGGTATAAGTTAGCACCCCTATTAATTGATTTAATAGGTAGGATGTGAAAAATAAATATGAAATTATTTGCTTGTTTCATTTTTATTTCGTATATTTGTATTTGATATATAAAATATATGAAAAAGTTTCGAAAAATAAATTATTATAATGTTGTAGGTAATGGAAGAGATATTAGAAAATAAATATTATTCTTCATTAGTTGTTTTGATAAGTCAAATAGTTTTCTTATATCTAAGAACTCTTAATGTGATTTATACAGCAGACAAGAAAATAATACCAGCAATAATAACTCAGAATGGCGTTGGATTAATGTGGCTTATATCAATATCAATTGGTATAAAGTCAATAATGGGTGGTGATACATTACCAATTATAATGTATTTAATCGGTGGTTCATTAGGAACATACTGGGGAATGAAAAAAGAATCTAAAAATAAAAAAAATAATTAAAGTAAAAACACTTGCATCTTAAATATAAAGGATGTATATTTGCAGTATAAATAAATAAATAATATAAAAATAAAGATTATGATTTACACGTTTGAAGGAACAATCAAAGAAATTTTTGACACTATTACATTTGATAGTGGGTTTAGTAAAAGAGAAATTGTTTTAACATCGGATGAGCAATATCCACAAGATGTTAAATTCGAATTCATTAAAGAAGCTTCATCTTCTTTAGATGCGTTTACAACTGGTGAAGCTGCGAAGATTTCATTTGCACTTAGAGGTAACGAATACAACGGAAAGTATTTTGTAAACTTAAAAGGTATTAGCATTGCTAAGATGAGTGGAACACCGACTGCATCAGTCCCAACTCCAGCACCAGCCGTAGTAACGGAACCAACTGGTGGGGGTACTGAAACAGATGACTTACCGTTTTAATAGGTAACCAATAAATTAGCAATTCACGTAAAAGGTCTTGCTAATTCAATTTTAAAAAATAAAAGATGGGAATACAAAAGAATTCAAATAGAGTGTTTAGACTTAAACATGGAAAAGAAACAATGGTGCCTGGGGTATCAGATGTGTTATCTCTTAAAGATGGTGAAGAATTCCATATCGTTGCCGATATGATGTATATGAGTGGATTCCCATTACCACCTGGTTTACAGAAACCAATTATGGATTGGGTATTAGGTAATCCAATTTTATTCGTTGAGGATACCAGAAACTTTTAATGAGGTCTGATTTCATATTTCGTAGTGGAAAATATAAAGGCAAGACATATAGATGGGTTATTGTCCATAACCCTAAATATATTGCTTGGATAAAGGAGAATAAACCACAAATGCTTGTAGATAAACTGAAACCTAAAAAAGAGGTCAAGGTTACCAATCTAAAAGAAGATGATGGTAAATTCAAGATGCCCTTAAATCTGAATTTCGATAATGAGCCACCACATGAACAATGTATTCCTTATATGCTTGACCACCCAGAACAGTATGTTGAACAATTAATGGAATTTGAGAAACACCATAAGACTAGGTTTAGACTTATTAAAAAAGAATGTGGAAAATGAAAGAAATTGATAAATGTACACCATATTACTGGTGTTCAGAGGCTAATATTAGAATATTAGACCTGGAAGAATTAGAAGAAAAATGGTATTTTACGCACACAGTTACTAAAGATGAATTTTCTTCTTGGTTATTAGGAAAGAAAGTAAAACCTAATTCAATGCCCAGAAAGACATCACCTTATTTAGAGTATAGAATGTATGGTCTTGTACCTTACAATATTAGCTCCATACAAGGTGCTATTCAGTATGGTCACGCATTACAAGAATACAACAATTTAATGTTTGACGCTATTGATTCTATTTTTGTTAAACCTATTGAATATGTAGGTTTTAATAAGTGGAGAAAAGAAGATAAGACCTTCATTATACTTAATGGTGGAACAACCAATGAAAATAAGGATGATAAATGGTACGGAACACTACAACAAAGTAGAGATATACTTATTGAAAAGAAAATCCTATTTGGTGAGTTCAAAGAACCAGACCTTAATAACTCATTGACCGCAATCGTATTTCTTGTTGATGAAAGAGTGTTTGATAGAGAAACATATCCAGATTATGTTGACACACCTTATGACAGATTCAAGGATGGTAAGAATGAGGAAACAATAAGGCAATGGGAAGATAATAATAATATGAATAGAGCTTTTTGGGTTGATAAGATTGGTGGTGAAACTAACGATTGGTTAAGAACTTGGTTAAAAAACTTCAGATTAGCTAATTAATTATTATATAAGTATGGGTAAAATATACCAGATATTTAAAGAATATAAATATAAATTATTATTAATGTATATGTTTATGTTAATAGTGGAAGTATCTATAGTACTTCAACCCTTCTTATTAGGTAAAAGTATTGATGATTTAATTAATGGTAATTATTTATGGTTGTTTTTACTTTCTATTTCTTATTTTACCTCAGATTTTTTTCATTATAAAAGTATGGTTTATGATACTAAAGTATATACGGAGATATATAACGATATTGTTTTAAGGTTTCTAAAGAAAACAGATGTAGATATTTCAACTAAGATAGCAAGGACTGATATGGCCAAAGACATTGTAGGTGTACTTGAAGGTTATGTTCATTATTATATATCAACCATTATAACTATTATTGGTTCAATTTGGTTTATATACTCAATTAATTACAGTGTTGGGATTTCTGTAACTATTGCTTTATTTTTTATATTAAGTGCCGTTATGATTCATTATAAAAAAATAAGACAATCTATAAAGGTTAAACATAACCATTCAGAGAATAGAGTTAAACGTTTAGAAGGCGGTTATCTTAAATCTAGACTTTTCTTTGAAAGGAAACGCAAATTAGATATATATGCATCCACTTTACAGGGTAAGAATTGGGTTCTCGTAGGTACAATAAAACACATCTTCTTGATAGTATCAATAGTATTATTAATTTTAAATTCTGAAAACATAACCATTGGTAGTGTTATTACTACATATTCATATGTTAATACTTTCTTAATGTCAATGATGTCAATACCCGTTGGGGTTGAAATGTATTCAAGAATAACTGATATATCAAAAAGATTCAATTAAATAAAAACAAAGTTTAAAATAATAACCTCTTAATAAGTTTTATATTATTATTCATATATTTGCATGGTACAAAATAAAAGACATATAGTAAAGGCTTTTACTTGGAGGATAGTAGCCTCAATAACTACATTTATAATTAGTTGGTTAGCAACTGGTAATATAGAGACAGGGTTATCAATTGGTTCTTTTGATTTCGCATTAAAGTTACTATTGTATTATGGACATGAAAGAGTTTGGTATAAATCCAAATATGGTATTAATGAAACAGACAATAAAAATAAAGGGTAAGATTAAATTCGACCCTATAAATAGGACAACCAAGCATCATAAACAAGGTAGTTGGAAAAAACTAGCTATGGTTATTTTTGACGGAGATTTATCCGAATACTATGCATGGTTTCTTAAAAAGAGATATAACTTAACACTTAATAAACCACTTCGAAATTCACACATAACATTCATTAATGATAGAGAATCTGATATGAATGGTAAGTGGGGAGAAATGAAAGAAAAATACCAATCTAAAGAGATAGAGATTGTATTAAGTATTGACCCTATAACACACTCAAGAAGTTCTGGTCATTGGTGGCTTAACATACCAGAAGAAGATAGATGTGAATTACACAACTTAAGAGGTGAGTTAGGACTTAGTAGACCATATTGGGGACTTCACATGAGCTTGGGATATGCAAATGATAATAACCTGGCACATTCAAAGTATATTCACAAACTTATAAGTAAATATGGCTATTAATTATCTTCATAAAAACGGGTTATCATAATCCGATAATGCTTTAAAGTTGTCGTGAATTTTTTTACATTCGGTTAAGAAGTTCGTAACATCTTCAGGACCTAAAACAAACCACTCTCCCTCTAGTCTTTTTGATTTATATTTTCTATGTAATGTCCTTTCTATTTTACTATGAAAGTCTGATTCAAATACAGACACTATATCAATAGGTATTGAATTCCCCGTTTGTAAGGATTTAACCCTTTTTGAAACTTCACCGCTGGTGATTCCTATTTTATAATGACCATCATCTAGGTTGGCTAACAAATAAACTTTCTTCATATTTAAAAATACAGTTTTTAGTTGAATTTGTAAATAATTAACATTATATTTGTGTAAAATAAAGTATTATGAGTAGACCATTTAACCAAAAAGCGTATGATGCTTTCGATTTAAAAAATAAAGAAGCTCTAGTTGAATTGATGAAAGAAAAAGATTATACCTTAGTCGGGGATATTAATGAAGAACACTATAAAAAATATGACGTTAAATTTAGTAAAGGTAATGATGAAATCTCATTTGAAAATGAGACAAGGGTTAATTTCAATTCTATAAGAGATTTTTTTAATACGATTCACATACCAGCCAGAAAAAAGAATACTGAAGCTAATTATTATGTTGTCTGGAAACCAGATATGAATGAATTCTTTTTAATACCAAATAACGTAATCAAAGATTGTGCTAAGGATTTAATTGAAATTGTTTGTAATGAATTTGATGAAGATAAAAAATATTTAGACTCTTTTATAGATATCCCAAAAGAAAGGGCAACTCACTTTACCAAGATTAATGGTAAATGGAAAAATAAATGACTTAATTGTTAGGTAGTTAAAAATAATTAAAAAACTTGACAATTCTAAGTTTTTTGTTATGTTTGAGCATATATATATAGAAGAATGAGAACTAATGAAAGAAAGTGAATGGGATTTATTGCTGTTAGAAGCAACCCAAGAAATTACGGTTATAAAGCGTAGAGCTAAGTCCATAAAGAAAATAAAAAGGAAATCTAATTTAAAGTCTAAGATAACTAAATGGTGGCCAAATAAATTAGATGCGGTAAATAATCATACTTAATATAAGAATTCTTATATTAAGTTCTTTTTAATTTGTTATAATATTTATATATGAATGAAATTATCTAATCTATATAAGGACATATTAAAAGAAGAATACGAGGATGGTAAATTATATGGCTACCACGTAACAAGTTCGAATAATTTAGAAACAATTAACAATAATGGCTTTAAAGTAGGTCATAGGTCTATGCAAGGTAAAGGTGTTTATTCATTTTACGATTTGTATGATGCAATACGTTACGCTAACAAGGGTGAAGTCTCAAGTCCAGTAATAGTTAAGTTCAAAATAACCAATCCACATTCCTTAATGATTATCAAGACCGATATAGCTAAAGAAGTATTTGGTTCAGACTATCATATTGTAGACCAAATAAGTAGAAAGTATTGGAACGGTGAAAGGGGTGTGGAAGGTTTCTTATTGGGAGCTCAAAAAGTATATAAACAAGATTACACTATGGAGGCACTAATAGCGGAACTTAATGAAATCGAAACCAATAATACAGAAAGTAACCAAAGAATCTTTTGGTCTTATATGATGCCTAAGACAGAATCCGATAGATTAAATCTCTTACATAATGGTAATTATGGTATAGAATATAGAATCAATTATACAAACCTAATGTACCCAATGGGTTATTATTCTCTTAATTCAGAACGTAATTTTAGTGATTATAATGAATTTGAAAAGGATAATGAAATCCCACCTGGTGAAGAATATGATGATTTAAGAAGAGCTAAGGGTAATTTAGATTTACACACACTTAAGGTAAAATTAGAAGCTCAACAATATAAAGTAAGAAATAATCGTGACTATGATTTATTAAGTAAACTAATAAGTCAAATAACAGACTTAACGGGATATTAATAAGATGAAATCACTAATCAAAAAATTACTTAAAGAAGCTCTAGAACCAAACACAATAGGTATTGGTTATTTAAGAGGAATATTAAAGAATACAACTAATAAGACAGCTCAAAAGTATTTGAATAGTTGGATAAGTAAGGGGACTGACATAATTAAATTATCACCAAAACAATACGCAATGCTTAAGGTAATTGAAAAAGGTGGACCTAGTTCTAAATTTTACGACTCAAAAAATTAAATAACGCACACTAAAAAATAGTATATACCATTTATACTGTTTTTTTATCGTAAATGTTTATATTTATATATATGAAACTTTCTAGTATATATCAGAATATAATAAATGAAAATTTTAAGACTCAAACAAAGCGTTTTATAGGTCAAGGATTTGAAGCGGATATCGTTAAAAGTTATATAGATAAATTCAAACATATTAGTAAGAATAAATACAAAGAAGCTAAAAGTGAATTACAAGGTGTTAATGTACCACTAGAACGTAGATTTGATATTGACGCTTATAAGAGTTTTCGAGAATTGGAAATACTTGTTGATTATGTTGGTGGTCAAAGGTCTGTTGCTACTAATATGAAGAGTAATATTGAAGTAAGTGGTGAAGCGGTATATAAAGATAATGGTATAGAAGTTTTCTACGCTGACAATCCAAGGGCATGTGTTAAATATAAGGGCAATATACCGTATAGTTGGTGTGTTTCTAGGTCCGATTCATCTAATATGTTCTACACATATAGATTCAAACCATATGAACCAGCATTCTATTTTGTTAAAGATTTAAAAGCTACCGAAAAAGAGTTTAAGGTGTGGAATATAGGTAAAAATATATTCAAGGGGTCATTTTCAAACCCATATCACTTTTTTGTTATACAAGTACCAAAAAATCTAAACCCAGAAGATAATGAAACTCCACAATATATTGTAACATCAGCTAATAATGACGGTGATAAACAAATGAGCTGGAATGATATCATTAAAACAAACCCAGAGTTAAAATCGATAAAAGAGGTTTTAAAACCTAAACCATTTACGCCAGATGAAAGAAATCAACACCAGAGGTTTAAAAATGGTATTAGTGATAGTGAATTTATCAAACTATCATACGAAGATAAAAGAAATTATTTAGACATATACCCAACAATTGGTAAAGCAATAACACCTGAACAATTAAAGTCTCTTCCAGATGATTTACTTAACCTATATGTTTCTTTTGGTATTGGTTTAGATAATGACCAACACGAATACGTGTCCACAGAAAAAAGAAAAGCTTTCAGAAGATATACTCAGATTACTAAACGTAAATTTGATGAGTATATTAAAAATGATAGTTATAGTCGCTCACAACTAAAATTAAACTGGAGCGAGTTAACATCTTTACCAGACGATAATGTTGGTGAGTATTTAAAAACTTTAACAACTTCCGATATTAATAACTTTGTACAAAATAATGGGTGGGAATCAATGGAGCTAATCAAGAAGCATTTTCCAGAAAAATTTGATAAAGAGGATGTTGATATTGTCCCATTAATTACAAACGCAAACACTAGTATAGAAGCTGAAGAAAAATTAAACGCTCTAACCCCAGAATCAGTAGAGGTTAGAGCCAATAGCCATTATATAGAATTTGATATAAGTGGGATGGTTGATGATTTTTACGATAATTTAGGTATCACTTGGGAAATTTCGGGATTACACGATAAAATTTATTATGGTGACTATGATTATGAGTTACATTACGGAGCAGACTATTTCGATGGATATGAAGAAGGTTTAGATATAGAATTGAAAAGTAGAATTGATGAAATCGTTAGAAGTAATTTGGAATTAAAAGATGATTTTATTAACTCAGGTTTAGAGTTTAACTTTACCACTATTAAGGAGTTATTAGAAACTTATGACGTATTAGATGACATAGCTAATGAAATATCAACTGAGTTTGGTGAAGCTGAAAATAGAGGAGTTGCGAAAGAAGGTGAGAAAATTGGTAATAAAATGGGTAAAATAATGAATGTTGATGCATCTCAAAATGAGATTAGTATTCACCCAAGAGCGTTAATAATGTATATTCATGGTAATGAATTCTTCACTACAGACCCAGATGATTTTAAAGATAATATAACAAACCTTTTAAATGAACTTTACTCAGACTATGATTTTCCAGAAAATACAGACGATTTTTTTGAGTGGACTAGAGATGCTGGTTATGGGGCCGAAGATATTGACGAAGATTACTTAAACAGAACCATAATATCCAAGATTGAATACGCATTAAATGAATACCTTAAGGCATCATATGAAGGGGAAGAAGACGATACTAACATAGCGAAACTTAAATCTGAAATCATATCACACCTTAACGATACCCTAGTTAAATTAGGTGAGAGTCCAAACGCAAAAGTAATACAAAATGATGTTGCTAGAATTTTTATAGATAGAGATAAATTTAAATTAAATGGTCAAGTCTATATCACGTTAACAACTAGCGATGGTAAAAGTCAAGAGGGGTATGTTAATATTAATGACATACCAACCTACTTCACTAACTATAAGCTATTTGAAGCGATACAAAGGTTCAATTCATTAATACCACGCTAATCAAATATTAACATTCTCTAAAATAATCATTAAAAAACTTGCGTAAGTTAAATAAAGGTTATATATTATGTAATATAGACATAAAGTCAGGTTAAAACTGACCTAAACTATGTTAAAAGTATATTATAATGCGCTAAAACAAATAATATTATTTATTTGATTTGGGATATTATTTTTAATGTCAAATTGACATAGTATAAAGACTTGGTTTATCTTTTGATACACACCTAAGTATAACAACAAAATAAAAGAATATAGTATGGGCAAAGATTTTGATGAATTATTTAATAACTTCTTTAACAACGAAGGAGATAACAACGAAGGTAATAAAGATAAAAAATCAAGAAACTTAATTGATAGACTTAATAACTTTGAGGATGAAAACTTTCCTGGGTTTAATCCACATGAAAATGAGTTAGGTGAACCAGATAAAGTTGAGACCTATAAAGATAAGGGGTACACCTTTAAAAGGAGTACTTGGGAACTTGAGTCTGGCTCTATAGTAAAGATGGAAATGATATCCGCACCAATGGATATAGGGGTAAATCCAAGAGTAAAGAAAAAACTAACCCTTGATGCTAAGTTAGAAATAGCTTTAGAAGATGAGGATTATGAGGAAGCAATAAGGATAAGAGATAAAATAAATAAAAAAGATAAGAAATGAGAAACTTTTTTGAAACAGAGACATTCAAATGGATTGGTATGACCCTATTAACAAGTATTATTGTTATAGGACACTTTATTACAAAATAAAAGTATTATAAATAATAAATAAAACTTTACATTTAAATGAATAGATAGTATATTTGCGATATGAAGAACACACTTATGATAGATTTAGATACTGAAAGAGAAGACTCAATCAGAATCACAAAACCAGAGGACATTGTTAAGGGAATCAACGATGAGGATACAGCAAAGAAAATGGTATTAAATGATATGACTACTATATGCAATGCATTAGGTACCCTAATCCAATTAGGGGAAGATAGCGGATACTTTAATGGTCAAGTATCCGCAAAACTGTGTATAGATTATTTGGAAGAGAATTTTATGCAAGTTAAAGTTAACGAAGACACAGAGGAAAAACTACCTAAATAGGTGAAAAAATTAAATATGAGGCAGTTATTAATATTCCTATTACCAATTATATTATTTATTGGTAACGTACAAGCTGGTACTTTCATTACAACCATTTCTGGTGATTGGGAAACTGGTGGTACTTGGACTAACGGAATAATTTGGCCAGTAACCAACCCAACTAATAATAGTGATAATATTACCATATCACACAATGTAACTCTAACTGGAAACATAAGTGTTAAGGGTGGTACTGTTCTAACAGTCGATGTCGGGGATACACTTACCATTAATGGTGATGTAACATTTCAAAATAACTCAAATGTGAACATTAATGGGGTGTTGGTAATTAATGGTGATGTAACAAATAATAATAATTCGGATGAGGTTGTAATAAACGGTCTAATAATCATTAATGGTGATTTTTGGGGTGGTAATGGAAGTGACATTGTTGGTGCTGGTGGAATGAATATCACAGGGACAGTAACTACAGATGGTACAGGTGCAGTATTTGGTAGTGAATTAGATTGTGTAATACCTGGCACATGTAATAGTTCATATAACTCACCGTTACCAATCGAATTAATTAATTGGTATGGTCACAATAAAAATGATATAAATCACCTATCTTGGGTAACTATTTCTGAAATTAATAACTCTCATTTCTTAATTGAAAGAAGTGTTGATGTTATAAGTTGGCAAATTATTACTGAAATTAGTGGTGCTGGTACTTCAACCTCACCAATATTTTATGAATATAAAGATAGTGATTATGAAAATACTATTAATTATTATAGGTTAATGCAGATTGATTTTAATGGTGAAAGTGAAACATTTAATATATTAGTTATAGATAATTCCTTAAAGTCACCACTTAAAATAATTAAGACTATAAATTTAATGGGCCAAGAAGTAAATAAAAATTACAATGGACTTAGAGTTTTAATGTATGAAGATGGTTCTAGAAAAATAATTCAACCCTTATTAATAAAATAGAATGTTAGGCATTTCCATAGTATTTATTATTATGGAAATGCTTAACATTATAATACTATCATTTATTCCAGCAGCACTTTATGCTTTTATTATTTATATTAGTGTACCTTATAAAACCATAAAACTAAAAACTGGATTAACCTATTTAATCGGTGGATTTATATCTGTTGGTATATTACTTTACTTCTTTCAATTATTCCCTTGGTGGACCAATTTATCTGATTATATTGTCAGTAAATACCAATACCCCCTTCATTATTTACATATAGAAAACTTTATACAAGTTGGCCTAATTGAGGAACTATCCAAATTAATTACATTCTTTATTATTGAATGGTATATAAGAAGTAAAGGTGATATAGAAGCACATCCACTAGCAACAATGTTTTACGTTGGGATGGTGTCGCTAGGTTTTGCTATGATAGAAAACGTATCATATGGTATTAATTCGACAACACCATTAGATACGATAATGTGGCGTTCAATAACTGCCGTTATAGGTCACATGGTCTTTGGTATGTTTATGGGTTACTGGATATCTCTTGGTAGGGTTGGTACAAGACTTAAAAATAGGTCAATAGTTGATATTATAATACTTAAGAATAATAAGTTAAGGAGAAGAGTATTCATACTTATAGGTCTATTAGCGGCCACAATACTTCATGGTTTATATGATTTACATATAAGTATCACTGGTATAAGTGGTATTACAACACTTTATATGCTTTTAATTATATCTGTGTTAGGTGTGTTTTGGTGTTTTAAAAACTTAACGAAATTACATAATAATAAATTATATAAAAAGTTTGATAATTAACTTTAAAATTAGTATATTTGTAATATGACTGAGTTCCAATTAATATCTACACACCCAATTAAAAAATCAGATTTAGGGTTTCATGGTAATTTGTTTGGGGGTAAACTATTAGCGTGGTTGGATGCTGCTGGTGCATCTTTTGCAACGCAAGTATGTGACACACCAAGAATGGTTACTATAAAAATAGATGAATGTTTATTTAAAAAAGCTTCTAAAGAGGGTCAACTACTAAAAATATATGGTAAAGTTTTTGAGATTGGTAACACTTCAGTAACTCTATTAATAGAATGTAGAGCCCATAATGTTTATACTGGTAGACAAACAGCAGTCTTAACCACAAACATAAAGTTTGTGAGGGTGGATGAGAACGGAGATGCAATACCCATATCAGATAGGGTAAGAGATAAATATAAATGAAAGTATAGTTGAGATTAAATATAATCACACCTCACGGTTAATCCACTTTTCTCTTTGGTCTTTTAATGTATATTCTACGATGTCATTTTTACCACAATGTGGGCAGTTAAGTCTATCTAATTCAACGGCCTCATTTATTTTCCACTCTCCCTTACATTCAGAATTAGAACATTTATAGATATAGGTGTGGCGTATAAATACTTTATGAGACATAATTTACTAGTTTATAAAAATAAATATAAAATAATTAGGAATAATCAAATATATATAGTATATTTGTAATTAATAAGATGAGTATAGAAGATAAAATATTTCGTATAGGGTTATTATTTGGGTTTGTTATAGGTATAATAGTAACAGTATCTATAAATTATATTTTTTTTTAAATAAAGCCGATGATAATAAAAAAGACAAATAACACACCTAAAGTTATATTCGATAAAGAAAATCGTGAATTAAGTTTCGATGGGGCAACATACCCCGATGACGCTGATTCATTTTTTATACCAATTATAAGTTACCTACATAATTACCTTAAAGAGTTAAAAGGAAATGAGGTTATAGTTAAATGTAAATTTACATTATTGAATTCATCATCAGCTCAATACATGTTCTCATTATTTGATAAACTTAATACTAATGGTAATGTAAGTATTAATTGGTACTATGAGGAAGATGATGAGTGTATGTTTGAAGAGGGAGTAATGTATAAAGATGGGTTTAGTAATCTTAATTTTAATCTTATAGGGGTTGATGATTTTGATTTTTAAAAAGAATATAGATATGAAAATAATTTATTTAAGTTTAACGGTAATGCTATTTTTTGCTATTCACAAATATTCTGATTTGAAAATAGCTTACGTAAAAGCCGAATCAGAAAAGTTAGAATTTTGTGAGAAATATCACAAGGAAAAAGATTTGAACCAAGAGCTTAATTATGAGCTCCTAATGCAAGATACTGTAATTGACTTCTTAAACGAAGATAATCAGATATTATCATCTTACTTAGCAGAAATGGAGAACTAATCTAAAACAAAAACCAAAACAAAGAATTATGATTGAGGTAGTAATATTTAGCTGGTGTTTAGCAGTATTTGTAATATCTTATATTTTTGTCAAAGACTGGGTGGACAGATAAAATAAAATAGTTATGTATTGGATAAAGAGAAAAAAAAGTCAAATTAAAAATGTAATCAAATGGTTACCTACTATATGGAATCAGTTTGATTTTGATTATAACTACTCTATTGATGTTTTTAAATTTCAATTAGAGAAACAAGCAGAGTATCTTGAGTCGGAGAAAGCACGTACTATGGATGCTAAAGATAATGCAAAGAGAATCAGAACAACCCTTAAATTAATGAAGAAGGTATATGATGAAGATTACGCCATAGAATACATCGATAAGATGGAGGAACTATATGGTGAAGACCTAATGGAACATGAACTTATAGATACTGGAAGAGGAGATGGTACTTCATATTATCAGAAAAAGTATGAACGTACAGAAACACCAGAGCGCATTAAAGAAATAAGCGATATGAGTAATAAGCTATGGTCCGAATCAAATCTTAAACAAGAAAAAGCCCACAGAATATTGTGGTTAATGGTTGAAAGAAATATACAAAGATGGTGGGACTAAAACATATAAGATGATAAAGATTGTATTTGAAGAAAACGTACCTGTTGGTGAGGTATTAATCAACCTTTTAGATGAAAAAATATGTTGTTGGGAGAAATATAAATGTAACTGGACTTTCAGTACTTTAGATAGTTTTAACAATCGTATTAATCAAATAGAAATGGACCAAGAAAATAAAGATAAGGTATTAGTGATAGTAAATGATAGTAGTAAACACCCATATACAATGAGGAGTTCTATTAGAATATACTCAAAAGATTATTTAAAACTAAAACAAATAAGATGAATAAAGAAAAAATAATTACTATTATAGATAAAGAAGATATTCCTTCTTTACGCTTTCCATCGGAACCTATTAAAAGAACGGAAAAACAAATAAAATTACTAAAACATAAATTTTCAAGGTCTATGATATTAGGAAATATTCATCGTGTTAAAATGAAAATTACATTTGAAGACGATGAATGCACCAAGCAAGTGCGAACCACTATTTGGGCTGTTGGAGATAAAAATATTGTTTTAAAGAAGGGTATAGTCATTCCCATACATCGCATTATAGATATCACATAATAAATTAAATAAATAAATAAGATGGATAAAGTTATAGAAATAGATGGTAAGAAGTATAAGTTATTACCAATAGATAGTGAAGGTACGGATACCTATGGAGAAGAAGTTGATAACCCAGATATTGTTACATTCTATTTAGGGTGTGATAGTGACTGTGGATACTTTGAATTCAATATATTAATAGACCAGTTTAATCAAGGAGAAATACTGAAAGACACTAGTTCGGTAACGTATTATCCAAATGGTGTGTGGCTAAAAAATGAATCAAACTATTCTGAATCTTGGGATAGCCACTCTTTTTTAAAAGATATATTAGATGACCCATTAAATAAACATGTCATTGAAGTTAAAGAACAAATATTATCGGATGGTAAAGCAAATTATAATGACCTAGTTAACTTGTTAATCCAAGTTAGAAAAAGAGGTTGGATTTAAATAAATCGACATCAAAGATTCAATAGTATATAAACTTAAATACTAAACATCATAATGACAAGACCAGTTAATATTATAGTAGCACAAGCTACCGATACAAGAGTAATAGGTAAAGAAGGTAAAATGCCATGGCACCTACCATCTGATTTGAAATACTTCAAGGCTAGGACTGAGAATCAAATTGTAATAATGGGTAGGAAGACTTATGAATCAATAGGTAAACCTTTACCAAATAGAATCAACATTGTTATTAGTAATAATAAAGAGTTCAAGATAAAGATATCTAAAGACCCAAACCCTAATATAGCTGAGATATGGGTTGTTCCAGATTACGAGACAGCATTAAAGATGGCTAGTCCATTTATGGATAGAGAGATATTTGTTATTGGTGGTGGTCAAGTATACGAGAAAGCAATGAAAGGACCTATCCAATATCTGTACGTTACTTGGGTTAGTAATAAAATGGGTGGTCTTATTAAAGGTGATATATTCTTTCCAGATATAGATTATGATATATTTAAAGCTATTGATACTTACGATAATACGAATGATAAGGAATACGATTTAACTTTTATAACATACACACAAGATGGAGATAATAAAACAAATAACGACTAAGAATATAGCCTTCAGCGTAATTGATAGTTGTGAGACTATGGAACAATGTAATTCAGCAGAGAATTATGCGTACCTTTACTTCAATAAGTTCGAAGATATGATTGGTCTTGAAGAATTAAAAAGACACTTAAAAGAACATAAGTTAATTCTATTAAACCACAATAAATAGAAATTTAATTTGGTTTCTACTTTATTTTTAGGTATATTTAAGTATATTTATTAGATAATGACCAAAAGAATAAAAAAGGTAACTACTGCAAAAAGGAAAACTACACCTAAAAAAGTAGCCACTAAGAAAACTCCAACTAAAAAAACCTTATCTAATAAATCCACAACCACTTCAAAACCAATAAATAATAAGAAAAAGACTACAAAAAAACGCATTCCATCTGCTAAAAAAGTTGGATTAACTAATAAAAAAAAGATTGTAAAAGCTAAGAGAACGGCTCGTGAATATATAAGGGTAAGTGAGAAGTCCAAGAAGAGTAAGTTTAATGAGATGGGTGAAAAAGTGCAGAGGGGTGAGGTAAAATGGGCTTATTATGCAATTGATGGTAATATAGGTTACCACCATTATTTAATTATAAAATAAGTATGAGTAGAGAAGATATTATAAAAAAATTAGATGAGATTTTTGCTAATAATAAAGCAAAAAGTTTCCTTAACCACTTAATTAGGTCTTATGTACCAAACAATAATGTAGATAAAATATTTATCAAACCAAAGGGTGATTTTAAATGCGTTCTTACTAATGATAAATTAATTTCAGTTAATGAAATTCTTGAAGGTGTTACTACTGATGAGTTCAAGGATGATGTGTTTAGGTATCTTCATGTTATGCTTAGTCCAGAAGAGAAAGCATCTACACCTATTCAGAACTTAATGAAGGGTAAAGACATAGCCATTCAAGGTGAGAATACTGATACCTTTATGTCGTTAGAAACTTATAAGGTTTTTTATGATTGGGTTATAACTAAATTATTAAGTGGTGATAAACACATATCATGGCTTATGGGTAATATTGATAGAAGTCAGTTTACGAATAGTGTTAAGGGCATTAATAACCCAACAACTCAAAAAGCTATTAATAAGCAAGATAAAAAGGATATGGATAATCGAGCTACATATAGTCTTGGGGACATGAGTGTTCTACAAGCATTAAAAGCTAAAATGGAAGGTAAGTAAACCGAAACACCATGAGTAAAACCACAGAAAAATTGAAAGAAATGTATTTAGAATTAGTTGTAATTAATTTTAATCTAGATGACCCTTATTATTATTGTAATGATGATACTAAAAGAGATTTGAATAAAGTATTAATCCAAATGGAAGAGATATTTAATGAAGAAGATGAACAGTAAATTAACAAAGTGGGATAAGTCATGGATTGAATCCTTGATAATACTTAAGGAATGTGGTGTTGAGGTTGTATAGATAAATATAAATAAATAAATAAAGTTAAATATGAGTAATTTAAAATCAGTAATCACAGTTGGTATGGCAAACGAAGGTGAGATGAACATAAAAGTAGATGTAATTAAGGGTTGGGAGCCTAAGAAGATATCCTATATGGGTGGTTCAGTATTTTTTGAAGTTGACGGTTCATTCGTTTCAATGAAGAGGTTAGAGTTTACTGAAATCTTTGGGAATAGATACCTGTAAACTACCCAACTATTATTGTACTTTATAAAATAATTGGTTAATTATTTGGTAATGTGGATTATTTGTTCTATCTTTGTATCGAACAAATAAAAAAAAATATTATGAATTGGTTTAAAAGTATAAGTGATGGTAGAGGTGGTTTCGACTCCTACAATTGGAATGTTGGTGATATGGGAATGGGTTTTGCTATTGGTGCATTACAAAATATCGCCACGGTATTACTATTCTCAATGTTATTACCAATATTTAATTTAATATTCTACCCAATTCAAAATGACCAGGATAAGTTAGGTGGTGTAATAACTACAATATTAGCTAATATATATATTGTATTAGATTTTTCACAAGGGTGGATTTTAGATTTTGCCTTCACTGATTCTGGAGATGAAAACCTACTTAAGGCTCAAAGTGTATTCTTGATATTTAATCTAGCTTTAGTGCCAATTAACATAATAATATTCTTTTTTAATGGTTTTGTGTCAAAGTTACCACCACCTATATTTTACGTGGTATGTATTACAACAACTTACTTTATCTGGTACCCATTAATGTCGGTAATTGTAAGTCAATTCTATGCGGCATAAAAAATATAAAAATATAAAAATTAAAGATTTCTTGATTAACTAAAGTATTAATAGTATATTTGTAGTATGAGTATTTTAAAATTTAAATTAAAAAAAACCCACCTAGATTTATTAAAACACGTAGAGTGGAAAGAAGTGACCGATACTAAAGATATTGTTACAAACGGTAACTCCTCACCTTTTGGTGGTCTTGACCACTATGAGGATATGGGGGTGATACTATTCGGTATGCCAGAAGACTTCGACCCATTTGAGGGTAACCCATTTTTGTGGACTCCTGAACAGAAAGTGGAGATGGATGAATTATTAACTGAATTGCCATTAGCTTTAGAGATAGTACTTAGTACACAGACATTTACCCCTGGGAATTACAAAACACGTTATCACAACCGAGAGTGGAAAAAAATTAAATAATAATATGTTAGATTTCGAGATAGTATGTGATGGTTGTATTCAAGGCGATAGAACACATCAAAAGTTAATTTACGAGAAGTTTTATTCATCTGTATATAGAATTTGTATAAAGTATTCTAAATCAAAACAACAGACAGAAGACCTAACCCAAGATATATTCATAAAGTTATTCGCTAATATAAAAAAATTCAAAGGTTCTACTTATAACGAATTTAGTGGTTGGGCTAATAAATTATCTAATAATCACTGTATTGATGTTTTTAGGAAAAAAAAGATAGTAACCATTAGTGGTTCTGGTAGTTATAATGATGGTTTAAATATAGAGAATATTAGTGAAAATTACGATGAACATTTTAACGAAAATCTATATGATTTAGACGATATTATTGTTGCGGTACAAGGGTTAAGTCCAAGATATAAAATGGTATTTAACATGTATGTCATGGATGGACTTACTCATCATGAGATTTCCGATAAATTAGATATATCTGTCGGGTCTTCAAAATCAAATCTATTTAAGGCTAAGATTAAGTTAAGAGAAATATTAAGAAATATTAAGAAATAATAAGGTTGTGAGTTAAAATATATTATAGTATATTTGTAAAATAATAACGTTTTTATATAAAACAAGAATATGAAATTTAAAAAATTAACAGATAAAGAGATTAACAAGATAACCGAAATTTATACGGATAAAACAATATCTTGGGATGATAAAGAAAAAGCATTAAGTGATTATACTGGTGTTTCGTCTAGAACAGCAAGACGTTGGTGTGAAGATTTAGGACTTACAAAACCAACTGAAATTATATCACCTCAATACGAGGAAGCAAAGAAAAAGAAGTTAGATAAGAAATCAAAAGTACTTATTATTGGTTGGGCTCAAAACGATACGCCAGTACATGAGGGTCTTATGGACCAAATGGAGGCTTACGCTAAGTTCCATGATGCTAGTATCCATATTATTGCTGGTAGGTATAAGAACCCCACATCAATACATAGTGCTGAAGCAGATACATGGGCCAATAGAGTAATGCCCTACTTAGATGCCAATCGACACGATGTACACAAGTACATGTCTATTATGTCTGATGTAAAGATACAACCTACAGCTGTTCATCCATTATCTGGTATGAGAAGTATGTCCAAAGGTAATTCGTGTATCTATGGTCATCCAAAGGTTCATATGGAATCAATTCCAGTACTTGAAGGGCATGAACCAAAGATTATGCTTACAACTGGCGCAGTAACGGTAGATAATTATACTGATTCAAAGGCTGGTAAGAAAGGTGAGTTCTATCACACACTTGGGTTTGTTGTTGTTGAGATAAAGGATAAAGATAGATTCTTCGTTAGACAAGTAACAGCTACTGATGATGGTAGTTTTAATGACCTTTACTATAACGTTAAGGGCGGTAAGGTTAAGAAGAATAAGACAGTTGATAGTGCTGTATTAGGTGACATACATTACGGTCATCATGACCAACCAGTACTTGATACAACATTCAATATATTACTAAAAAAATTAAAACCAAATAACCTTGTATTACATGATGTGTTCGATGGTCATTCGATATCTCACCATGAGGTTAAGAACCCATTTTCTCAATATAAAAAAGAGATGGATGGTAGTAATTCACTTAAGAAAGAAATAGATAACCTATTAGAATGGTTTGAATCACTTAAGAAGATGAACTTTAATAATATTATAGTAGCTAGAGCTAATCATGATGATTTTATTGATAGGTGGCTCGTTGATACTGATTGGAGAAAAACAGTTACACCGAAGAATTCGCTAGAGTATATGGAGTATTCATTAGCCATCCTTAAAGGTGATGCTAATAACGGTATAATTCCTTGGATACTACATAATCACTCACCAAAGGTAATGGCATTTGGTAGAAATGATAGTCATACATCACTAGGTTGGGAATTAGCTCAACACGGAGATAGAGGTACAAACGGTTCTAGAGGTTCATTGGTTCAATTCCATAACTTAGCTACTAAGATTATAGTTGGTCACTATCACTCCCCAGGTAGAAAGGATGGTGCATTAGCAGTAGGTACATCAACCTTACTTAGACTACCTTATAACATTGGCCCTAGTAGTTGGATGCATGCACACGTAATAACACATCACGATGGTAAAGCACAACATGTATTCTTCCATCCAAATAAAGATGGTGTATCAGAATACACAACATTCAAATAAAACTATTAAACCAAAACAAAGATGAAGATAAGCATACATAAAATATCATGTCAATTTTATATAACACCATTTGTTAAAGTAACATATGATAAGGTACTTAACGGTGATTACGAATTGATAATAGGATGGTTCAATATTGGACTATCAATATCATATAAACCAAAACAAAGAAGATGAGTAAAGAAACACAACCACATTGGTATAAGATAAAAGGGATATGGTATCATTGTATCACCACAGAAAATGGAGATAGATATGTTAACGGAGAAAAACAAAACGTAGATGATTACTCATTTACACGAGTTTCTGTTGAAGAGAGACAAAGAGAGCGTAGTGATAAGTACGATTACTTAATTGGGGATGATGATGACATAAAAATAAACCAAAACAAAGATGAGAATTGAATGGTTAATTAATAAAACATACCAAGTTACTGATGGTTCTACCGTATGGTTTCAAGGTAGTTTATCAGATTGTAAGTCATATTTAAACCAAAACGAAGATGATTAAGAAAATATTAAAAAGATTTGGATATGTAAAACAAACCTCTTATAGGTTTTATATAAAAGATACTAATTGGATTCAAATAGTAGTATCACCAAAAGGAATATATAACAAAACAGTAGAGGGACATACACTACCAATAAGTGAACTTGCCATCTATGAAGGTGAATGTTTAAAACTAGAAGATACATATAACCCAGACAGAACTAAAGAAAGAGATTTACTTCACTGGTATAATATGGGGGATTGAGAACTAATATAAATAAGAAGATGAAAAATGAATTAATAGAATTCCTTGATTGGTTATCAGAAGAAGGTATTTGTAGATGGTACTCCATAGAAAAAGAATATGGTGGTGAAGGA